TCTTGGACCTGTTTCACCTCTTGGACCTGTTTCACCTCTTGGACCTGTTTCACCTCTTGGACCTGTTTCACCTCTTGGACCTGTTTCACCTCTTGGACCTGTTTCACCTCTTGGGCCTGTTTCACCTACTGGACCTGTTTCACCCTTTGACCCAATGGAACCATTCTCTTCTTTTTCTAATTGCGAAACATTGATAGAAACTTCATTTTCTTTGTCAATGTTTCTTAAAATATTTGTAGTAATTTCTTTTACAAACTCCTCTTTAGAAAGCGGCTCTGGTCCAGAGTCTACTAAGGAAGAGCAACCAGTAAATTGTAAAATAGCAATATTTAGAATAAAAGAACAAACAGCATTGTTTTTCATAATTTAAACCTTTCAAAAGCAGTTAAAGATAAAATATCAAATTAATCTTTTTTGTATAAGTGAGCTATGGTTTGATGTAATCAATCCTTTTATTAACCAGATATGATTGTTAATAATATTACTAAAAACATACGAATATAAAACAACATCAGATATTCTACTTTCAAAATTTTCTTTTTTTGAAAACTCAAATCCTATCCAATAAGCTCTAGTACTTTTTCCATGACGAAGATGATTTCTGCAATCAAACGTACTGGGTGTTTCCTTGATTAAGATTAAGTCTTTATCAAATAACTCTATGTCATGAAGCACTAACTCTTCGAACTTTTTAAAAAGATCAGAGTATACTATTCGTTCCCAATTAATTTGAGACACCCGTTCTTCAACATGAAAACAGCAAGTTACACACTTTTCAGAATCTTTATGAGGTTTATTACTTCCTACATGCCATTCAAGGTGAATTGCTTTACCAATCTTTTCTTTATATTTTTCTAAGAAAGTACCTGTATTATTATATCTTACAAATACTCCCGCACTACATTTTCCTAATACTAACTTTTTACTTTCCTCAATTAATAAACTAATATTGTTAGTTTTTTCTACCAACGTCATATCAAAACCTTTCAAAAGCTGTTAAAGATAAAATATCAATATCCTCTTATGTCGTTATACGCATCTATTCCATATAACATCCCAGTTTCCATAGCTATTTCGTTTCTCCACATGTTATCAAAATCTTCATCAGACATCTCTACTCTTTCTTGATCTTCACTCTTGCTAGGGTGATAAATACATTCACAAACATCATCCCAAGGTACTACTCCACTCTTCTCATAATTATCCTTCAACGTATTCGCATACCAAAACGTATGTGTATTTAAAACGTCTTCTCCATTCTTATCTCTAACTAACGATATCAATCTATCTAATCTTACGCTATGACTAAGCCCAGGACCAAAAAGCCTAGGATTGTTATAATAACCTTCTTTAAGCTCTATCATCAACTTCTTATTCTTTTCTTCATTAACTTGACTAGAAGAATCACCATACGGTGCAAAAACTAAAAATGCAATATGCTTTCTCATAATGTTGACCCTCATATGTCATAATGTGTATACAACTTTTGCAAGTCGCTTTGTAATCTATGATATCCTGTTTCATCAGCAACATCCATAAATAATTTAATCATTCCTACTACAGCATGATCATCAGAACATATTTCATCAAAGCCATCATTATAACAGTTCTTTACAATTTGCTGAATTATGTCAATCAAAAGTTCTTTAGACACATCTACATGTTCTGAATTAACATACATGCCCAAAGCTCTATTGCCTGTTTCATTTTCATATCTCATATTAAGCCTTTCAAAAGCTGTTAAAAATAAAATTATTATTTCCTTCTCCACACTTATATTATACAATATATTATAAATTATTTACACGTGAATTACCAACTTTCTCTTTGAAGCTCTAAAGCTATTAGAACTTAAAAGTAATAAGTCCTTGAAGACTTTTTCGATTTGCTTTTAAATTAAATCTAATACTGTCTTTAACACTAACATTAAGCTTTCTGTTCATTTTATTTGAATTATATAAGCAAGTTTTTGTTTTATTTTCATTTAAAAAATATTTGTTCTCATAAACATTTTTTATAAAATTATTACACTCCAAAGAAAATGCTACGCTAGTAATAATTGTTATTAACCCAGTAAATAAAAAAACACTACTAACAACTTTTTTCTTTTCACCATTACGATAAATAATAGAATTAACTTCTTGATTGCTGCTTATATCTTCTTTAGCTTTTTTTAATAAAACTAAACCGCTAATAGTAAAAGTAATTCCTGCGACTATAAGCAAAGAGTATATAACGTTATTTTCAAATAAAACATCAGAATACTCTTTTTTTAAACTTTTACTATAATCTTTACTACTATTTCCTAGATAATACTTTTTTAAGTCACTCAATGTAGTTCGTAGTCTGCTAATCTTTTTGCTACTAATCTTTTTGCTACTAATCTTTTTGTTACTAATCTTTTTGTTACTAATCTTTTTGTTACTAATCTTTTTGTTAACTAAAAATTTAACTTGTAGAAGTTTAGACTTAAACTTAAAAATATTTTTTTCTATTACATTACTAAGGCGCTTCATTCTATTTTTCTTACTTGCTGTAAAACTTTCTTTAAATCCGTCTATTAAAACATTATCTTTTATTCTGTAAAGCTCTATTACAGTATAATATTTTTTGTTTGCTTTTCTAACTTTAATAATAAAAGAAAACTTTGCTTTTAGTTTTTTTGCTAAACTTAAATTACATTCTTGCTGATCATATTCAATTTTTAAATTTGACTTTTTTATCTCTTCATATACTGTTTCACTAGTTAAAATCTTATACTTCATACCAAACAGCTTATGAAGAGATAAATTAAAATTATCTCTTATAACAATTTGCTCAACTATAGAAAACTCATTTGCTTGTATATGTGATGTTATCTTTTCTTTACAAAAAGCACTCGAAGAAAGTAAAAAAAAAAGTATTTCATGTTAAACCTTTCAAAAGTAGTTAAAAAAATCAAAAGTCTAATTGTGTAGAATCAATTCTGCCTAGAGATAATACATGTTCTATTCCCTTGCTCGCACGCTGAATCTCATTATCTATAGGATCTTCAAGCAAAGCTTCTCTATTACCATGAATAATATTCACAGAATCATCATCATTTGTAATATGAGTAAAACCCTCTTCTTTAAAACTATCTAAAATCTTCTTGTAATTAACCCAGTCAGTTAAATGACTAATCAAACTATTCTCAAGAGTTCTACCGTCTACTAAGCCTAACTTATTCAACATTTCAGCTTCACTAACACCATTATAAAAAACCCGGTCAGGATTACTAAAACTATATCCAGTTATATTTAAGATTTTCATGTTTAAACCTTTCAAAAGCAGTTAAAAATAAAATCTACTCACTTAAATCAATAACATCAGAAAACTCTTGATTCCAATCATGCTCAAAAACAACAGGACTATGAATATAAATCTTCAATAAACTCTTATAAGCTAATAATCTAATCTCATCTTTATCCATATTCTCAAATACCTTGTCAGCTAACTTAACTCTATTCTCTTCATTATTGTCAACCATAATAAAACCTTTCAAAAGCAGTTAAAAATATTATTTCCTTCCAACACTTATATTCTCTCAATCAATTTAATTTATTCCACCTGTCTCCATAGTCTTCGTCTTCATCTAACTTTAAAAAACCATCAACTTCCCAACAGTACTTCAAATGCAAAGCATCATGTATACTGTAATTAGACAAATGTTCTAACTCAAAAGTAGCAAGATGATTAAATAACTCTTTCAAGTCAATAGTAACAGGAACTCCAATAGCTTTTGCATATGCATCATGTAACATCTCTTTCTCGTCAGAATCTAAATCATCATATTCATGAACATTAGAAATATAATGATTCTTTAACTCGCCATTAGCAGCACGATCTCTCAATCCAAATTTCCAAGCAACTATAATCTTCATATCAAACCTTTCAAAAGCAGTTAAAATTATTATTTCCTTCCCCACAACTATATTATAATATACATAAACAATATATTACACACTAATATTATTCATCTTTAAACCCTTCAAAAGAAACTAAAAATAAATCTCAACTATATAATATCTCCAATAACATATACAATACAAAATATACTCCAAATACACTCAACCAATATAACAAACACTTATAACACATATCACTCACTAACTCCTGCAAATAATACTACATCATAAATAACAAATGGTACAACTTAAACTCAGATACACTCTAAAAACAATACAATATGTTTTATCATACTCTTATCAAAACACTTACAGACGCTAAACCAGATACACAGATGTATATCTCAAACTACAACACAGGACAAGGCGCGCGAAACGTTTTGATGCTGAGTGTAGCTGTTTATTGTTTTTTATTCTATTAAAGTGTTGATTTGTTTATCTAATTCATCTTTAGTTTGAGTAACTTTGATAGGGTTGAAGTTATTAGATAGGTGTATGATTGACCCTTCTTCGGAATCTCGCCATGTGTGTTCTTCGGAATCATAGTAAGGTTTTGAAACGCTTTCGTAGAAGATAATGTGAGAAGTGAAGACAGTGTATAGAGTACCGTCAGTACCTTTGACTTTGATAATTGGATTCATGATTGAAAACCTTTCTGTTTAGAGGTGGCAGACATATTCAAGAGAGTATGTGTATGTGAGGGGTTTTATTCCCGTGTTATTAAGAAGAATGAAGTCAATGAAGACATTTCGTTCTGTGTCGTTAGAGAAAGTATCTTTTGGTATTTTCACATAAGAGTGAGTGGGAATGTTTTTGCAGTTGTAGAAAGCGTGTTTATCTGTTGAAGGCCAGCAGATATTGTAAACATAAATCAAGTAATTTTCCATAATTTATCCTTTTATATTGGGTATTTACATTGTTATTATAACAATATAGTTATTAAAATTACACGTAGTGGATTAGTCTATAGTTGCGTCTATAACTGATGTTATGATTAGTACTGATAGATGAAGTTGATTGTATTCGTTATAGAGGAATGAGTTACCTACAAGAATGAATGTAGAGTAGAAAATTGTGTTATTTATAGTGGATATTATTGTTATCATTTTATTCTTTGCGACTAGATCTATGTGAAAGTAGATAGAGTGTTATATGTGTTGGAAGTGATAGTGTTAAATTAGATAGGGCAGCACAGAATTACGTGAGAAGTGTTTGACGATACGAAGGGTAGTAGAAGTTTGTGGAGCGTGAATTATTTTGAGGGCAGTTCTGTTTTGAGTAGCGCTGTATTTTATCTAGTTTTGCAGGGGGTGAGAGACTAAAAAATAAGTGATTCGTTATCTATTTACTCTTTCTAGTTCTTTTTTGAAAGAGTGATTAGTTTTGATTGTTTTTGATTCTTTTGATATGACTATAGAAGCTGGGTTTGAGTCTGCAGTTATTGGGAATTCAAGTGTGACGTTTCCGTTATCAGAGATGAAAGCCTGATAGTGATATTGTTTATAGTCATTTGAGAAGAAATCATCAACATCAAGCGCATCGAAGTTTGGGTATTGATGATTGAAGCAATTTATTGTTTTGTTGATAAGTGAGATATTATCAGGTAAATTGATATCTTTCATAAAGATTTCCTTTTTTTAGTTAAGATGACTTATATGATTGGATCGTCTGGGACTCGAACCCAGAACCAATGGATTAAAAGTCCACTGCTCTACCGATTGAGCTAACAATCCTTAAGGAGTTTCATATAAGTAATAGTTTAATGTACCACCATCAGCTATTAATTTATTTTATATTTTTGTATAGAAATAAAAGTTATATGAAACTTAGTACACCCGGTAGGATTTGAACCTACGACCAATGGCTTAGAAGGCCACTGCTCTTCCACTGAGCTACGAGTGCATGTGTATCTACATTTTATTGAAGGTTGTAGATAAGAATTTACCTTGTTTATGTTTTACTTCTTAGGAGAATTACCTCTGCCTGGACCGCTAGGATTGCCAGATTTAGAAGGATAGTTAGGATTGCTTGATGAAACCATTTGTTTATTTAACTGATTGTAAACATCAGTACTTTTATTATGATTTGAGCATAATACTTCAGTTAAACATTTGTTTGTATTTTTAGATTCTCTAATAGCATCAACAGTATTTGAAACTATTAGAGATTTATATGTATTAAAAATTTCTTTATTCATAATGAACCTTTCATAAGATATTTAATTTATTCATCTAAAAGACTAGATAAATAAGTGGGCAGTCTCGGATTTGAACCGAGGATCGCCGGTTTATGAGACCGGAGCCTTAACCGCTTGGCTAACTGCCCATATTTAATATTTGTATTGTAACAAATATCAAGTACAAGTTTAACCTTTATACGTCAATTGTTGTAATAATAATTTCGTCATCTCTAATTACAACGCATGACGAATTAGCAACAAATCGTTTTTTATTAAACTTATCAGCTTGCGTTTGAATTCGATTTAAACGCATGTTTTCTGTTGGAAGCATAATGCTGATTGATTTTTTATTGTCGTTACTTTCATGAGTGCTCACAGTCGATGGATTGATATGATATTTTGTATGAATTTCTTTAGTCTTCTTTTCATTTGTTAAATTGTTAATACGTTCAGACTTCAGTTTGATTACTCTACGAACATAACCGCTTGAATGTGAAGTATAGAATACGCCTGGATTTTTATTATCTCTGTAACATGTTGTTCCACTTCGTCGTTGTTTGTCAGAAGTAACATCAGTGAATTGTTTTGTATTAAACATAAATTTTATGCCTTTATTAAATTAGCTGTTATATGAATTATATTAAATTAAGATTGTATTTACACTTATAAATACTTCTTTTTTAAGAACTCGCAAAGTTTTGTTTCTGTATTCTTGGGTCTTTGATTTATACACACGTCTTTAGTATATTTAATCATTTCATTTGTCTTTTTAATTTGCGCCTCGCTTTCTTTGTGATGAAGAAACATTACAAATGTTATAGAAGCGATGATAATTCCAATCGCAAATGATTGTAGATGAGAATAAAACATTAAGAAAAATCCTTTTTTAATTTGATTTACATTGTTATTATAATAAGTAGTCATTTTAATTTACACATTTAATATCATTACCTGATATCTTTTAAACAATGATATTAATCAAGAAATGCATGATAACGTCATTCTATACGTTAAATAGCTCTTCATCTGTATATAAGTCTGAGAAGTCTTCATCTAACATTTCTATTGTGTATTCTGAATCAGCTTCAGTTTCAGTTTCAACTTCAGTTTCAGTTTCAGTTTCAGTTTCAGTTTCAGTTTCAACTTCAGTTACAACTTCAGTTTCAGTTACAACTTCAGTTTCAGTTTCAGTTTCAACTTCAGTGTTGTTTGATTCTAGTTTTAGTGAATGAGGAGTTCCGTTTAAAGTAACAGTGAGCTCTTCAATTTTATCTACTGGGATATAATGGAGTTGTTTAGGGTGATCAATTTTAGATCCGTTAGTTCTAACTTCGAAAGCAGCTGATTGGATATTCATATCCATTCTAGGACCGGCGAAACGAATCCAAGCGAATCCTGCAGTTTTAATAAACTCTCTGTATTTTAAAGTGTCATAATATTCAGCGTCAAATTGATCAAGAGTTGGAATGATGTTATCTATAGAGACTTGAACCCATTTTTTACCTCGACCTCCGAATAAAGCTTTGAGCACCGATCTCCAATCATCTCCGTCTGGTGCTTTTCCAGAACGAACGCAAAGAGGTTTAATGTTTGAATTAATGAGTGAATCAAGATGCTTTTTAAAGCTTGTAACTTTAGGAGAGCCTCCGTTAGAAAGAAAAGACTGAAATAATTCGATGATTTGAGTTTCGTTGCTCATAAGAACCTCGTGGATGTTAGAGTTAGAGTTAGAATCTTTATTATTTAAATTATCCATTTTTAAATCCTTTCAGATTTATTATTAATTACATGATGATTATATCAACCAAAAATTAAATTTTACACTTTAAAAGTTATTATCTTTCATTTATCTCAACCATTAACTTTTCTGATGCAGTTACATTGGCTTGACGATCGATTGTGACATCCTCAACAGTATTATCTTTCAGTTTGTATTGTACAGTAGCAATTTTTTTATCCCATCCTAAAGACATCCATGAACATAGATTAGGATGATGATTATATAAAATATGATTAATAGAGTTATAAGTAAATTCAAATTTCATATTAAATCCTTTCAGATTTATAGATTTTAAAGATTTATATAATTAATATTATTTTTAAATAATTTATTATTAATTACATGGTGATTATATCAACCAAAAATTAAATTTTACACAATGAGAGTTACTTGCAGAATCTTCGCAAATCGCTGGATAAGATATCGAAAGAATTGTTATTGTGATCTTTAACAGTAACGTATGATTCTGCCCACTTTGTTTCACACTTTCCCTTAGCTATGACAGTTAAATTTGAACCTACTGTTAAAATTCTATTAACATCTGTAACTTTAGGATAAACACATTCAGGATGATCGCTGTGATTTGTTAAGATCTTATTGTATTGAGCAATCTTTTTAATGGTTAAAATATCTCCGATGTTTGTTGTACGTATTGAAGCCATATTTTAAATCCTTCCATCTTTATTATTTATTACATGATGATTATATCAATTAAAAATTAAATTTTACACAAAATTTATTGCTCACATTATCTACAATTCAAATAATAAAAGTAATAGTAAAAAATTCTATTGCTGATAATATGCAATTTATATTATACAAAATTAACTTAACAATTTACACGTTGACGACTCTAAGCGATGTTACATCAAGTCATTTATTGTATAAGCTTGATACTACGTTATTTTAAACAACACTCTCTAACAATATTTTATTTAATTGTATTTTGTTTTTAAACATTCCATAATCACGTTTAGTGTCTAACACAAGACATCCATCGTTTAAGTTATCGCTTAGTAGCTTTGTTAAACAATTGTCAATAAATTTATTCATATCTTTAATTATATTCTCACTTTTTATTGCGTAGCCGTATAATAAAATACAATCAGCGAATTCTAATATACGCTCATGATCTTTACAAATCCCAATTTGATCTTTGCCATATAAACTGAAATGATCCATAATAAAACCCTTTGTTTGTAAATTTGTTAGGCTGCTCTAGCTTTGAGCCAGTTTTGCAGTGTAAAGATATGATATTCCATATCTTCTACAAGATCTTCTTCCACTTCATAAGACAATTCAGAGTCGATAACATATTTAACATCATGAGTTTCTAAGATAGCTTCAAGTGCTGCTTGGCCTGCTTCCCAATACTCACCCATACTGAATGGGATGTGATCAATTGAAGATGGAAGATATTCTTCTCGAATAACTTTTCTTGCGCATTCCATATCTTTAGGACCTGAATCAGATTCAGTAACAAGAACGACGTCACCACTTTCGTAGTTGATATGACCGATGCCAGAAGGGAGAGATCGATAATCGATTTGAAAATACGTAGAGTTTAGTAAGTCTTTAGTAGTCATATTAATCCTTTAAGATTATTTTGGATTGAATCCTTATTTACATAAAGATTATATCAATTATAAATTAAATTTTACACTTAAGAGATGACGTTGCTTAGTCTTGCGACATCAAGTCATCTAGAGATTAGAGTATAATTTGGTTTAGCGAATCGACCTTTATATCCTCTGTAGTTAGATGAGTGATGATCGATGATATCCATTCGCTTTTGGGCACAAGGCTCTTTGATAACTCCAGTTGATGTGTATGAGTATTCATATCCGTTAGGCGCTTTATATGTTTGTTTTGTAGCTGTTCTTTTGTTAATAACGAACTGATCTTGAACTTTATAAGATATTTGACTTGTTGTATAAGGTGAAACGTAGGTTGCTTTAATTTCCCGGCGAACATATCCGTTTAAATATGTAATGTATGAGACTTTGTGATGAGTATCATAAAACTGACGATTTCCTCGTTTCGCTTGGCCCAGAGTTGTTGTTTCGCAAAGCGTTGGGTTTTTAGGATTGATATTAAATAGTGATAAAACGTTTTCCATATTAAATACCTTTACTTTTAAAAATGTTATTGTAATCCTTATTTACATAAAGATTATATCAATTAAAAATTAAATTTTACACATCGCAGATGACGTATCCTAACCTTGACGACTCGAATCAATTAAGATAAGGTTGCATTAATAATATTAACATTATCTTCAGCAGATAAAATATATTTATCCATTCTCCATGTTGTTCTGATTGTTGTAATATACTCACTTTTTTTCTCACGATAACTCAAAGATGGGAAACGACCTTCTTGAATATCCCACATGAGATTAGCAAATTCATCAGGTATTTTGCTTTCAATCGTTACTTTGATAAAATCCCAGTCATCATCTTGTTTAATTAATTTCGCTGATAGTTTTGGTATTGAAACATTTGTTTTTTCTGCGATGTCTAAGGTTGCAATGAGATCTTGACACTCAACCATATCAGTTAACATTTGTTCGCCAGACTTCAGCATCTCTGTTGAACAGAAATCTTTATTATCAGTCCAGACTGATCCTAACACTGTGGTATCATTTATTGGTTTAGCATTTTTAATTAATTGAGATAAATTCATATTGAATCCTTCTATTGGCGGGTGGTGATTAATTATAAAACAAATAGAGACTTAGTTACACGATGTAGGTTAACCTATATCTTGCATCTCTGCCATTACTTTTTCTGAAGCATGCACAATTCCTTGTTTATCTACAGTAACGTCTTCTTCAGTTCCATCTTCCATCATATAACCTACCGTCGCAATGTTATCGTCCCAGCCTAGAGTAGACCAGTAACCAGAAAGATTATGATGATGACGATTTAAAGCATCGTTAACTGATTCATACGTAAATTCCATATTTTAAATCCTTTCAGATTGTTTTAGTTTGTATCCTTGATTACATAAAAATTATATCACACCAAATAATTTATTACACGTTAACAACATAATCTTTGAAATCTTCGAAAAGTGCTGGGTGAATTTCAAAAGTTTCATTGCCTATAGGCTCACCAAGGTAATAATCAGTTTGAGTTTCAGGGTTCCACATAAAACAAACACCAGCCATAGCTCCAGTTGGACAAACAACTGATACAGTGTAAAAGCCATTCTTGCCTTTTTTTACTGAATCGATTTTATAACCGTAGTCCATACCGTTACAAAAATCTTCAGCTAACGCTTCGATTTGTTGTTCAACAGTCTTATTTAAAAAACCCGTTTTATTAGCTGTATTTTTTAAAACCTGCATTTTAAATCCTTTCAGATTATTTTATATTAAATCCTTAATTACATAAAGATTATATCAATTAAAAATTAAATTTTACACATCGCAGATGACGTATCCTAGCCTTGTAACATCAAATCAATAAACACAGCAGCATTAGAAATAATGTAAAAAGGTAATGATACCAGAAATGATAGAACAAAAAGATTGACTGATAATTTAAAACCAAAAAATACTGTTTGCATAAAACTTAGTTTATTAACTTTAAATGATAACGAAACTAAGTCTTTAGATAAATTGAACATAAATTTACTCGTGAGTCTAAGTTGATAATATATATACTAAAACTGTAATTAACATTATTAATAAAACAATATCAAAGCAAACAGTTTGTGCTTTAGTTAACAAATAGTGCCTTTCGTTTTTCCTTAATTACATAAATATTATAATATTTTAAATTTATATTTTACACATCGCTGATGAACGTATCCAAGCCTTGTCACATCAAATTATATAATCATGTTGTCTTTGCTCAGTAAGATAACGGTAAGCAAGCTGAGATGCAATCGCAATATCTCCTAAATCTGCGTTTCTTGTCACGAATTGAGATAAAGCTTTTACAAAAGAGTCATAACCGAACTCTCTAACAGACATATCACGATATTCAATGTATACTTGACGAATTTTAACAGAACTCATATTAAATCCTTTCAGATTTATAAATTTTAAAGATTTATAATAATTAATATTTTTTTTATTTAATTTTTAAATAATTTATTATTTATTACATGGTGATTATAATATTTAATTAATAAATTTTACACATCACAGATGACGTATCCTAACCTTGTAACATCAAGTCATCTATCAAGATTACGAATAGTCTCTTTATACTCATCACAGTCTTTCCTTGAAACCTCTCCAGAGCACACAACATTAACTTCGTCACCTAGATATGCATCATAAGCTAAACATATACACCCAAGAAAAGATATAGACAAAAACAATACAATCAAAAATGCCTGGATCTTATAAATCAACATACACAAACCTCACTCATCTAATGTTAGTAGTTAAAAAATATTTTCAATATGACAACTCAAAACAACGTTTATTGTTCAAACAAGAACAGATAGATAAACCCAGCCATTGGAAGTGTCACTGTGATTGTTAATAAAATTCCATAAATATCCATAAAATAAACCTCTCGTCGTTAATTGATTAATTATCCTTACATCGTTATTATAATATAACAACTTCATAAATTACACGTTTAGAAAATATTCTTCCTTAAAATCATCTTTATCATCACACTCATCGTAAAACAAAACATATCCAACTTCTTTCATCACTTCATTTTTAACTTCAAAAAATGTATACTTCGTTTCGTCACCATCATCTCCTCGTGTAACACTATCAGTAAATTCATGACGCGCTTCTTCAACTGTTTTAAATGGACCATATAACTGCGACTCTGTATATCCACGTTGTACAACTGAAACAAAAATCATATTAAACCTTTCATCGTGATGTTGCTTGAAATATTGTTTCCTTCCTTACATGTATATTATACATTAAAGAATCAAATTTTTACACGTTTGACGATACGAATCATCGTAACTTCAAATCATTTATCTAATCATCGTAACTTCAAATCATTTATCTAATCATCGTAACTTCAAATCATTTATCTAATCGTCGTTTATCCATCAATCCCCAACCCAAACCCTAATTACACAGAGTATATATCTTCTTCATCTACTTCGTCTTCATTCGTAACTTCCCCAGTTGTTTCCTCTGTATCAATCTCTTCGTCCAGATTCGTGTTTTCCTCAATCGTTTCCTCAATCGTTTCCTCTTCAACTTTTTCTGTTATAACTTCTAAACTCATAGAATGGGGAGTTCCTGATAATCTTTCGATTTTATCCTCACTGAGTTCATCCATCGGTATATAACATAACTGTTTCGGATGATCGATTTTGGATCCTGATGTTCTTATCTCAAATCCTCCACAATTTACACCATCATTAATTCGAGCTCCATTAAATCTAATCCATGCATAATCCTTAGATTTAATCCATTTTCGATATTCTGATGTGTCAATTCCATCCTCATCAAATTTATCCAATCTCGGTGTCACCTTATCAATTCCAACTTTAATCCATTGTCTTCCTCGTCCCGAAAACATTGATTTTATTTCAGTTCGCCAACCCGTATCTCCAGATGTTACACGTTTTCCTTTTAATGAACCGACTTCATCTTTCAATATATCAATCAAGGCTTCCCCAAATCTTAAAACAGAAGTTTTATCTTTACCCTCAGATAAATTCTTTTCGAATAGATCTTTAAGGAATTTTCTTGTTTCAGCATTATCAATTACAGTTTGTATTAGTGGATGTTTCATACATATCCTTTCAAAGATATTAATTAATTACATAATGATTGTATTATCTGATCTCATCGTTTTACACTCGTTTTCCTTCATTTCCTATCTTTATAGTTTTATAATATTTAATTTTATTATTTTAAATAATTTTTTTATTTATTATTTATTATATTGATATTATATATATTATATTTTAAAAATACACATTTAATATTAATATCTGATTTATAATATTTAATTTTTTTATTTTTTATTTTTTTTATTTTAAATAATTTTATTATTTATTATTTATTACATGATGATTATATCAATTAAATTTTAAATTTTACACTAGGCCAAAAGCCCCGGGGCTCTTAGTAGCCCTTTTTGGGCCCCTAAAAAGCCCCCTATATTATATCAAACTCAGTGAGTAATTTACACGGGCCGCGCCTAAGTCGGCTGTCGCTTCTCCTCACTCACAACTTTTAAAAGTATTTTCTTCGTTACCCTAACACCACGAGTCACGTATATAGATAAGAGTAGAAAGAAAAGAAATAGCTTTTCGTAGTAGTTTGCGGCGCTTTTTGATAAACCAATTTTCAGTTTTTGGTCAAAAATTTTCGGGAGAACTTTTGAATAACTTTTTGATATATAGATAAAAGAAAAGAGAGCGACTTATGAGCATGAATTGTAGAGAGACGAAGCTATTAGTTGAGGGATGGAGAAAGTTATTAAGAGAAGAGATAGATATAGCTGCTAGTGGAGATGTTGAAGTAGCATATCCTGATGATATTGATAGCGATTTGTTAATGAAGGGAGATGAAGATGGTGAGATAAGTGGTTTTGTATATCCTGATGATAGTAGACGTTTAAGAGGGGGAATATATTATGAAGGCGAGTTAGTGGGGTTTATGACACCTCGAGAAGAAAGAAGTGGATGGAGAGTGGGTGCGATTTATATTGATAGTGAAGTAAGGGAGAGTATTAGAGGAATAGGTAGTATTGCGATATCGAAGTTTTTTGTGGGTAGAGAAGCTGCTGATTTGTTGATTGGTGTGGACAATATTTCTTCTAAGAGAGCGTTTAGCAATGCTGGATTTGTAGATACTGGGCGAAAGTATGTTGATGATAGTGATGGTTGGGAAGCGACTGTGTGGAGTAGGGTGTCTCGGGTGTCACGACGTTGATGCTTGTTTAATTTATATTTGTGATTTGATTGAATATATATATTTATATTAAATATTAATTAGGAGATAATATGAGAATAACTGAGAGTAGATTAAGAAGAATTATAAGAAATATATTGAAAGAATCAGCTAGTAAAAATAGTAGAGGTAATATAGACTTAAGTAAAAGAGGTAAAGAGATAAGCGAGTCTGAAGCAAGAAGTCTTAAGTATGATTTTATTCCTGATCATGGTATAATTGCGGGAGAACAAGAAGCTGACAAGCTTATAGAATTATTAAAGGGTAAACAAATCAATACAAATGAAATAGTAATAAGTCCAGATAGTGTTGAAGATATCAAGTGGGCTAACAAGAATGAGTCAAAAGCCTTGATTCCTTTATTTGTGATTGAAGATAGCGACTTAAAAAGTGAGATTAATATTATTGTTTTTAAAGAAGCAGGAAGTAATACGCATTATAAGTTAAGATTAGATGGCGAAAGTTTTGTAGATAAATCAGCACCGGGTTACCATGGAACAGATCCTAGAGAGATTCATTATAGCGATGATATCAAAGCAATTACTAAAAGAGGAAATAAGTATGGTAAACCTAATTTAGATCATTTAGATCGTTTAAGTATAGAAAGATCTGAAGAAAAAGCGCGTCAAAAAGACATGATGGACAGAGGTCGATTTTAAGTCGGAAATATTTGATAATTTTGATCGAGATGGGTGTCGCCTGTGTCACGACGTTTAATTGTGTTAAACTTTTCATATTGAATTGATTAAACATATTTATATGCATATAAAGATTGATTAGGAGTTAATGTAATGAACAAAGAAGAGACAAGATTATTAGTTGAGAGTTGGAGAGATTTGATAAGTGAAGACGTATATAGTATGAGACCTAGTCCTGATCCTATTGATAAACAGACTATGACTTCTGTGGTGCCAAAGGATCAGATAAGTGGTGCTAGTTCCAAGGTTGAAGTAATGAAGTTAATGAGTGTGAGTACAGGATTTTTCGGTACATTAGTTGATTCAATTAGATTTGGGTTCTTGTCAAGAGAAGAAGTGAATAAAATATGTGATGCTTTATCATCAGGTTGTGAGGATAATTTTAAGAGTTTACCTTCAACGCACGCTTGTTTGAAGTATTGGAAGTCTGAGGTTTCTCGTTTAGTTGATCGAGTTGATGAAGAGTTTAAATTAGCGTTTTGTGAGAGTATAAAGAGTAATTGTGAGATGGTAAAGAATAATTATAGTAGAGCATATGGTAAAATAAAGCAATTAAGAATGTAATTTTTTGCTGATAATATATAGATATATTAAAAAATTAAGGAGATTAATATGAAAATAACTGAAAGTAAGTTAAGAAGTATTATAAAAAGTGTATTAAATGAGTCTGAATTTATGCCTGAAGATTATTTACAAAGAGACTTTGATCATAGAGAAGTGGATTCTAGTACTAATATGAGTAAAGCAAAGTTTTGCTGTGATATGTCCAAACAAGAATTGATAGAGATGTGTGATAAGATTTGCAAAGCTAATCATAAGATGGCTATTCATTGTATTGAATTATGTGCACACTGCTGTAGAGGAGATATTATGGGTTGTTGTAGATGTTTAGACGAGATATGTAAGTGTATTCATTGTGAAAAAGTATGTTCAGAATCTTGTGGTTGTTAATTAGGTATTTATTATTTTGTGAAGTGAAAAAGAAACAACTTATTAATATTTAGAAACAACTTATTAATATTTAAAGATAAAGGGTTTTTTGAAATGTTTAGGTTTTTATATATTGTATTGTTGTTTTTATTTATTTCTTGCAATGATGATAGAGTGGAAAAAGAAGAAGATACTAGTGAGTGTAGGGAGTTGACGATTTTAGTTGAAGATTGCATGGTATTGCATAGGGGAGCGTTGAATTATATTGATAGCTGTGGAAGTTTGGATATAGAGCAAGCTAAGATGAATTTAACTTGTGAAGACTTGTTAGATTATTTTGGATTAGGTGATATAAGCGGTGATATAGATATGTAAAGCATTAGTCTAGATCATAATCAAGTATGTCGCCGTATTAATTGTAACCGCCTGCTGGCATATCACTCATGTCGTATGAAGTGTTTATTTCATCTTCATCATAAGTTGGTGGGTAGTCAAAGTCTAAGTTGCCTATTCTTTTGTTAAATTCATCTTCTGACATGATTTCATCTGTGACTTCATCTACATAGAATACTTCTCCAGTTACAGGATCATTTACTTTTGTATATTCTGGATGCTTAATATCTTTTTCATATCCGTGATTATCGAAAGAGTATCTTTCAGGATCTGGATTACCTTGTTCAAGCGAGTCTTCTAAGCTGCTTCCGCTAGAGTAGTATTCGTTTTCTTCATAATTTTCAGATATAACGTTTTTTATAATTTTTCTAAGCTTTTTTTCTGTTATTAGCATAAATTTTCTTTCTTTTTTTTATGTATATATTATAAGTATAACTAAAAAACATTAAAAGGCTTTTATTATGAAAATATCAGAAATATTATTGAGAAAATTAATACGTGAAGTTATATTATTTGAGTTAAGTAATAAGTTTATTCTTAAAGGCTTAGTGTATAACATGTCAGATGAGCCGAAAAAGTTTGAGAGTATGCTTGAAACGAATCATTATTCAGATATTGATGAAGAAATATTGATAGATGATCCGCCATCTGAATTAGAAAGAGTTAAAGAGTTAAATTTGATAAAAAAACAGTATAATAATAAGTTTAATGATGAGAGTATGCTTTACAGACTAGACGTTGAAATTAATGAATTATTTGATGAATTAATTATTGACAGTGGTTTTGATTCTCATATCGATTTGGTAAAAAAAATAAAAAGCGAGATTTCTGAAATCATTTATTATCATAAAGAACATTTTAGTTGTTTAAGACCTAAATTTTTAGCTAAAAAACACAATATTATATTTAATAGCGATGATTTAGAATCAGCAGAATCAAGTGCATATCCTTCAGGTCATGCTGCGCAGGGATATTATATCGCTTACAGACTATCTGATCGTTTTCCGTTGTTAAGAAAAGAGTTCTTGAATCTTGCTAAAAAGATTTCGCAGTCAAGGTTAGATAGAGGTGTTCATTTTCCATCTGATATTAATAGCGGAAAAGCTTTAGCTAAAAAACTATACAAGAAATTTAAACATTAGTTGGGTAAGAGTTTAATATTTTTACAGTTTTTTTAATTTTTTCAATTTCATCTTTAGAAAAAGTATTTCTATTAATAGACTCTTCAGCTGTTTTTATTAATATGTTAATCATTTTTAATTGAGTTGTTGTTATTATATATTTTTTATTCATAAACGAAATAATATAAAGATTTATATTAATTTATAAAAAGTAATTTTTAGATTGCAAAGAATAATTATAGTAAAGCTTATGGTAAATAAAGATAGGAATTAAGAATGATTAATAATATTAATAATAAAAAAGAAACAAAGGTTTTAGTAGAAAGCTGGCGAAGACTATTAAATGACGAAGACAATGTTGATAGCCAAGAAGTGCTTGAAGAGGGTTTAAAACAAAACTTGGCATTAGCAGCTTTGGCAGCTATTGCTTTAAATCCTTTTAAACAAACACAAGCGAGTCCTAATTCAAATTCGCGTGAAGCAGCTACTTCTGAAATGAATAGTCAGCTCAAACAAAAAGGCGTTAGCGATAGTTTCGTAAAAAAAGAAATAGATGAAAAAATAAATCAATACATGAAAGATAACGTTGTTCAAAGTAGAAGCTATGATGATACACACTATCATGTAGAAAAATTAGTAGATTTAGTTAAGAAATATTCAGCTTTAAATAGTGATGTAGAAGATGACCCTAAAGCATGTGTTATTAGAATTGTTAAATTAATAGGCAAAAAAGTTCAGGAAAAGTCTAAGTCATATATGAGAGGTGATGATCCTAAAATTGATATTTATGATTTTAATCAAATTGTAAAAAAGTTTGAAAGATATATTGTTAAAAAAAGCGAAAAAGTAAACAAAGATAATGTTAAAGGTAAAAAAAGCAAAGATTATGATAAAACAACTTTTATAAACCAAGAATTAATTGATCAACAAAAAGCAGCGGGAAATACGAGTTTATAATAAAGCAAATTCACATTCGAACGAAGATAATGATAATTAAAATGAATTTTAATATAAGATATTTTTAATATCAGTTTTTCTTAAAGTTGTTATCTCCATAAACATCGTCTTTTTTCTAATGTATATGTTCCAGTAATTTTTGTTGTGCATGAAGTTTATGTATAAATGTTACTAAAAGGTGGAGATAATATTATTTAATATATTTTTCTAACTCTAATCTTGGGTTTGAAGAATTAACTATTGATCTAGATATGTTATATATTACATTTTCATTTTTTATATTTTTATTAATTGAGCCGCCTTGTATTTCTATTCCTGTACACAAAATTTCAGCGTTCGGACATTTTTCTATTGTTTTTTCTAATATATTTTCTTTATTTCCTGCAACTAAGATGCCAGTTTTTAATTTTTTTGACATATCGTATATCTTTTCAAATACATCTTCACTTTGCATGAATTCTGATCCTATATTTGAAGTTTTGCATAAAACAAAGTTCATTTTATGTTCATATCTTGTAAATGGAACTAAAGATTCATATCCTGCATATGGATTAAGCGTTACACCACTTGCTCTAAGCACGTCATATATGTGATAAGCGTAATGATCGTTATTATGAAGTACATCACCGATTTTTCCATCGTATATCCACTTTGCGCCAATATAATTTAATTGTTTAATTAATTTGTCTAAGACTCTTTGATTTCCTAAAAAGTAAGATGGATTTATTTTATAACTGTGAACTAAGTCTTTAGTTTCATCAATAACTTTATAGTAATTAAATAATCTAGTACCCGGTTCTAAGTCTAGCCCTAAGCATATTTTATTCATAGAAATTCCTTTTTTTTTATTGTATAAATAAATCTTTTTTTTTACAAATTTATAAAAGTATAAGTTAAGAAATTTATAAAATAGTTAATATCAAGATATAATAATTATATCATTTTTAAGAGAGATAATATGAAAAAAGATTATTTATATTTTATACAGTCAGATAAAACAGGAATGATAAAGGTTGGTAGATCTAAAGATCCTAATAGAAGATTGAAGCAGCTTCAAACGGGTAATGCTAACAAGCTTAAATTAATATCATCTTTCAAAGGAATGGGGTGGAGAGAGAAAATAATTCATGAAAGTCTTAGTAGATGGTCTGAAGAGGGTGAGTGGTTTAATTGCAACTGTGTTGGTAGTATACCTGATGATATTTATGAAAAAATTAAACATGGTAGTTTTGATAGTTGGTGGATTACATAATATATAAAATAAAAAAAGGTTTATATAAATGATTAACAAAGATTTCAAGGGTATATTAAAAGAGTGGAATAGTTTTATTAGTGAATCTTTTAAAAACATAAATTTATCAGATATAGATGAAGACAAATATAACTTTGGGTATGAAGATGAAGACTATAAAAACTATGATGAAGTAAGTGTAAGTAATTCTAATTTTTATAAAGAATTTGATATAAACAATCCAGAAGATTTTAAAAAGATAGAAAAGTTTAATTTAGTTGACGACATACATGGTGTTAATTATAAAATTATGAGTATAATTAGAAAGCTTGAAAGATATGTTCATGAAGAAAGAGAATTAAAAAAAGATAATAGTATAATGGGAAGAATTAAGCTGTATGAAGATGAAGATGAGTGTTTTATAAAATTTGACTTCAGCGAGTTATCAGAAAGCAGAGCAATATCAAGTACTATTGACTTTGAAGCAACAGATAAAGACTGGCCTACAGGATATGGCGAAGGTGCATATAGAATAATGCTTGTTCATAAGTCTACAGAGGGTTTTAATGCAGTTATATTCGAAGTAATGTTAGAATTTTTATCAATGATAAGAGATAAAAGTGTTTGTTCAGATAGAAAGTCAGTTTCTTTAAATGCACAAAAGAAATGGCAAATATATGCCAATAGAAATGATATTGAAATTATTCAACTTGATATAAACAAAGCAGAGTCAGAAGAGTTTAGAATTCCTCAATTAACCCCAGACAATGTATTAGATGATACTTCACAAAAACTGGCTTATAGGCATAAAGGTGAAGAGTGGTATAATTCAATATTTTCTAAGTCAATAAAGAAAACAAATATGAATACTATGAAGTATATTGCAAATAGCTCTGAGTATCTGGAGTTAGTTTTTGCTATTAAAGATTCTCATGAATTATTAAATAAGCTATAGTTTATATTAAAGAAAGAACATAATATAATCATTTATATTAATTAACATTGGTTTACAATAAATTACAGATATTATTTATCTAACTTTTCACTTCTATCTACTTTTGGTATCCATGCTGATATGTGTTTGTTCAATTCAACATCATCTTCAGATTTGTGCACTATGACTTTTTTACCTTCCCAAATAGGCATTTTTTCAATTAATGCAATTTGAATATCGTTAAGCTGTTCTGTCTTTAGCTGATTTTGAATTTGAGAATCTCTTAATCTGGCTATGAGAGCTGCTCTATCAGCATTTGCTGCAGAAAGTTTATCTTTTAATTCTTCTATTTCAGCAGGATCTTTACCCGCTGCTATTGAAAGCATACTTGATATACTACCTGTAAGCATTCCTATTATACCTATTAGTATATCTCTGTTTTCTTCTTGAATCTTGACATATGATAAAAATATGATTAAAGCAATAATCATAATCATAAAAAATACAGAAGCCCACCATCCACGTTTAGCTTTTTCAGTTTGATTAAACTGTTTTTTTGATTTTAAGTCTTTGTTAATCATTTATATATTACCTAATGTATTCTCGTATATTGAATGTAAGAAGTTTATGACTATATTTATATAGTCTATCCAGAAAAAGTAAAAGTCAATCCTTAAAGCAATTCTAGTTGACTCCCTTCCAAGCATAGGCCAAAAATTTTTAATTAAAAATATTAAAGATATAATACCTAATTTTGGATATAAATACCAGAACCATTCTTTTAGCTTTCTATCTCTTGCTCGCGACTTTATTTTTTTAGGTCCAGCAATCTTCTTAACTTTGTCAGAATTTTTTGGAGGTTGTAGACTTTCAATAGAAACACCTACTACATAAACATCTATTGGGTCTCTTATTCCTTTTAACTTATATACTCCTGCGCATGCGTATCTAGCATTTTTAGGCGTATGCATATTTGATCTGTTTTTTACTTTATTAAAAGCTTGTGTAGACAAGCATGTTTGACCTCCTGCAGCTAACGACATTATTCTAGCAGCTGTATTCTTAGATAATCCTTCTAGCTCTACTCGTTTAGCACCTGCGTCTATAAACTTATCTTCTTGCGCTACTTCTATAATTTCGCCCCAATGGATACCGATCCTTGCCTGAAGTGTTGTTCTTGGAGGTATTGTTTTATGATATATTAAAGAAAAGTTAACTGCATCTATTGTACTATTAAAACTCATTAGAAAACCGTCAGATCTATCAATTTCACGACCGTTAAACTTGTATATTAAAGATCTAGTTAACTTATCATGAGCTTGAAAAATTTTTGCAGCATGTTCATTTCCATATTTTTGAACAAACTTGGTAGAACCTACTAGATCTAACAAAAGAATACATAAGTTAATTTTTTTCATTTCCATAACTAGACCCTTAATAAAATATAATCTATATATAATTATTAGTTACAGTTATTTAAAAACAGAAAGACTTTATTAATGTTAAATAAGACGCCTATGAAAAGTAAGAAGTTTATTGCCTATATGACATCAGAGATCGGTTGGAAAGCTATTCTTTTTTATTTGTTATACCACTTGCAAGGAAAGCTAGATCATTATTCTCTAATGATGCTTATGACAGTTGTGATTACAAGCGGATTTATTCAAATTGGTTACATTTTAGGGCAAACTGCTCTTGATAAGTATGTAAATGCTGCAATTCAAATAATTGACAATGAAGATCAGAAGCTAAAAAAAGAAATTAAAAGCTTAAAGGATAAAAAAAATGATTAGAATAATGAAAAAATAAAAGGATATAGCTTTTAAAGCTTAGATATTATATGAATCCAACCAGGTAAATATGTACTACCGTCTGATGTAAAAACAGCACTTTCAAAAGCTTCTTTACTATATGAAGTAATACCATTATTATTTGATGAGTATCCGCACATAAAACACCCTAGCCATTTCCCGGCGGGATCGTTAACATGATATCTATTGTTATAAAACCCTCTAACTACTATTACATGACCAGATGAAGTGAAGTATCCGTGAACTATTGCAATATTACCATTTGAAAGTGATTTTAGCAAGTCACTTGGTGAAGCTGAAGTATTTGTTTTTATTTTTGATTTTTTTGAGTAGTGAGAGTATACACTGTTTAATCCCATTGGTGACTGAGCTATATCTTTACCCCACTCGCTAAAGATATAGTCTGGGCTTATTATATATTCAAAATAGCTTAGAGCCATAGCTATTGAAGTATTTTGACATGTTGAAGACTTATAAAATTCGTTTTCATATTGATTGTAATACGGTATTGATAATATGTCATTTTTACTCTTATCATTATTTTCTAAGTTATTCAAGAAACCCGCAGGTTCACACAGCATGTATGCATTATTTTCTTTTACGCAAACACATTTTCCGCTACTGCATTCATATTTCCCTTCTTGTATATTCATGTTCACAGCGTAAGTTGACCAAATGCATTTGTCATTGCACGAGCTACCTGACATTATTTTGTCAATTTTTTTAAAACTACTTTTTTTAAAATCAGCATCTTCATTAACGCTGCATGAAATTAATAAAAAAAGAACTGTTATAGTATATTTAAGCATATATCTCCTGAGTAGGCTTAAAATGAAAAAATTATCAACTTTACTAGAAAATTGTAATAGTGTTGGACTAAAATTACAAAAATATGAATCTGACTATTTACAATCAATATTTGAATTAAATTTGCAAGGAAACTATAATTTATTATTGAAAAGTAATGTGTGTCTTTTATTATTAAAAGAGTTTTTTAACAAATCTACAATAAGATATTGTGATACAAAAAATAATATTTTTTTAATAGAAAAAATATCTAAAGAGTTTAAAGAAGCTGTTAAAGAAGCCGTAGGAAGGAATCAAAAAAGCAAAGTATTTTCAGATAATAGTGGATATAATATCTCACCTGAAAATATTGCGTCTGTTAATGGTGCTATTTTTGATAGCGGAATAGATGTAAACTCTGGTGATGAATATACGACTATTAAAACTAAAGGTGAAACTACTATTAAAACTTTCAATTCAAAAGAAGAAGCACAGCTTTATTCTAGAAATGTTTCAAGAATGTTTAATGTTAAAAATTAAATGTGTAAATTAAACAACAAATTTTTATTATAATATAGAAGAATATTTTACTTCTTTACTTTGTTTTTGATTATATGTCTTTCTCTATAGAACATATCATGATAATCTTGCATAAACTCTTTAAATAAATCATAAACTTTATCATCAAACTTATCTATATTTTTATAGTCTTTTTTAATAACTTTTTTTATTTGAGACTCTATTTCTTTGTTTTTAAGTTTATTAATTTCTTTGTTTTGTTTATCTTCAATTTTATTAAGTTCTTTTTTAATCATTACTTTAATTTTTTTAATATCAGCGCGTGTCAAACTATTATTTGGCATGAGAAATCCTTTATGAGGTAAAAACTTGACTAGTACATGGAATAACTATTTCCCGTATGAGAAACCTAGGCAGCAGCAAGAAGAAGCAATAGACATAATACTTGAAAAATTTAAGTCTGGTCATAAATATGCTATTGTAGAATGTGGAACAGGTGTAGGTAAAAGTGCAATAGGATTAACTGTTGCAAGAAAAATGAACAATTCATCAGAATACCCAGGTATATACATAAACGGCTCTTATTTTTTAACAACTCAGAAATTGCTTCAAGATCAATATGAAAATGATTTCTCTAAGTTTGATCTTGTATCTTTATATAGCTCTTCTAACTATACATGTAGTATAGACAAAAAAGCATCTTGTAAAGATATTCAAACGGGACTTAGAAGCAAAAGTATGACTAAGATGTACGACAAGTGTAAATATGAGTGTGTTTACAAAAAGAAAAAGAAAGACTTTATAGATAAAGATTTAGGAATAACAAACTTTAGCTACTTTTTAACTGAAAAGAATTATAGTAAAAAAGTTCCTAACAAAAAAGTGCTTATAATTGATGAGGCTCATAATTTAGAAAATGAACTTTCTAGATTCATAGAAATTAGCATCTCTAGTTACTTTTCTAAAAAAATATTAAAAATAACGATACCTGATTCATTAAATACACAGTTTAAAGTATACAATTGGATTAAAAACATTTACATACAAGCTGTGTCTAAAAAAGTTCAATTTATGGCATCACAACTTGAAAAGTTTGGTATAACTTCATCAAAGCTAGAAGACTTTAAGAAAATAACAAATAACTTTGAAATGTTGACTTCTCATTTGAAGAAAATTGAACAGTTTATAAACTTATATGACAAAGAAAACTGGGTTTTTGATATTGAATCAACAGACAATAAAAACAAAAAATTTGTATTTAAGCCCATTGATGTATCTAGTTATTCTAAGCAATATTTGCTTGATCACGCTGACTATATTATTTTTATGTCTGCAACAATAATATCACATTCAGGTTTTATTCAAACTATTGGGTTGCCTGAAAATGAGACTGTTTCTATAAAACAAGATTCACCTTTTGATCCAAGAAATAGTCCGATTGTATTTTCTCCAGCAGGAAGCATGTCAGCTAAAAATATTGATAAAACTCTTCCTATTATGAAAGAGATGGTTAAGTCTATATTAGATAATCATAAAAATGAAAAAGGTATTATTCATACACACAACACAAGAATAGCAAAATATCTTTCAGAAAACATAAGAGATAGTAGGCTAATTCTTGCTTATGGCAGTAATAGAGAAAAGAGTTTAGAAAAGCATTTAAGTTCTAATAAAAACACTGTATTAATATCGCCTTCTATGTCTGAAGGTGTTGACTTAAAAGGTGACTTGTCAAAATTTCAAGTTGTGTGTAAAGTACCTTTTCCTTATTTAGGTGACAAAGTAACTAGAAAAAAAATGAACAAATGGAAGTGGTGGTATGACACTCAAACTGTTAGAACTATCGTTCAAAGTCTAGGTAGAAGTATAAGATCTGAAAATGATAAAGCTGTAACATATATACTTGATGGTGATTGGAGTAGAGTTAAGTCTAAGTCTAGAAGTAGCTTTCCTAATAATTTTTTTAAAAACTATCACGAATATTGATCAGGAGTTTAGACGTGAAAGAAGAATGTACAGGTGCAGGAATTATTGTATACTATGACAACAGAGGTAAAACTATTAGTGACATACCAGAAAAAATTGTTTACTTGGTTTTGATTGACAATAAAGGTTACTATGATTTCCCAAAAGGAGGCATTGAATTTGGCGAGTATCCTTTTGATTGCGCTTTAAGAGAAACGTATGAAGAAATAAACCTTTCAGAACAAGACTTTGAAGAATTTAGTGGTAAGATTGTAAAAGATAAGTTTTCTTGTGGAGAAGGTCTTGTTATGTTTATAGGAAAGATAAAAAAAGATAGCTTTTACAATACAGTAATAAAGGCAAATGAAAAGTCTGGATACTTTGAACATTCATCATATGAGTGGCTTGATAAGAATAGCATTGTTATATCAAAGTTAAAAGTAAATAGTACATTAAAAATGAAACTTCCTTTATACTTGCAAGAATGTTTAAGCTGGGCTTCACAAAAAATAGTTTAATAATTGTTCATCTGTTATATAATTCAAATAAATGGAAAAGAACATGAATAGCAATATACTAGACTTATTTGACAGGCTTAATAGATTTAACAAATCTTTTAAAAACCAAAAAAACAGGATTATATCAGGTAAAAAGATATATAAAAGCAAATTTCTTTATTTTTACTTTTTTCTTATGTCTGAAGAGTTTAAAAAGTCTCCGTATAGAAATATTTTAATTAATTACTTTAAAAAGTCTGAAAGCCTTTATCCCGGCAGTTCATATTATACGTCAGTTAAACTATTAGAAAATACATTATTAAACAATCATACAGAGCAAAAAGAAAGAATAGAAGGAAACCTGGAAACTTTGTTTAAATATATGAGAAGTGTATCGAACAAAGACTCATTTGAGCTAGCAAGTAATGTTTTAAAATTTGGTGGTCCAGATGCAATTATAAATTGTAAGCATACTAAAAACAAAGAAATATTAGTTGAAAAAGATTCAAAGCCAACTTATAAAATAAACATTCATCCAGAATTTGAAAGTATTTATTTTAGCAAAGTGAATAAATCAACTAAAAACGTTAGAATATCTGTGTTTGATGGATTTATTGAAAGAGAATCAGAGCTTATTCCCTTACTAGATGAACTAAAAAAAGAAAATATACCGGGCATTATTATTTGTAGAGGAATATCAGATGATGCTGTTAGACATTTGAAGAGTATACTTTTAAGAAATAAACTCTTTTTATATCCTTACATATCAAGATTTAACAACGAAGATCCTTTTTTACTTAAGGACATTGCAAGCATTTCGGGTACTACTGTAGTTTCTGGAGAGTTTTTTGATAATGTTTATAAAGACATAGTGGGCAAAAGCAAAATTGTCAAAGTTACTTTAGGAAAAAACATGATAGTTTTTGACAAAACAAATAAGCATCTTGTTAATGAGATTAATATGCAACTAAAAGATTGTAATCATAATGTTAAAAAATATCTTTCTAAAAGAAAAAAAAGAGCTTCTCCAAATAACATTACAGTTCATATACCTACAGACTATAGTAATTTATTAAACGAGTTGAAAGCTTTAATAAAATGTTATAATATGTGTGTGTTACTAGGCTTTGTAAGTTCAAAAGAAAAAGTATATTCAAGATATTGTGAAGAAGTTTCAGACAAGCTTTCAAAAAGCTTGTCTGAAACTCTTAATAGAATTGGTTTAGTTGTGAAGCTTAAGGAGGAGTAGAAATGAAAAGTTATATAAAACATTTAATAGAGTGTCAATGTATACTTAAGATATTTGAAAACACAACTAAACCGTTGTATCACAAGTTCGTCGTGTTTTCTTTAACTGATAATGAAACAGTTAAAGAAAAGTACGTTACATGTAATAATTGTGATATAGTGCATAGAGTTTATGACATTTGTAAAAGCGAAATCAAGTGGGGTAAAGAAGGTTACAAATCTTTAATATACACGAAAGAAGACATTTCGTTTAATCTTGCAAACAATGGAAAACAAAATATATCAGACTTGTTAACTATAAATGATGTAGACATACCAGACTGGGAATTAGTTGACTATCTAATAGAAAAAAATCTAGAAGGGCATGTTGTTCTTAGTAAAAAAGAAATAGACAATGATGTTAACTACAAGATTTTATACTTGCTTAAAGATGGCAAAATAAAAATTAAAAACGAGCTAGAACAGAGGTATTTATGAGTTTAAACCCTAACATTCCAGAAGATTTACATTCTATAGAAAAGTGTAGAAATATAAAAGATGAAATAATGAAATTTGGTGTTAATAACAATGAGATATTAAAGATAATTGACATGTTATCATTAGAGCTTGAAGATATTGATAAGATGAAAAAAATTCAAGAATTGTTAAGAAATGAAACTTTTTTTAACAAAGAAGAAAAGCATGATATAATTTTATAAAAAGAAAGGTAGAGATAGATTATGACAGAAGAAACAGTAATTAATGAATTAACAGCTGGAGAAGAAACAGTAGAAGTTACACATGAAACATTATATAACGAGATTAAGATACTAACTGATTCTTTAGAATCAGATGTTTTAAAAGCGTATAGAGGAAATAGAGCAGCAGGAGTAAGACTTAGAAAGGCTCTGAGACTTTTAAAGACAAAGTCTGGAGATTTTGTAAAATTTACATTAGGAAAGAGTTAAATATTTTTTTCTTATTTTTTTTATAGAATTTTTTTCAATTTGACATACTCTCATTCTTGTTATGTCAAATAAATCGCCTATTTCCTGTAAAGTATGCGAATTACCATTTGATTTGTTTATTATGCAGTTGTTGCTACTACAAGAATCGTGCCAATATCTACATTTAATATTAGCACAAGACTTGTTTAATAATTCATGAACTTTAAAACAAGTATAACTTTCCATTTCTTTATTGGGCATTGTAAAACCTTTCAATTTTAACTTATATTTACTATTGTATTACAAATTGAAAGGTTTTACAATGTTTAACTCTTTGCTGAGTAAAAGTGATAAAAGAAAATTGTTTGTTATTGATACGAGTGTTTTACTTTATGATAAAAGTGCATTATTTAACTTAAGTGGGAATGATATAATAATCCCACTTGTTGTTTTAGAAGAAATAGACAAATTTAAGTCAAGAGAAGGAATATTGGGAGAATATGCTAGATTTATAAATAGATTTCTAGATGACTTAAGAAAGTTAGGAAGTTTACACGAGGGAGTATATCATGAAGAGAATGATATAAACATCAAAGTATTGTCAGAAGTTAACTGGGAAGGTCTTGACGGGCTTGATTTAAAGTACAATGACAATATAATAATCGCAACAGTAAATAGTATTGTTAAAAAAAATACAGAATACAATCACGTAGCTCTAATAACTAAAGATATAAACTTAAGAGTTAAATGTGATGCTGTTGGTATAAGATCAGATGATTATAACGCAGACTACAAATTTATAAAGTCAGATAGTTTATATCCCGGGTTTAAAGCGTTAACAGTAGATTCAGACATAATAAACAAAGCATACTCAGGTAATCACTTGAAGTTAACAGAAGAAGTTTTTAATGAAATTGAAATAGTTGAGAACGAATTTGTTGTACTTAAGTCAGACAATGGAAGTAATCAGTCATGTCTTATGAAAAGAAAAGATACAAATCTTGTAATACTTGAATCAAAACAAGATCTGTATCGAATGTCTAGCGTAGAAGCTAAAAATAAAGAACAGATATTTGCTCTAGAGTTGTTACTAGACGAAGATATTCCTTTAGTCACGCTTACAGGCATGCCTGGAAGTGGTAAAACTTATCTTGCTCTAATGACAGCTTTAAAGTCAATAGAAAAAGAAGAAAAAAAGAGAATAATATTTACAAGGCCCATACAGACTGTGGGTAAAGATATGGGATACTTGCCTGGAACTTTAAACGAAAAAATGTCTCCTTGGCTTGCGCCTATAGTAGACAACTTTAGAAATCAGTTTGGAGACCTAATGTATTTTGATTTAATGATGGAAAAAGGTCAAATAGATGTTGCTCCTCTGTCATATATAAGAGGTAGAAGTTTTAATGACTCTATTATTATTGTTGATGAAGCACAAAATGCAACAGTGCATGAATTAAAAACAGTTATTACAAGAACTGGTAAAAATTCAAAAGTTGTATTACTAGGTGATATAGATCAAGTTGATTTAGCTTATGTAAACAAATTCAGTAATGGTTTAACAATAGTTATAGAAAAGTTAAAAGAAGAGAAAGTAACAGGTCATATTAACTTTACAAAAGGTTACAGATCAGAATTAGCAAATATAGTTGCTAATAAATTATAAATAAGGAGTACTAAATGCCTACAACTAGAATAGATGCCAACAGAGTAAGATATACTTATCCACTTCTTAGAAGAGCACCTGTATACGGAAAGATTGCTGCAGGAGGAGCAAGCACTGTTGAAGTTGCAACAATTAACTTTAACAATGCTGAAACTGGCATATATACTTTTAAAGATCCTGCTTTTTATACTTCAATACCTGTATGTGTTATATCTCCTGAAGATGAAAACGTTAATGTATTTATAACTAGTTTGACTACAATATCTGTAACAGTAGGATCTTCAGCACCTTTTACAGGTAAAGTTCATGTGCATATTTATCCAAATGACGAAAGCTAATTAACGTGATTCAAAAAGGCAAAGCAACATTAAATGCTAATCAAGAAAGTATACAGATTAACTTCTCTGAGATTTTTGACTCAACTCCTGTGGTTAATATAAGTTGTAAAGAAGATGTTAACGTATATTTATTAGATGTAACGACGACTTACATTACAGTTTATGTAAGTAATCCACTAGAAAGTAGTTTAGAAATAAATTATGTTGCTATACAACAAACATCTTAGGAGACTTGATAATGGCTAGGGATTTTTTAACAAAACAGGCAAGAACTGGAAAAATAATAGGTAATAATCCTACAGAGTCTGAGCCTAAATTAATTGTATATCCAGATAAAATAGGCTCTGGAGGATCAGAAATTGCAAACGCTACAGATAGTGTTGGTGGTTTTTCTACTGGACTTACAAGTAGACTAGCAAATGTAGGTTTAGATACGTTTATTTATATCGATGGTATTCCTGGGTCTAAAAAAGCTGGTACTGCTAATACTGTTACTGTATTTGGTGGTGATGTAGTTATTAGTGGTAGTTTATATGCAGAAGGTAATGCTTCTAGCATGTGGGAAGTTGATCCTGCTGATGTAAATAATCTTATACCTACAAATATAATTGACGGTGATACTGGACTATTTGCTATGGATTTTGGAAAACTAAAATTTAATGAGTATAACTCAACTTTAGATGCTATAACAAGTGCTGAAGATTTTTCAAGATATACTTTGTCAAATAAAGATTGTGTATTAGATAAGTTTTTTGAAGTTGATACAACGTTGTCTGGTTATGATCATATAGTTCCTAAAGCTTAGTGATAAAAGAATTAAATAAATTATTTTATTAATAGTTAATATAAACAAACTATGATAAATAATTATAAAAGAATATTAGGAGATTAATTAGATGGCAACTAAAAATCTAGTCCCAAGAGTAAACAATGAAGGAAGCCTAGGCGTTTCTTCAAGAAAATGGGCAAATGCATATTTTACTAACGGTAATTTTGACAAATTACTTACAGATGAATTAAAAAACATATCAGATAACGAGCTATTAGTAGCAGGCGATAATATTACAATTACATATAGCGCTGATAATAAAAACTACACAATAGCATCTACAGCTTCTGGCGGTGGTGGTCCACTTTCATTAAATGATCTTACAGATGCAACAGTAACAAATCCTTCAACAGGTCATATTTTAGTTTACAGTTCAGATGATTCAACTGTGTTAAAAAATGTTGCTTTAAGTGGTGATGCTACAATTTCTTCAGCTGGCATTTTAACTATATCAGACGATTCTATTAAAACAGCAATGGTAAATGCAAACGTCATAACAGGTCAAACTGATGTTGAAGATGCAATTGCAGATAGTGACTTAGTTTTAGTTTACGACACGTCAGCTTCAGCGCTAAGAAAAATTACTAAAGCTAACTTTGTTTCTGGACTAGACGCAACACTAAATATTGATGGATATAATGCTTTAGATGGAACTGGTTTACATCAAGATGATGATCATTTTATATTTTCTAATGGTGGGACTGAAAAGAAAATTACTTTTTCTAATCTTCAAGACGCAATATTTGCAGGTGTAACTGGTGATGCTTCTATTGCAGCAGGTGGTGCTTTAACTATTGCATCTGGAGCTGTAGATAGCAGCATGCTTGCTGGATCGATTGACAACAGTAAATTGACAAATTCATCAATCACTATAGGTAGCACAGCTATATCTTTAGGCTCTACTGTGTCAGATATTGCTGGCTTAGGCAGTTTAGTTGTTGACAATATTACAATAGACGGTAATACAATTTCATCTACAAATACTGATGGTCATATTATTTTGGATCCAAATGGTACGGGTAACATTAATGTATCAAGTGCTAAAGTAACAAATCTTGCAGATCCTATAGCAAACACAGATGCTGCAACAAAAAGTTACGTAGACTCAGTTGCATCTGGTTTACAACCTTTTCAAGAAGTAAAAGCTGCTACAACACAAAATTTAGCAGTAACTGCAACAAATACAACATTGACAGCTTTATCAGATGGAGCATTTACTGTAGATTCAAACGTTAGTCCTGCTTTTGCTGTGGGTGATAGAATTTTGGTAAAAGATCAATCAACTCAAACTCAAAACGGTATTTATGAAATAACAACGTTAGGAAATGGATCTACTGATTTTGTTTTAACAAGAACAAGCGACTTTAACAATGGTTTATCTACAGCATCAGGTGTATTTGTATTTGTAGCTTCTGGTGATACAAACGGTAAAAAAGGTTTTGTATGTATATCTCCAGATGGTAGTGATACTGTAGGAACTCACAGCATTATTTGGTCATCTTTTTCAAGTGCTGGATCATTTGGAGCTGGTGATGGTATAAGTTTAGTTGGTAGCGCTTTTAAACTTGATATAGATAATAATTTATCTGACATTAATACAGTTGCTAAAGACGACGTATTAGCAATAAAAGATGAGTCTGATACTGGTAACGTAACAAAGTCAACTACAGTTGGTGATTTATTATCAGATATGGTTGATGATTCAACAATTGAGACAAACACAGGTAGTGGTGGTGATGGTAAGTTAAGAGTAAAAGATAATGGCATTACTACTAGTAAGTTGGCAACAATATCTAGAAATAGACTTTTAGGCTATCTATCAACAGATACATCTAGTGGTGCCCAAGAAGCGAATGTTACAGTAATAAATGTAGATCCTTCAACTACTGACAATTCAGAATGGACTAGCTCAGATGACATAACAGTACCGTCACAATTAAGCGTAAAAAATTATGTTGATCAAGAAGCAAAATCAAATCAAATAATAAGGACTTCAGACATAGACAGTGAAGTTGCAGAAACTTTTAATTTAACTTCTTCTTCAAACACTATTAATTTAACTAAGGCTTATCCAGAGTATATTAACAAAGTAATAAAGATAAATCTTTCTGGCAACTGGCCAATGTCGACACATATCGATATAGTATTACCTCCACTTGCAAAAATAGACTCAAGTAATGAGCTTTTACAAACTACTTTTATTAAATTATTTGAAAGTTTTACAATTAATATTGATTCTTCAGGAATTACAGGTCCTACAAATGAATATAATGGTAATGGAAAAAGACCTGAAATTAGATTTAAATCACACTCAAGCTGTGGATTTTCTCAATTTACAAGTTCAACAACGGGTTACGTAGGATTTGGAATTGCTAATAAGAGTAATTTTACAAAAGAACAAATCTACAGTTCAGACAAGATTCTTGACTTGCATTGTTATAGTCAAACTTATGATAATAGTGGAAGACATCATGGACTATTTGGAAACAATATATGTGAAACTAATCAGAATATAAGCTTAAAATCTAATTCTGGTAATTTTGTTGAAGAAAGTCAAAATGATAAATTTAAGTTTTATTTAAAGCAAGGTGAATTTATGTACTCTTCTGGCTCTGGCTCTATAGCAGGCTATCATTACTATTTCGATTCATATAAACTATAATAAATTTAGGAAAAAAATATGTCAATATTACAAAAATATTTAAAAATAAAAAATGAAACAAAGAGCTTATTTTATGAAACTCAAGCATTATCTAAAAACAATGATTATGTTCCTATAGAAGACATATTATCCTTAGGTGATATTGATCATTTAAGTGATGTGACTTTAAATGCAGTAGCTTCAAATCATATGTTAGTGTATAATAACACTTCATCTAAATGGGAAAACAAAGTAGGTGGTGATGTAATATCTGCGTTAGGAATTACAGCATCTTTAGCAGAATTAAACGTATTAGATATAAGTACAGCTAGTAATGCAAATAATACAACAAACTTTTTAAGAGCAGATGGCACTTGGGCAGCACCTACATCTTCAGGAATTACAGGTCTATCAGCAGATAGCAGTACAAAACAACTAAACGTTGCTGAAGATTATAAATTTGTATTTGAAGGTCTAACTTCTAATAACTTTGAAACTACACTTCAAGTTGAAGATCCAACAGCAGATCGAGTCATAACTTTACCAGACGACTTCGGCGAAGTAAGTTTATCTCCTATATACACTACTTGGTATTATAAAGCAATATCAAAAACAAGCCCATTCACTTTTTCAAAAAACAATGAAAGCGTAATGTTAACAGGCGGAATAAGTCAATATCAAGGAAGTGACGATTTTTACGTAATTTTACCAGACTGGAATAACTTAACTAGCTCGACTTCTTTAAATGATACTTCTTTGTTTGATTGGGATCCTACAAAAGGAATAAGATATAAATTAGCAAGATCAATTGCAGGTAAAGTTTTTATTGCTCCTGAGTTAAGTGGAGATGATATCGAAGTAATTGGCAATAGTTTTTGGGACGCATCTACTAGTAGAGTAGTTACGTTTTCAAATATAGTACAAGGCAAAACATATAAAATCATATCAGGATCTGGTTGGAATAATCTAGGAGCTACAAATGATGCAACTACAACATTCTTTACTGCTTCACAAAATGGTAATAACTCAGGATCAGGATTAGCATTTGAATGCCTAGAAATATCAGCAGCAGACTTTAAAGCAGGTTGGTTAGATATTGTCGGAATAAAACAAAAAGGTGCATCAAACTATTATTATGCGATATCACAACCTTCACAACTTTTAGATTCTCCAACTGTAACAGGAACAGCAACGTTTTCTACAGCAGAAGCTGATAATATATTGGCTAAACAAAGCGTTAAAATTCAAGAAAGTGGTGGTACTGATACCATTAACTTGAAATCTCCTGCATTAGCAGCTTCTTATGATTTAACTCTACCTGATACAGACGGTAATGCTGCTAATCGTATAATGAAGACTACAGATGCAAATGGAAGTCTTGATTGGGTAACTATTTTAGATGAAGATGACTTTACATCAAATAGTGGAGTTGACGTACCTACACAAAGAAGTGTCAAGAACTATATTGCAACTCAAATGTTGAATATAAATACAACTTCAGCAAGTTCTAATACTTATACAATAAATAATACAACACCTTCAGCAACTTTAATATTGTCAGATGTTAATACAACACCTAATATTAACTGGACATCACAGAGTATGAATTTTACTGCTTGGCTTAATACAGCAAATTCTGCATCACAAAACTATAAATTATATATGCCTCCTGTAGACTCTTCTCTTTTAGGATCTAAAGTTCAAATAAAAGTAAATAATCTTACAAACGTAAGCACGAATAGTAAGCTCAATAGACTATATATATATACCAATCCTAATGATGCAAAAGCAGGCTTATCAGGTAACACGACATACTCAAATTCTGAGCCTAATGCTGTATTTATTCAAAGCGGCGCATCAGGTTCTATAGACTCTCTAAGCAACTATGATAATAAAAATTATTATACGGGTGTAGATCTTATGGCATCGACTTCTGGTGGAATAATAACTTTTGAGCTTTATAAAGATAGTAATTTTATAGGGCCTGATGGCAGTACGAAAAACGTATATATATGGAAAAAAGTTAACTAATTTATTTTAAAAAGGAAAATCAAAAAAAATGATAAATTTTATAATTGATGATGCACAAAACGAAAACGTTCAAGTTGTTAGTAACGAGGTTGTTTTAGCAGAAAGCATTTTAGCTTTAGCAGACATTGGTGACTTACGCAACGTAGACTTAACTGGAACGTCACCTGCGATAGCTAACAATCACTTTCTAGTTTACAACGGGACAAGCTTTGTTCACGAACAACCAAGTGATGCTTTGATATCATTAGGTGTTACTTCGAATGCTGCAGAACTAAATAAACTAGATGGTGCTACAGTAACTACAGCTGAGATAAACTATTTAGATATCACAACGTTAGGCACGTCAGAAGCAAGCAAAGCGTTAACAGTTAACTCATCTGGTGATTTAATAGTTCCAGATAGCGATAAATTCCAGTTTGGCGCTGGATTAGATATGACTTTATATCATGATGGTACAAATTCATATATCACTAATCAAACTGGTGCTTTAAAAATAGCAACTGAAACGAGTGGAATTGCTATTAACATTGGACATGGAACTTCTGAAGTTACAATCGGTGACAACTTAACAGTTACTGGTAACTTAACAGTTAACGGAACAACAACAACTATCAATTCTACTACGCAGACTGTAGATGATCCAGTCATAACTTTGGGTGGTGATACTGCTCCTGGCAGTGATGATAATAAAGATCGTGGTGTAGAATTTAGATGGCATAATGGATCTGCAGCTAAAGTTGGCTTCTTTGGTTATGATGATTCAACTTCTAAGTTTACATTTATTCCAGACGCAACAAACTCATCTGAGGTGTTTAGTGGAACAGCTGGTAACGTAGCATTCGGTGCTGGTGAATTTGCAGGTGATTTAACTGTAGATGCTTCAGTTTTAAAAGTAGATTCTACAAACAATAGAGTTGGTATTGGAACTGCTACTCCTTCTAAAGTTTTACATGTAGTCGATACAGGCGATGATTCTGAAATTGCTAGATTCCAAGGTGCAGATGGTAATATCGGAATTCAGGGTGGTGCAAAGATTACTTTCTCAAGAAATGGAAACAATAATCTAACATGTACAGATGCTGCTGGTGCTCTAGTTTTTGAAACTGGTGGAGGTGGTAATAATAGACTTACAATTTCAAATGCAGGGGTTTCAACATTTACAAACAACGTAGTTTTAGACAATGCTAAATCTTTAGTTTTAAGTGAATTAGATTCTAATGGTTCAAATACAGTTTCTATTAAGGCTCCAGATGCTGTTACTGCAGACGTTACTTTAACGTTGCCAGATGGCGTAGGAACTAATGGCCAAGCGCTAACAACTAATGGTTCTGGCGTATTAAATTGGACAACAATATCACCAGGCTCTTCTACGCTTGCTAGCTTATCAGATACTAATATATCTAGCCCTTCAGCTGGACACATTTTAATTCATGATGGTTCAAATTCGTTTGATAACGTTACACTAAGTGGAGATGCTACAATATCATCAGCAGGTGCGCTTACAATTGCATCTGATGCTGTAGAAGGATCAATGTTAAATGATAACGTTATTTCAGGACAAACTGAAATGACAGGTGATGTAGCAGACACAGATGAATTATTAATATCAGATGCGGGTACAATTAAAAGAGCTGATTTTAGTGTTGTAAGAGACGCTATATATAACGATATTAGTGGTGATGCTACAGTAGCAGCTGGTGGTGCTTTAACTATTGCTGCTAACTCTGTGCAAGATTCAATGATAAATGATGATGTTGCTACAGGATTAGCTGGAGATGGATTGGCTGCATCAAGTGGTGTGCTTTCTGTAGGTGTTGATGATTCATCTATAGAAACAAATTCTGATGCGCTAAGAGTTAAAGCTGCAGGTATCACAAATGCTATGTTATCTGGTTCAATTGCAGATTCAAAATTAAATACTATATCAACTGCAGGAAAAGTTGCTCTATCATCACTAGAGATTGATGGCGGAACAGATATTGGTGCAGCTTTAGTTGATGCAGACTTAATTGTTGTTGATGATGGTGCAGGTGGAACAAATAGAAAATCTACATTAACAAGAGTTAAAAAATATATCTACTCAGCTATGAGTGGTGATGCAACAGCTTCAGATGAAGGTGCGCTTACTATTTCAGCTAACGCAGTAGAAGGATCAATGTTAAATGATAACGTTATTTCAGGACAAACTGAAATGACTGGAGACGTTGTTGATACTGATGAATTATTAATATCAGACGCAGGAACCATTAAAAGAGCTGATTTTAGTGTTGTAAGAGATGCTATTTTCAATGATATCAGTGGTGATGCAACAGTAGCAGCTGGCGGTGCATTAACTATTGGAGCTAATTCAGTTGAAAAAGCAATGGTTAATTCAAATGTAGTTACAGGTCAAACAGAACTATCAAGTAAAGATGACAATGGAAACGATGCAGTTTTAGTATGGGACAATTCAGCTAGCGCTCTTAAAAAGATGACATTAAATACTTTACTATCTGGAACTGGTAGTAGTGGTAACTTATCTAATGTTGTTGAAGATACAACGCCTCAATTAGGTGGATCTTTAGACGTTAACGGTCAAGATATAGTTTCAATTTCTAATGGTAATATTACTTTAACACCAAACGGTTCAGGTGTAGTTAGAATTGATGGTACATCTGGTATTGATATGCAAAGCGGATCGATTTCTGTTAAAAACAGCGGTTCAGTTTCAAACGTTAAGCTATATTGTGAAGTTGGTAATGCACATTATACACAATTACAATCAGCAGCACATGGAAGTTATAGCGGAAACGTTACATTAACATTGCCAACTTCTACAGGAAATCTTGTAGGCACAGGTGATTCTGGAACTGTTACTAATACAATGTTAGCTGGTTCAATTACAGCTGCTAAGATGAATAATGCAATATTTGCAGATTTAGAAACTTTAGGCGCTCCTGCTTCAGACGGTCAATTTATTGTTGCTACAGGATCTGGTGCTTTTGCTTATGAAAGTGCAAACACAGCTAGAACTAGTTTAGGATTAGGAACAGGATCAAGTCCAACATTTACTAGTTTAACATTGTCAGGTCAAGCTGCAGCTTTAGCAATGAATAGTCAAAAGATTACAGGTTTAGCAACTCCAACAGCTGATGGTGATGCAGCTACTAAATCATATGTAGATAGCGTTGCTGAAGGTTTAGATGTAAAAGATTCAGTACATGTTGCTTCAACAGCAAATATTGCATCACTTTCAGATGGATGTGATGCAGGTGCAACAATTGATGGTGTGACACTAGTTGCAGGTGATAGAGTTTTACTCAAAGATCAAAGTACAGCTTCACAAAATGGTATTTATGTTGTTGCTGCTGATGGCGTTTCTCCTTCAAGAGGCGCAGATATGGAAGCTGCTTCAAGTGCTGCTGGTGTATTTGTTTTTGTAGAAGAAGGAACTGCAAATGCAGATGCAGGTTTTGTTTGTACATCAAATGCAGGCGCTGATACTGTTGGTACTCATAGTTTAGCATTTACACAATTCAGTGGCGCAGGTCAAATTACAGCAGGAAGCGCTTTAACAAAATCTGGTAACACTTTAAATGTAGCTGTTGATGATAGTTCAATCGAAGTAAGTTCAGATGCGCTAAGAGTTAAAGCTAGTGGTATTACAAGTGCTATGTTGGCAGGCTCAATTGCTAACTCTAAGCTTAATCAATTAACTACAGCTAATAAAGTTGCTTTATCTTCATTAGACTTAGACGGTGGTACAGATATTGGCGCTGATCTTGTTGATGCAGACTTAATTGTTGTTGATGATGGTGCGGGTGGAACAAATAGAAAATCTGCACTTTCTAGAATTAAGAAGTATGTATACTCATCAATAAGTGGAGACGCAACAGCTTCAGATGCTGGTGCTTTAACAATCGCATCAGGTGCTGTGGAAACAGCAATGGTAAATGCAAATGTGATTACAGGGCAAACGGCAGAAACTTCTATACATAATGATGACTTAGTATTAATCTATGATGATTCAGCTTCAGCATTGAGAAAAATGACAAAAGCTAACTTTGTATCTGGATTAGGAAGTGGAAGTACAGCTGCTGATGATATATCAGCAGGCGATGCTGCTGTAACAATTACTACAACTTCAGGTGATACTAATATTAAATCAGCTGCAGGTGACGTTTTAATTGAAGCAGAAAACAATGCTAAAAAGGTTACAATTAAAGGTGATCATGAAAGTAGCACAGCTATTCATTTAGATGGTAATGCTAACGCAGCTTCTATTGTTGATATAGATGCAGGTGTACTTGATATAGATGCAACTGCTGGTATTACAATGGATGGTACTACATTATCTATTGATGGTACAGATGATTCTAACTTAACAGTTACAGGATCAGCTAAGGACTTAGATATTTCAGTTGCTGGTGGAGGAACTCAAGAATTACGATTAACTTCAGCAGGTACTGGTGCTAGTGCTCTTCACTTAAATGCAAGTGCAGGTGGTATCAATATCGATTCAGCAGATATGATTGATATTGATGCTGCAGATGAGATTACAATTGATACAACTTCAGCTGATGGTCATATTGCAATAACTTCTGCACATACTGCAGGTGAAGCTATATTGATTAGCGCGAATGCTGATGCAGGATCTATTTTAAACATTGACGCAGGTATCATGGATGTAGATGTACAAGGTACTTATACTCTTGACGCAACAGGTATATCGTTAGATTCAGATGCAGCATCTAACTTTACAACATCATCAGGCGCGTTAACTCTTTCAGGCGCTGGAGGCGTTAATATTAATGGCGGTTTAGGATCAACTGGAGTAACAATCTCTGCAGCTGGCGCAATATCAGCTGACGGTAGAATTATAACAGATGATACAACAAATGCTACATCAACTACTGACGGTGCTATACAAACTGATGGCGGTCTAAGTGTTGCTTTAGATGTTGTAATAGGTGATGATTTATTATTAAAATCAGATAACTCAGTTTTACACTTTGGTGCAGACTCAGAAGTTACATTGACACATGATCCTGATGTGGGTCTTTTACTTAAAAATACCGAGACAGGTGATGATAAACCAGTTAGACTAACATTAATTTCTGGGGAAAGTGAATTATCTAACGGGGAAGTAGTAGGAAGTATTGACTTTAAAGCCACAGACACTACTGGATTTACAGGTGTTATAAGTAGCATTGAATCAGTTACAAAAACAACATTCTCATCTACAGCTAAAAATAACACTAAGTTATCTTTTAAAACTTCAACAGGTGGAAACGCTGCTGCTGAAGTTATGTCAATAGATCACGTAGGATACCTTACAGTTTCTGGTGGATTAGGTGTAAGCGGTGATACATCTACTTTCTCTTCAGCAAACTCTACAGATCCTTTAGTTATAATTAAAAACACAACTAATGATGCTAATGGTGCTAGACTAAGATTTGTGAAAGATAAGGGTGCTGCTGGTGCTGATAATGATGTTGCAGGTTTAATTGAATTCTATGCTGATGATGACAACCAGGATCAAATTAAATTTGCTGAAATAAAAGCACAAGTAGCTGATGCATCTAATGGAGCTGAAGGTGGTAAATTAACACTAAGCGTAGCTGAACATGATGGTACTTTAACGCAGGGCTTACTTCTATCTGATGGTTCTGCTGACGGTGAGATTGATGTAACAATTGGTGCGGGAACTAGTTCTACGTCAACAGTAGCAGGCAAGCTATCATTAGGTGGTATTACTTATGATTTCCCAACATCAGACGGCTCTGCTAATCAAGTGCTTAAAACAGATGGTTCTGGAAATCTTGATTGGGTTGCTCAATCTGGCGGTGGAAGTACTGCTGCTGATGATTTAACAGCTGGCGACGCTGCAGTAACAATCGCAACATCTTTAGGTAATATAACCATAGACGCTCAAGCGGGTGATTCTGACATCATATTTAAAGGTACAGATGGTTCATCTGATATAACTATGTTAACATTAGATGGTTCAGATGCTGGTACAGCAATATTTAATCACGATATTAAAATGCCAACATCTGGCGCAGTATTATCAATGGGACCATCAGATGATGTTAAAATAACACATGTAGAAAACTCAGGTCTATTGATAACGTTAGATAGTGATGGAGACGGATCTTATGATCCTAAGTTAGAATTAAAAGCAGAACATACAGATGGATATGGTCCTAATTTAATTCTAAATCACTCTGAAAGTGATGGAGCAACTGATACTATATATAAAATATCAGGAAAAGCAAGAAACGATGCAGGTAATTCAAAGATTTTTACTTCTATAGATGGTAGAAAAATTACTCATGGAAACGGATCTGAAGATGGTCGTTTAATGCTTTACGTAATGGCAGCTGGTACTTTAACAACTGCAGTAAATATAGATGGTTCAAACGGTGGAACAACATCATTTAGTAATGATATTAAACTAACTTCAGACTCTTCAGTAATATCCCTTGGTGCTGGTAACGATGCAACATTAACTCACGATGGAACAACTGGTCTTACAATTGCAGCAACTCCTATATCAATTGATTCAACTGGTGAGTTGCATTTAAACTCTACAACGGGTGATATTAAATTCCAAGATGGAGGTACAGATCAACTAGCTTTAGACTTAGACGGAACTGCTGGCGAAGTTATAATGAAGCTAATGGTTGATTCTGATGACTTTGTATTCCAACAATATGATGGAACAGAAGTGTTTAGAGTTGAAGACAGTGGTGAATTTAATACTACGGGTAATCTTGTTATAAAAAATCAAAAAGAGATAAGACTAAGCGAAGGGTCAGGTAACGGAACAAACTACTTAGGGTTTAAAGCTCCAGCTGCTGTTACAAGCAATGTTACATTTACTTTACCAGATGGTGATGGATCAGCAAATCAAGTTCTAAAGACTAATGGTAGTGGAACTTTATCTTGGACAGCAATGAGTGGTGGTGGCGGTGGATTTACATACTCTGCAATAACATCTACAACTACAGCTCAAGCTGAGTATCACTACAGCGTAAGCACTTCAGGCGGCGCAGTTACATTAAATCTTCCAGCAAGATCTGGTGTTACAGCAGGAAAAGAAATAAGAGTTAAACTAACTGCTGCAGGAAATGACTTAACAATTGACGGAAATGGCTCAGAAACAATTGACGGATCCGCGACATTAGTTTTAAATGTAGCAAATCAGTCTGTAACATTAGTTGCCGGCAGCTCTACAAACTGGGAAGTTGTTTAATAAAAGCTGTTAATATTCTCTTTGTGACTAATATATACATATAGGATAATAGAAATAGAAAGAATATCGTATCATGAGTCATAATAAAATAACAGTAGCAGGTCAAAGTCCTAATAGTAGCGGAGAAATTACGCTTTCCGTAGAAAATTTATCAGATGTTACAATATCATCAGCTTCAGATACACAGGTCTTAAAATATAACGGTAGTGCTTGGGTAAATTCAGCTGCACCTTCAACTTCAACTAACTACATGTTAATTGGACAAGGTGAAACTAGTGCATACTCAAATAGCGGCGCTTCGAACATGAATCAAGACTCATATTTGAGAATATATGATACAGGTCCTATAAATAACATATCAGGAGCTTCTTTAACGCAACACTTATCTTCTAATTGGTATAGTGATATAACATTACCTGCAGGAAAGTATTTTGTACAATGTCAAACTTACGTAGAGTTTTCAGCTAGCGGTTATCTTTTATTCAATCTATCAAACACAAGTAATAATGATACAAAAAGCGCAGCAGGACTAATTGGTGATAATTCAACCTCATACTCAGACGGTAAAGCGACTACAATACAATCATGGTTAAATTTGACATCCTCAACAACAATTGGTATTAGACTTGCTGCTGTTTCAAACGTAGACACAGTTGCAAATCAAGGTAACAAAATATCAGAACATACTTACTTGCTTATAATGAAAATAAGCTAAAGAAGGTCATAATCATGAGTCACTCTTTTACAAATATTAATAACAAGTCATCAAGCAATATTACGTTAAATTTGTCTGATGTTACTCAAAGCGGAACACCCTCAAATAATGACGTAATAAACTTTAATGGCTCGTCTTGGCAAAACAGTAACATTCCAAGTAGTCTTACAAGTGATTTAAGTTTGAAATTTGGCTTATTTGGTTCTACAAATCTTGCGTGGGGTACAGGTGTATACTTATACGAAGTAGGTGACTACCTTTTAGCCCGACGTCATGAATCATATAATTTTACAGCTAGTAATTTTACGTGGAACAATGCAACATCAACAAATTCTGTACTATCTAATAGCAAGTGGTTTGAGTCAATTGATATACCTGAAGCTGGTAGATATCTATGCATGTATTCAGTTCATGCAGACAGAGAAAGTGGTACAGCAGCTTCAGCCACTTATAGATGGCAATGTAACGCTGGATATTTTGGTTCAAAGTGTTATGTTGACAGTTTAGGTCAAAATTATGGAGGAATAGCTACAGGCATAGTGGACGCAGTTCAAAATGATATACTGCGCCTTGTAGTTGTAGCAACAGATAGCGCTGGTCAAGGTTCAGGCTCTTTAGACTTGCATCATGCAACAACACAAAAATCAATGTGTACAACAATAATAAAAATTGGATAAAAAAGGACAAAGAAATGTGGATAAAAGTAAAATGCTCACAAGATATAGAAAAAGGCGACGTATTATCATATGATTCATCACAACAATTATGGAATAAATCTAGTTCTTTGGCATCTCCATTAGGAGTTGCTAGAAAAGATGCATTTTTAAAGCCTGAAACTGATGGTGTTTATATTGTAGAAATACAATTGCAAGGTCAAGTTGAAGCAAAAGCCTCTAGAGATATACCTGATGAAGGTGGTGAGTTAAATGTAGAAAATGGTATGGTTTATGTTGACAACAATGCAAATCATGATGGCATAATTTGTCCAAACTTTTTAGATCAGCCTAGCAGGTTATCAGGAAATCTAGTTACAATTATTATCAGATAATTTTTTTAAATTAATTGTATAAATTCACTTTTTTTTATATAATATTAAATGAAAGTGAGGTCTGTTATGACTATTTTAAAAGAGCATGTCTCTTATTCAGAAGTTAAGCAATGGAAAGAATGTGGGTGGAGACATAAGCTTCTATATATTGATAAAATTAGAACATTTGAAGAATCTCCACACTTGCACTATGGAACAATAATACATGATGCTTGCGAACATTACTTAAAAACGCAAGAGCTCAAAATAGAAGAAGCTAAAGAAAAGATAACGCAGTCATGGGATGAGCATGGTTTTGACTCTAGCGATTATATCATACTCCAGACAAATAGAGCAAAATTACAAGGTTGGAAGTATAAACATGACAACTTAAACAATTGGTTAACATGGGCAGAAAGCAGTATAAGTGCATTACCTGAATTTTTAGATAAAACATTTCCAGAATGGGAATATGTTGCTGCTGAAGATGCTTTGTATGAGAGCATTGAAAGATTTGATACAAAATTTAAAGGATATATAGATTGTATAATAAAAGTTCCATTTAAAGATGATTATAAATACTGGATAATTGATTGGAAGACAGCAAGCGGAAGAGGGTGGTCTATTGATAAGCAGAGGGACTTTCTTGTACAAGCACAATTAATACTATATAAATACTTCTGGGGAACAAAGAATGATATACCGATGAACAATATTAAATGTGGATTTGTTTTATTAAAGAAAGTTAAGAACAAAAACAAAACATGTCAACTTATTAATTTATCAAGCGGACCAAAGTCAATTGATAAATCAAGAAAAATGATAACAAACATGATTACAACAGTGAATAGAAGACTTTACCTTAAGAATAGAAATTCTTGTAAGTTTTGTGTATTTTTTGAAACAGAAAATTGCACTTAAGGGGATACCGATTGAAAAAGAAGATAATTTTAATATCAGATCACATAATGATGAATAGTGGTGTAGCTGTTCAAGGAAGACATTTAGTTGAAGGTCTATTAGAAACAGGAAAATATAAATTTATACAAATTGGTGCAGCTATGAGTCATGATGACTATAGACCTGTAAAAGTTAAGGAAGATTTAATAATAATACCAACTAAGGGATTTGGTGACAAAGATATTATTAGATCTTTGCTTGTAACTGAAAAGCCTGATGCTATAGTATTGTTTAATGACCCTAGATTTTTTGATCATATCTTTGAGATGGAAGACGAGATACATCAAGTCTGTCCAATACTTTATTGGCATGTTTGGGATAATAGACCTTATCCAAGCTTTAACGAACACGTTTATATGTCTATTGATACGATAAATTGTATATCATACCTAACATATAATTTAATATCAGAAAATCACAGTAATAAAACGAATTATATACCACACTCACTTCCTGATTATTTATTTTATAAATTAAAAGAAGAAGATATTAAAAGCTACAAAGAAAAGATATTAGGGAAAGAAAAGTTAGATCATTTTACTGGTCTGTGGATTAATAGGAATACTAGAAGAAAAAGACCAGCTGATGTGTTAAAATCATGGCAAATGTTCTTGTTTGATTTAGAAGAAAAATTTGGTCATAAAAATGCAACATTAATAATGCATACAGACCCAGAAGATTCTGTAGGTGTTAACTTATTTGAAGTTGCAAAAAATCTTAAAATAAAAGAAAATGTTTGTTTTTCTACTGACGCAATAGATTTTGATGAAGTAAATATATTACACAACATATCTGACTTTTATATAAATATAAGTTTTGCTGAAGGTTTTGGATTAGGCACTTTGGAAGCTATGAAAGTAGGTAACCCAATAATTGCTGTTAAAACTGGAGGACAAACAAGACAAGTAATTAATCACTTTGACAATACAATAAATGGTTTTGCATTAGAGCCCGATGTGACTACAACATCAGGATCACAAAGTATTTATTATATTAATGAAGACTATGTGAAAACAGAAAAAGTTTCAAAAGCAATATTTTCTATGTACTGTATGGGGAAAGAATGTAGAAAAGAAATCGGTAATAAAGCAATAGAATATGTCAATAAAGAATTTAACTACAAAGATATGATTAAAAAATGGGATTTATCAATAGAGGATACAATTAAAAACTGGGAATCAAAATACTCTAGAGTTGAAATCTATAGATTAGGAGATTGATTTTGAAAAAAGTTCTACTAAAAGGACCTCTACTAAGCAATTCTGGGTATGGAGTCCATTCTAGACAGGTTTTTGAATTTTTAAACTCTAGAAAAGATATCGATTTAAAATGTGATATTACTCCTTGGGGGAATACTTCTTGGCGACTTAATCAATATAAAGATAAAAGCTACAAAAATATACCGATAATTTTAGAAAAGTATATGTTGGAAAAAGATATTTCTAATTATAAATTTGACGAATCATATCAAGTATGCTTTCCTAGTGAATGGAGAAGAATAAGTGAATTTGATGTTGGTATAACTGCTGGAATTGAAACAACAATTTGTTGTTCAAATTGGTTGCATGATATTAATTTAATGAATAAAATAATAGTCCCATCTGAATTTACAAAAAAAGTTTTCATGAATTCTTCTAATTATTATAATATAGAATTAAGTACAGAAATAATTGTAATACCAGAATACTATCATGAAGAATTTGATGTCAAAGACAATATAAACACTTTTAATTTGGATATGATTAAAACTAAAAAAAATGTTTTAATATCAGGACAACTTACATCTTTAAAAGAAAAACTTGATAGAAAAAATATATTCAAAACAATTGAAATAGTTGCAAGAGAGGTATCTAGTTTTAACGATGTTGGTTTGATTATAAAAACAAATTTAGGCAAGAATTCAAGAAAAGATTTCATGAGACTAAAAACAGTTATGAACAAGTATTACAAAGAATTAAAAAAAGAGTTAGGTTCATGTCTACCTGAAATTTATTTGATTCATGGTGATATGAGTCCATTTGAACTTAAAAGTTTATATGAAAGTGAAAAAGTATCTTGCTTTATTTCTTGCACTAGAGGTGAAGGATTCGGGCTGCAATTTTTAGAGTCTGCTATATGTAATTTACCTATAATAGCAACAAATTGGTCAGCTTACACAGAATTTCTAGACTTTTTCTTAAAAGTAGACTGTGATATAACTGAAGTAGATGTAGAAAAGATAGATAATCAATTATTTGTATTAAACTCAAAGTGGGCAGAATTCAATGAGTATTCTTTAAAAGAAAAGATACGAGAAGTATTTACAAAAGACTATAGAAAAGATGTTAAAGTTATAGATCAAAGAAATAAATTAGTAAACAAAATGTCTAAAACATCAATAATTAATATTTATAAGCAAAAACTAGACAGGTTTTAATAAATGATTTACACTCTGACAATACTTGCAATTTTATTTTTACTATCTTCATACTATTGTTTTAAGTTTGCTATGATTATTATTGAAATTAGTGAAGCTATAGAAGACGCTTTAGATGTTATTGATATAAATTATAACAATATTTCAAGAATACTGGAAACTCCCATATTTCATGATAGTTATGAAGTAAAGTCAGCTGTGAGCAATCTTGAATCTGCTAGAAACTCTCTTTTAGTTGTTGCTAATAAATTATCAAATAGCAATTTAAACAAAGAAGAGGTAGATATAGAACATTATGAAGGAAGCTAAACAAGTCATAAAAAAAAGTAAAAAAAAAATGTACTTTGGCAAAGAAGTGCAAGAAAAAATAATAGATTACCAAAATGAAGAAGGTGTAGAAGAAAAGCACAAGATTTATAGAAATGATATTATGCCTGCATTTAACGAGTTAGTGCAAAGTTTAGTATCTGTCTACGGATTTAAGTCATCAAATGAAGACATTGATCACTTGAAAACAGACTGCATTACGTTTCTATATGAAACTCTGCATAAATGGGATAGTTCAAAAGGCACCAAAGCTTTTTCTTACTTTAACATATGCGCAAAAAGATATTTAACAATACATTCTAAACGTCTTCTAAAGATTTCTAAAAGAAGCGTGTATCTTGATGACAAAGATTCTTTAACGAACTATGATAAAGAAAAAATATATGATCAAACTTATGACGATCCAGAAAAGCTTATTGAAATTTCTAGAAATAGATTTAAAGTAATAATGGAAATAGTTAATCATATAGAGGAAGAAATTAAGGATGATAGAGATAAAAGGTGTTGCATTGCAATAAGAAAGATATATAATAGTATTGAAGATCTTGAATTTTTTAATAAAAGAGCAGTTTTTGTTTATCTAAGGGAAATATCAGGTTTAAATAGCACAGAACTTAGTGCTTCACTATCTAGTATAAGAAAAATATATAGAAAAAGTGTAGGTGAAAATAAAAAGTTTAGTTTGAAAGAGAAAGACTTGTCATGAAAGACTCAGAAAAATTATTAGAAAAAACAGAAAAAGCAGAAAAAAAAGAGAATCAGATTAGAAATTTTTCTGATATGTTGGATAATATTGATTCATTAGAAGACAAAAAAAAGATGCTGTGGAAGGAAATATACGAAAATAGTTTAGAAGATAGAGAAAAAGCTAAAATGCTTTTTAATGATGCATATATTTCTATGCAAGGAGGAGTTAACGAGCATATGAATATTGGTGGTGTTATGTCAAAGTATCTTGAAAGAATGTGTAGATCTAATGATCAAATTCTAAAGTTAGCTGAGCTTATTGCAAAAGAAGAAGAAAAATCAGAGACTATATCAGAAGATGATATATTTAGTAAAATAAATGGATAGAAAATGAAAAAAGCTCTTGTAATACATGTTGTTAACTCATCTTTAAATAAAAAAGAAAAATTTAGTAAATTAAATACCTCTATAAAAAAAATAAATGGAATTACATTAAAAAATATATCAAGCCCAGACTTTTCAAAAGCGGATGAAGATGAAATAAAGTCAATAGTTGATAATTTACCTTCGGGAACTTGCATTTGTGTAACTTTATTTGAAAAAGAAAAGTCTAAAATAATAGTATGTTTACCAGGATTTTCTTCGCATATAAATATTCCAGTCAAAAAAGGAGAGATAATTTGGTATTTTGTTGATGAAAGTTTTTATGGCGATCAAAATGATGATAAAAGTAAATATATTAAAAACTTTTGGCTATCTAGAGTACATGGCTTAAACATATCAGAAGACCCAACTTTTTCTTTTCATCTTAGAGACTTTGAAAAAAATTTAGATGAAAGTAAAAGACCCGATGGAATTGTTCAAACTAAAAAAGCTCGTGAAAAACAATCAAACAAAGTCAAAGCTAAAAACATAAAAAATGGTATTGTTATACCTGACTATAATGAAGATTTTATAAAGTCTTCAAATAAAAATATTTCATTTAGTAGTAAAAAAATAATTTCAAAAGAAAACCATCTAAACTATTATCCAAAATATTATGATGACAACAATAGCTTTCTTTTGCAAGGATCAAGCAACGCTTTTATAAATCTAAATACAGATATCAAAAGTAAGTCATCTAAAAGAGGCGGCATTGATATAGTCGCAGGAAGATTAAGTGAAATAAATAACATAAGAAATGACATTATAGATAAAAAATTTAACATTCTGGATAAAAACTTAGTTAAAACTGGAAAGGAACATACATTCAAGGTAAGTGAAGAATTTCCTGTATACTATATTAAAAACGAATTAGAAGAAATAGAGATATTAAAAGATCCAAATAACTACTTGTTCGAAGAAGATTCTTTAAAAATACCTAGCAGAATTGAAAATGAAATAAATTTTGACTTAGACTCATCAAGGATTTATGTATGTGAAAGAGACAACATAGATACAAAATTTAAACTAAAAAGCCACATTGTAAATCAAAGCGATATAGACAAAGAAGTATCTAAAGAAAAAATTAAAATAGGCAAATTTATTGATTTTGAAAATAAAAACAAAAAAGATAAAAAAATAGATGTTTATAATAAAAATTATCCAAGTATTCTTAACAAGTCTAACGTAATAAGAATAGTTGCAAGAGAAAAATACGAAAACACAGAGATTGACAAAAGCTCTATAAGAATAATAAAAGATTCAAAAGATTACAATGATTATTCTCATATATGTTTAGAGGACAATGGCAACATTCTAATTGATGGAAATAAAATACTAATAGGCAATTTTAAAAGAAGTATTCTAAATCAAAATAAAATATCAATTAAAGAATTTAATGAAATTGTTAATAATAAAAAGACTATTAGTAGTATTGATATAGAAAAATTAGATAATATGAATGGCAATGGAGATACGATAATCTTAGGGCATTCAGAACTATTCTCAGAACCTCTTGTATTAGGTAATAGCCTTGTAAGAGTATTAGAAGAATTAATAAATATAAATATTAAATTAATTGATGAATTATCAAAAGCACTTGCAAAAATAGATAATCATACACATGTAATATCTGGGCCAGGTACTTCAACTGCAATGCCAATAATGTTGACACTTCTAGAAAAGACTAAGATTAAAGCAGAAAAAACTAAAATTGAAGATATAAAAACTAATTTAAATAAATTATTAAGTAAAGTATCAAAAACTTCTTAGATAATAATTAAATTATATATATTTGTTAGGAAGTCATAATGTCTGGAGAATTTAAATTTAAAAGTACAGGAAACTCTGTATCAAAAGAAGTTGAAAATATAAATTTTTCAAACAATATAGATGTATTTGAGTTGCCTTTAGGGATAAAAACTCCGTTAGAGAAAGGAGCGCTAGGAAAAGAATCTTTGTTCAAGATGCACTTTTCCTTAGAAGATCAAATAGATGACAATTTAAAAAATCTTTTGCTTACAAAAAAAGGAGAAAGACTAGGATTTTCAGACTTTGGTACTAATTTAAAAAAAATATACTCACTTAAAAATAAAGATGATATACAAGAAATTGCAATGGAAGAGATTAGAAATTCTATTCAAAAGTATATGCCTTTCATAAACTTAATAGAATTCCAGTCGAAAGAAGAAAAAAATAGTAGCAATAGTGAAACAATTATTATTTTAACTTTAAAGTACAATATACTTAGTTTAAGCAAGCAACAAAGAAGTTTAACAATTAAATTAAAGACATCAGGGTGATATAAATGTCAAGTAAACTAAATAAAAAATTAAAAACAAAAAGAAAAAGTCAGTATGTAAATAAAAACATGTCTGATTTTAGAAATGAGCTTCTTAGTCATGCTACAAATAATTTTAGTGATCAAATTTCTGATTTTTCTGAAACTTCACTTGGAGGCATGCTTTTAGACTTTGCAGCAATTGTAGGAGATTCTATTAGTTTCTATATTGAACAGCAAGTCAAAGAATTAAGTTACGAAACATCTACAAATTCGGAAAACATTGTTAAACATTTAAAAAATGCAGGCATAAAAAGCAATAATAGATCACCCTCTTCTGTTAATGTTACTTTTTTTATTGAAGTTAATTCTGTAGAAGAAAATGGTAAAAAAGTCCCTAAAAAAGAAGTGTTACCTGTAGTAAGAAAAAATACAATCGTTTCAGAAAGATCAGTAGAGTTTACGCTTATTGAAGATGTAGACTTTTCTCATGGGTATGATATTGAGCCAGGTGATGAAGATGACGATGGAAATATAATATCATATATTCTTTCAAAAAAAGGATTATGCATTTCAGGTAATTCCGTAACTGAAAATCATACTTTTAGTGAAGACAATAATAATAGTTTTCTTTTTTATGAACTAGAAAATGAAAATGTAACAGATATTATAAGTATTATTGATAGCGACTTAAACGAGTATTATGAAGTGGATTATTTGTCTCAAAGTACTATTTATAAAAAAGTTGAATTTAGTAATGATACATATTTTGAAATATTGCCAGCAATTTATAGATTCGCAAGAGAGACAAACTTCTCAAATGGAAAAACAATGTTAAGATTTGGTAATGGTGATGGAAAAGTTTTAAAAGATAATATCCTTGATAACCCAGAAGATATCTTGCTTCCTATAAGACAATCAGATTATTTTCAAAGTAAGTCACTTGATCCTAATATGTTAATCAAGTCTAATAGCTTAGGTGTTTCACCACAAGGTAGTACAATATCAATTAGATATAGATACGGTGGTGGATTAGATCATAATGTTCAAGAAGGAACAATAGATAGTGTTATTAAACAATTTATGACTTTTCCAAATGTTGATAATATAGATAATTTTGTTGAAGAGATTAATGATATAAGACTTTCATTAGACGTTATAAATGAAGAAAACGCTGTTGGCGGGTCTAATGGATTAAAGATAGAAGAGCTTAAAACATTAATACCTAACGCAATGAAAACACAGTCAAGAATTATTACACATGAAGATTTGATTGGTAGAATATATTCAATGCCAACTAACTTTGGCAAAATAAATAAAGTTGCTGCTATAGATAACCCTTATTCTAACGGGTCAAAAGATTTATACGTTATATGTAAAGATATAAATAATTTTTATGTTCCAGCTTCTGACGCTATAAAATTAAATCTATCTAAATATTTAAATGAATTTAGGCTGATTGGCGATAATTTTAATATCTTAGATGTTCCTGTTTATAATTTTGGAATTAAAGTTGAAATAAGAGTAGGTGAAGGAAACGATATAGATTCTGTCATAGATGATGTATTGTTTAGAATAATTGAAGATATGAGATTTGATAGTTTGCAGATAGGCGAAGCGCTTAATACAAATGATCTTGTAAAATTAGTATTAGGTGTTGATGGTGTAGTATCTATAATTACAAGACAACAAAACATGATAGTTTCAAAAAATTCTACTAATGAGTTTTTTGATGAAGATGAAGATATTACACTAACTTATAATAATAACTTCTTTAATCCAATAAGTGATTATGATGAAGGTTTTATATATCCTGATCCTGGCGGTATATTTGAAATGAGATATACTGCTAACGACATTGAAATAATTGCTAATTAAAGGTAAATTAATATGATATTTATATTAAATCCAACTAAAGATACATACATTACTAATCTACAGACACAGTTTAATGATGGCAGCTTAGCAAATTTTGGTAAAGCTGCAACAATTGATTTATTTAAATTGTATAATGAAAATAAACATTCTAAATCTTGGGCAGCTTTTAAATTTACTTCAAGTTTTTCTCAAAACGATAATATAACACTCATAGATGCAGATAATAATTCTGTTACTTTTATTATTGATAATACAGAGAATACAGACAACACTTCAGAAAATTTAAGTGCGGGTAAAGTGATAGTAGGCACTTCAGACATAACTGATCATAATGATAGTACTCCTAAAAACTATTCTCAAAGAATTGCTGATGCTATCAACAATGTTTCTTCTGCAAACAACAGTTTAACTTTGAATATTACTGCATATGGAAATTCAAATAATGTATTAGTGCTAAAACAGGATAAACCTGGTGAATCTGGTGATACTACTTTTACAATACCCACAGCTATGGAACATGTTGGAACATCAGCTACTGGTACTGCAATTACAAAGTTTTCAAGAATAGACTATAGCGCTGCACTCTTAAAATTTGACATATCTAGTTTTAAGTCAAAATACGTTAGTAATTCTAATAATGAATTTTCTAGTAGTGTATATAATGATAGTAATAAGTTCAAAGCTGTAATTGTATTGAAAGATGTAACAACAGGTTTATCAAAACCAAAAAATTACACTTTAACTGCGTATCCTTTGTTAAAAGATTTTGATGAAGGAATGGGTAAAGATACAATACACTTTTCAGACAAGGGTTCTTCTAACTTTGTTTCTTCTTCGTTGAAAACAGATGGAACGTATGATACTTGGAAAATTCCCGGATACATTTCTTTACTTGATGATGTAAGAAATACAGACTCATCAAGTTCTTTAAACTTTAAAGAAGGAAATGAAGACATTGTTTTCGATGTAACAAGTTATGTTAAAAAGTTAATAAACGATACAGACGTTGGCGATAATGGTGATGATGATGGAGTTTCTATATTAGACGATAAAGGATTTATTGTTACGTTTAGCAATCAATATTTATATAATTTAACTTCGTATTTTGTAAAAAGATCAGGAAGTAGACATCTTTTAAATAAGAAGTTTATACCACAACTAAGAATTATTATTGACGATAGTAGCTATCATATTCCACAAAATCCAAAAAACAAAAAAAGATATCTAAATAACGAAGAGATTTTTTACTTATTCAATAGAGTAAATGGAAAATTAAAAGATTTTTCACCACCTACAGCAGGTGGTGATAACATTAAATTCAAAATCGGTAGTTTATTTGATAGCATATCAGACACATCTAATGTTACTAATTTTAAAGGCGAGATAATTTCAGGTATAAAAAAGAAAACATTATCAAATACAGCTCTAAGCAGATTTAATTCAAATATATCTTCACATCTTTTAGCTAGTGGGTCTTATAAAGATGCTTTAACATGGTACTGGGAAGATAGTGATACGACTATAGTAGAAGCAGGATCTTTTGTTATAGGGAAAAAATATAAAATTAGAAATTACGCTGCTGGACAAAATGATTTTACTACAATAGGAGCATTAAATAATAACGTAGGAACTGTTTTTACAGCTACAGGAGCAGGTTCAGGAGCAGGTGATGCTTTTGAAGTTGTAGAATATAATATATTATCAGAGTCTATTGAGTTTTTAGCAGGCGAGACATTAAATGAGATAAATTATAGAAATGTTAATGTTGCTATAAGAATCGAAGACAATAGATTAGTATCAGATGATAATATACAAACAATTGAAGTATTCTTTATAGATAATTTTAAGCAGTATGATGTTGTTAAAGTTCCTTATGACTTACCTAGTGATAATATAGGCACAGTATATTATAAAGTGTTAGATGTTGATACTGACGATGTATTAATAGATTACAATGATATTGGTACAAAATTATTTTTTGATGGTGAAAAATATATTTTTGATTTATTTGTACCAAAAATATTTAAAAATAAAAGAGTAATATTTGAATTTAAAACATTTGACAATATTACTGGAGTTAAAAAACTTATAAAATCAATTAATAAAATTTTTAGGATAGAATAATGTCAACAATAGCAGGAACTTCTGGAAGTGCAAGCAGGCTAAATAAAAAAAGTTTATTTACTAAAAATAGAAATAGATATAACTTACAATTAAGCTCTCATGAAAAAGAAATAAATAACTTCTTAGATAGCAATAAAAGTACTGATATTATTGACTTTAGTGACTTAAATAGTAAAGACTTATCAAGATTTTTAAAAAGAATTGATGATTATGATAGTTTTTTTAGTACAGCACAACTTGAAAATATTGACTTTTCTAAATTTGAAGAGCATGTTTTTTTTGACTCTGCAGTAAGCAAAGTTATTAATTCTTATGATAGAATATACAATGATTATCCGTATGACAAAGATTATTTTGCAAATATTGATTACTTTTCAAAGATTGACGGATATACAAACTATATACTTAAAAACAACTTCAAAAGATACTTTGGTTATTTAAATTTTACTTCAAATATTAAAGTTACAATAAAGAATCAAAGAGGATTTTATTTAAATGATCACTCCAAGCGAGACGTTGGCTTTCTAGATCCTAAAAAAAGAAAATTTTCATTTAACTTTTGGTTGTTGTTAGAAGAAACAAATACACTGTCATCTAGCAATAATCAAGTTTTATTTAAGCACTTTAGTAATTCAAACAATAATGAGTCTGGTTTTATATGTTATCTTTCTAGAGAATCAAATGGATCAGACTTTGATTATTTTATTAACTTTTTATTGATCAATAATGGAGTTTCTATTGGAAAAAAGTCATTAGTAGTCAAAGAATCAATATTTACAAGTAATGAATGGCAATCAAAAACTAAAAAGCAAAAATTTAAAAATATTCACATTTCAGTTGAAAATGTGAATGATACAAGAAGCATAAAATTTTTCATTAATTGCCATGAATTGACTAGCACTAATATTAACAATACATCTACAAAGCTTCCTGTAGAAAATTTTAGTAGTAATTTTAGTTCAATATCAAATAATTTTGTAATTGGTAATAGCGAAAGCTTAACTTTTAATAGCATAGACTTTAATAACTTAAACAATATAGGCATAGATGATTTTAAATACTTTTTTAAGAAAACAAGCAAAAAACAGACTGTTAAGTATATGAAAAAGTCTATATATTCTCAAAAAGGTTTAGCATTATATTTAAAGTTTAATGAACCTGGAGGAAATCATAACAATAATAATATCACGTTAGATAGCTCTGGCAATAAACTTCATGGTCTTATTTTAAATAATGACAATACAGCAATAAATGATACTAGTAACTATAGAGATAATAGTATAAGTCCAATTGTACATGAAAGAAAAGAACCTTCACTTTTTGCAAGCTTTCAAGAAAACATTACAGAATTTGAAAATCTCATAGTTTTAGCAAAAAAATATGATAATATAAACCCAAATATTATATTTAAGCTTTTTCCAAAACATTATTTTGTTGAAAGTAGTGAATTACAAAATATGTCGTTATATGTAGAGACATCAAACTATGCCCCAGCAAATACAGGTGTAGGTATAGACAAAAAAAGTAATACGCTTATAACAAATATACTCATTATGTGGGCTAGATTTTTTGATAGTTTAAAGTGTTATGTTGATTCTTTAAGCGAAATAATTAATTTATCATATGACACAATTAATAAAGATGTTAATTTAGGTATAATATTACCTTTGCTATGTAAAAGAAGCGGATTTGATTTTAGAGAAATACTACCTAGTCCTTTAAAAAGTAAACTTGATGGCGAAAACTTAACTTTTGAAGATATAAAATCAGAAAAAACATTAAGACAAATACAGAATATTTTATGGAAGAGACTTCTAATAAATAGTAAGGCTTTTTTAGAAAGCAAAGGAACAAAAAATTCAATAAAAAATATTTTTCATAGCTTTGGTGTGCCTTTCGATAAATTTGTCAACATAAGAGAGTTTTCTAGCAACAATATTATTTCAAATCTTGAAAATTTTAAAGTAATAGAAAAAAACATAAATACAATTTCTTTTTTTAATGAAAAACTTTCTTCTATAACACCTACGTACTCAAGTGAAAATAGCTTTTCAAATAATAGACCCTTCTTAGAAATTAAAAGCGTAAGATACGACAATCAATATTCATTTGATAGTGATAGAGATAAAGATATTATATTGGCCCAACATATAACGACTGGATTACCTGATGATTGGTCGTTTGAACTTTTTTTAACTTACAATAAATTACTATTAAGAAAAATAAACAATAAACAGAGCATAATCAGGATAAACGATAACAATTCGCCTGTTTTTAATTTACAAGCTGAAAGATCAAATTCTGAGAAAGATAAGTTTGATATTACACTTAAGTTTATACCTTACACAGGTAGTATAGAAAAGCAAATACTAATAAATGATATTGACTTATTTGAAGGAATAAAATATGTTAACATCTCACACAAGTTAACAAAAATTGATGGAAATAGTAAAATATATCAAACTGATCTTTATATAAAAGATTACGGATTTGTCAATAATGGGAGGATATTAGCAAAAAACTCTATTGTTTTAAACTATGGAGAAACAATTCCTATATTAAAAGACAAAAACAACATAGATGTTCAAATAGGAAACTATAAATATAGTGATAATCCTGGAGGTCTAGGTAATATTGTAGATACAAACTTTGACGGTGATATATGTGGTATTAGAATATGGAAAAAAAGTTTATCTGATAGTGAAATAAGTTCTCATTATAGTGATATTAACAACGTAGGCACTGATGATTTAGAAATCGACAAAGACTTAATTGTTGATGGAGTTGTAAAATTTGAAATTGATGATAGTGATATTGTTACAACTCAAACAGATAAGACTGTAACATTTAAAAACTTTAAAATATTTAAAAAAGTATTAAATAATAACATAGAAGAGGATATAAATTCTTTAAAATTAAAAATAAACAATACGACTAGTGATTTAAAAAATACAAATAAATCTGCAGCGTCTTATAGTAAGATAACTTCCTATAAAATAGATGAACCTTCACTAGAAAATGGATTTAATATAGTAAGTTACAAAGAAGAAGAAAATAAAAATTTTAACAATAGGTTTGAAAAATTTCCATCTTATTCAACATTAGAAAATTTTGACAACGTTAAAGACGCAAGAGTATCTATTGAAGTATCTTCAGCTAAGTTTTTAAACGAAGATATATCTAGAATGTTATCTTCTTTGAATGATTATACAAACGACTTAATGGTATCTTCTAATTTGTATTCATATAGATATAATTCTTTAGATAATAAAAGAAATCAGTATTTTAAGTTATTAGAAAAAGAAATAAACAATAAAACATTAATGAATTTTTTTAAGTATTTTGACAATGCTTTAAGTAACATAATAAAAGAGTCAATACCTAATAAAGTTGGATTTCTAGGATTTAACTACGTTTATGAGTCTCACATACTTGAAAGAAGTAAGTATGAGTATAAAATGTCTGATAGTCGTCTGGCTATTAATGATGAAAACAAATATAATCATAATAGAGAGTTGCCAAATGTGTATCGCAATAAAGAGTATAAAAACAATAGAGTTCTCTCTGAAAAATGAGGTTAAATTATGACGTATAGTCCGAGTTATGTAAAAATAAATAAAGACACAGCTTTTATTGAAGGTAATAACATTATTGTAAATAATGTACAAAACACTAATAAAAGAAAAAGTTTAGAAAAAAACATAATAAAAGATGGAAATATAAGAATAGACATCTCACCAGGATGTAATTTTTCTAAAGTTTTTGACAATGATATAAGAAACGAAGTGTCAAGCCAAAACTCTATATTAAGAAATTCAAACTATGTCCAAATTTCAGAAAATGAAGAAAAGTTTTATTTAGAAGATAAAACAGGCTTAATTTATCCTTTTCATGATAGTACAAATGTTTTTGATGATAAGCCTGAAGAAAAAAGAATCAATAGACAAGTTAAAATAAAACACATGTATCCAATTGGTCTTATAAGTAATGAATATCATATATATCAAAATTCTGATATTTATAAAGATATTAGCGATGAAATTAATTATCTAATAAATACAACAAACGAGGATGATGTATACCTTTATCCGTTTTCCATAAATGACTTCGATATAAATAAGAATGGTGCAAATATAGATATTTTTGAAAGAATATCTGAGATCAAACGAAGTATATTGAATGAATATAATATTAGAGGATTTAAAGCAAGCTTTGGTAATTTCTTTGATGTAAGAAGAAGATCTATAACAATAGCAAATAATATAAACAAGCATGATATTCAAAAAAACATTGAAGTTTTTTTAGATAGAGGCGAAGATGATGATTTGTATTCAAGAGATGTTTATCAAAAAAAAGGAAAATTTTCAAACTCTACATTTAATGATATACAAGTAACAACTTTTGAAAAAGACGTATTAGATGAAAAAACCCTAGAAAGTCAACAACTATTATATATTTCAAATGACTCTCAAGATTTGTCACCTTTTATTGATAGAGACGGTATTAGATTTAAAGAAGAAACAAAGATGGGTAAAGAAAGACATCAGATTTCTGGTGATTTAAAAAATCATTTCTCATATGATCTCAATGGAAGCAATAGTCCTGATAATTGGGATTTCGCTTCAATCGAATATAGTAATGATACTTATGAAGATGGAAAAGTTTATAGTTCACAAGGAAGAGACTTTGATTATAGTATAAGTAATGGGATTGACTCAATAGCATTTTATGGAGAATTAGATTAATGCCAAAAATAAGATCAGGAATAAAAAATCCATATACTAAAAGTGGATCTGTAACTAAGACATTTAAAAATGTTATTAAAGAACATGATTCTAATCAAGGTTTTTATCCAACAAATAAATTTACAACCGGCTTTAAACTAGATGATTTCAATCAAATATTTGATGATACTAATACTATAGATACAACTAGCAAGTCTGTTAATCATGTTTTCGGCATTGAATCTACTTACAAATCGACAAACAATAAATTAATACATTCGCCAAGTACTTTTGATACTAATGATGACTTTTTAGTTACAAAAGAAGTAGAAATAGAAAACTATGACAATACACTACCTAAAAATAATTTTTCTATACAATACACTCCGTATGTAGACAACTATTTAAATACAAACAATAACAGTTTAACAAACATTCAAAATTCAGCTTTTGATGAATCATCATACAATGTTAGTGATCAAGTTTCTATTGAGATAGAACTAAACTTTGATGCTCCCGCTATTTTACAAAACAATGAATTTTATGTAGATGATTTTACAAAAAAAGTTGACAGTATCTCTTTTGATAATGGATCAACAAAGTGGATAGCAAAAAATAATCCTGTCGCATACTTCAACTTCAAAGAAAAATCTTGGGAATATGTTTTAAATTCTCATGAAGCAAATCCACCGAATACTAATACATACAACACAGATAGTTTAGTAAACGAAGCTGTGTCTAAAAGTAATATAGGATTTAGTCCTAGCTATAATCCATATAAAAGTAACTACAAAGTTAACACCATAGGTGTCCCTTGTTTTAACTCAAAATTTCCAATTGGTGAACAGTGGTATGCAAGTGAAGATACTTTATTAAAAATGTCTGATTATATTACTAATGATTTTATACTAGAAAAAGTAATATTTGTATGTAATAAAACTACTTCTAAATGTCAGAAAAACAATTATAAAGTATACGATGGTAGCAATAATGAAATAAGTATTACAAATACATACGAGCAAAACAATCAAATGTATTATCTTTCTAATTCTTTAAACTTTTTTATTTTAAATCAGAAAACCGAGCAATTTAACCCATACTCTTTCTGGGAAGGCTCTGGTTTTGATAGCGAAAAAAAGTATATTAATAATATGTTTTTTGACAAGTCTGGATCTGATACTTCTTTAAACTTAAAAACCTCTGTTGTTAATGACTACATTGGCGGAAATTCTATAGACAAAGGATATTATATTTATGACAATTCTTCTCTTTATAATGGACAAGTAGGTGAAAAAGAAAAAAGTTTAACAACTAAGTCCTCAGCTAGAGAAATAGTATCAGTAAATAACTTTTTTATATACAATAAAAACTTTGGTAATCAAGAAACTGTATCTCTTTTAAATAAAATAAAAAACGAAGATTATATTGACAACAGTCTAGAGATTGTAAACAATGATGATATAAACTTTGAAAATCAAAAACTAGAAATTAGTAGTGATTGTAAAATCCCAAATGCTTCTAATATTCATTCAACACACTTCCTATATATTAATAATAATTCTACTAAAGTTTATTCATCAAATTACCTTGGTGGAAGAGATTTACAAAGTAACGACTTTGGAAGAAACTTTTTTAATAGAAGATCTTCAAAAATAGATACTAGTTCAACTTTTACTGTAGATAATAATGAAATTACAGAGTTAAAAAATAAGTTCTATAAATCTCCATATATCCTTAAGCCTGAAGACAAATTGATATTTGGAGTTAACTCTTATACAAATGGAAATATATTACCTTATATTCTCATGTTAGAAAAGTCTGTAAAAGTTGTTTTAGTTGGTAGACATGTTGTTAATGATAAAAAGAAAATAAATAAAAAGCAAAGTATAATTTCGAATAATGTTATAAAAACTGTGATAAGTGAACCAATTTGTGATGAATGGGATGTAGTACCTACTGAAAGCATTTATAATGGCATTTATGACAATATATACAACAATGAAGATAGATATACAACTCAAGGCAAAATCCTTGATAGAGAAGTATATGGCAAAGTTTCTTCTAAACAATTTGGATCATTCAATAACACTGTAAAATTATTTTCTGATGAAGAAAAAGTTATTTATGATACTGTAATGCCTAATACTTTATCATATTACAAAAACTCTGGTAATATATCAACAAGCTTTGATAATATCAGACTATCATATGAGGAAGATTCAAATCATAATAATAGTAATCATCAATGGATAAACAGTTATCCTTTTGAAGACAGATTTAAGTCTATACATGAAAAAAGAGATGTATCATTAGATCTAAAAGATAGTGGAATTAACAAGTTTAATATAAAAGTTGATAAATATTTTTTGCCTAATGAATGCTTCCAGTATTATAAAAAAGATACAAAGTTTGGATCGTATGAAAGTGGAACTATTTTAAAAAATATAAGAGGGTATATAGAAACTGAAACATTGACTGACGAGTCTATACTGTACTATCTTGATCAAGGGAAAAGTATATCAACTGCAGTCCCAACCAATGTGTTTGCTGACGTATTGATTAATAATAACATCCCATATATCATCAGAATGCAAGGTGATATATTTGATATAGAAAAAGATTTTGTTGGTGAAGGTCAAATGCCAGATACTTTAAAAGCTAATTCTGGAAGAATAGTTTTTTATAATACAAATATAGAATCTGATTCTGATATTACTTTTAATTTTAAGAACATAGCAAATCCTAACTCTGAATATCAAAAATTCTTACCATATAAAATTATTGCAAGGTTAGGTTCTACTCAGTCTGGAAATATTGATAGAAATTCTTCACAAACAACAAGCGCTAGTTTTACTAATACTTATGACTTTTCACACAATTTATCAGGTGGCGTAGACTCTATTGCTTACAATTTTAGTTTAAATGCTTCTAGTAACAATAGTAACGAAGGATACTATCCTCTTTTAGAAAACACAACTGTATTAGGATATGATTCAAATGACTTTTATCAACCTGATGTTTTAGAAAAGCTAAACAAAGTATTTTTTGGGTTTGAAAAAGTAAAAGGTAAAAGTTATCGTCATTATCCTTTAATTGGTCATGATGGATGGAAATATGGAATATATAACAGCAAAAAAACAAGTTTATCATACAACTTTAATTGGAAGTCATATGGACAATTTAAAGACAAGAGCTATGGATCAATAAATACAACTTTATATAGAAACGATAGTGATATTGAGTGGCCTATAGTTAAAAAGTTTATAAATAAAAATTATTACTCAGTAAATAATCAAGACAGTAGTATTACAACAACCTTTAATAAAGACTATCATGCTAGAAGTAATTACCCATTTATAGAAAATAGTATCGATTCATTATCTGGATATTATACTTCTTGATATTTAACTTATAATGTATAAAAAGTAGAAGAAAGAAAAGCATGTCAGGTATACTAGATAAAAAATCAAGATTTATAGACTACATTTTAACTGAAAATGGTAGAAGTCAGATTCAAGATAATGACATTAGGTTTTACTATGCGACATTTAGCGACAAAAGCATTGTTTATAAAGAAAAAGATATAACATCTGTAGATGATAAAATAAACATATCAGAAGAAAAGTTATATTTACCCTTTGAGTCTTTCTCTAGTGAGTGTGACTATATAAATAGTGAATTTGACTTAAAGAAAGAGATTTCTTTTAACGATGATGCTAATATTAACTTAACTCAGATTGATATTTCTTTTGACAATGCTGTTACTGAAGTTTCTATTAATAGTTCTATTGGAGAGAAGTTAATAAATATAAATTACTTAGAAACAAGAAGACCTAGCAAAAAAACAGGAATAAGTTTTGTTGATAGTGATACAATAGTTAAAAAAGATTCGTTTAAAATATTGAACAATCCAGGAAAGAAATATCCAACTATTAATAAAAAAAGTATAAATCTTGAAAAAACAAATTCAATAACAACTGATAAGAGATTCTCTAGAAAAACCAACTTTAAAAGGCTTATCCCAGAGAACATTGATGGTACAAAGCTTTATGATGAAATAGATACAAACTTTTATTTTGAAAAAGAAGTTAATGAAAATCTAGTTTTAAAAAGTTACAATAAAGATGTAGATATTAATGAAAACAATACAGCTGAAGAAGCTATTTTAAAAACTATAAATAGTTTAATGAATAATAAAGATATAGATAAGAAAGTTTACGAAGTATCAAACAGTAATAAAGATGACATGTATATTTTGAGTATGTCTGAGTTTTTTGAAAAAACTTCTGGAGATTCTAAAGAGTTAGAAAAGAATAAGTTACATTTCATTGATCTTGGTGAAGTATATGACAAATCAAATGGCAAAACAAAACAAGTGTATCTAATAGGTAAAATTATAAATACTAAAAATTATGACAATATAGAAAATGATATTGTATTTAATTTTAACAACGGAACAATACAGAGTAATATAATAAACAAGAGTTTTATAATTTCTAACTATTATAGCTTTTTATGTATGTTTACACTGATTGCTGAATAAATTGTGAGATAATAATGTATATTACTAAAATAAAAAATAACACTATAATAAAAGAATTTTTAGGTACAACAAGAGCAGTTAATAACAAAGTTAACCAATTTGCACAGAACGACTATATGATATTATCTGATATTTTATTACCTAAAAACATGGATAATATAAATAAAATAAGCAAATTTTTTTTAGTCATTAATGATGTTTTCTTTGAACATGTATTTTCAACATCAGGTTTGTCTCAAAATAGATTTTCTTATTCTTATACACTACATTTCAGTATAAACGAAGCAGGATTTACATCAAGTCTACCACGTAAAAGCAAACTTAATACTAAAAAATATGACATATATGCTGTAGACGAATATGATAATATTTTAGATAGTGCTACAAATTTAAGTTTAACAGATACATTTTTTAAAAAACTAACTGATGCTGAGAATCAAAAAGTTAATTTATCAATATTAAATGAGTATATTGATAACTTTTACATAGACTTTGATTATGAAGAAAAATCATTTCATATAGACACTAATGATGAAAACATAGATGTAGCTATAGAAAAATTTAAAGATATATGTATTAACTTTAACGATAAAAGATATGATTTTAGTAATGATAGAAAAAATATTATTGAAAGAGACTTTTCTAATACAAACAACTTTTACTATAAACTATCTGAGTTTATTTTAAGCGGTAACAAGAGTATATCAAATATTACAAACTATTTAAATAACGATAGTAATATACGAGATATTTCAATATCTTACTTCATGACTAGAAAATCAACTAGTGTAGATGAAGAAAAAACTTTTAAAAAGAACTATATAATATCAAGTGATATATCCATAGAAATAATTAAAGAATTTTTAATATATAAAAAAAATGTGTTAGAATCAAACCTAAGATTTAGACATATAATACAAAGATCAAATGAAAAGAACTTAATATTTGATTTTTCTGATATTGATGTTAGAGACATTGGCTTGTTAACTATAGATAACATACAAGACTTTAGTGGAGAACCCATATATAATATCTATAGTAATGATCAATTTAATGAAAGTAGTAGAATATTTTTTGATAAAAAACCTCTAAATACTCTTTTGAAAGACAATATATTTATTTATTTTGCTGAAAGACAAATAACTAGTATATTATTTAAGATACAAGACTCCGAAGAAAACTTTATAATACATTCAGTTGAAGAGTCAACAAACTATGAATTGCCTAGTGATAATGACTTTCTAAATGTATATAAAGAAATATATAATTTAAATATAGCTTTAAATGATACAAATTATATTGATCGAGGTATATCTAATTTCTTTACGATAGACAATCCTATATTTGAAAACAAAAACAGTTTACAAAACGTTGCTAGAGAATTAAGATATTTTTTAAGAAGTGAAGAAAATCAAGAACTGTCAGAACCTTCTGTAGAAAATTTACTAAAAAATTCAATATATTATGTAAAATTTGATCTAAAAAATGATGCCACAATTGTTGACAGTATAGAAAAATTTTATTCATATGATCAGCTGTTGAATTCACAAGACTCTTTGCTTAGTCAAATAAGAAACTTAAGATATCAAAGACTTTTTGAAATATATCCCGAGCTTTCTATTATTTTTGACAATAATGTATCTAGCTTTACAAAGTATAGAATCTTAGAAAGTAACAACAGTAATATAAGCAGAATGAAGATCTACTTAGAACTAGAATTTAATATTTTATCAGATTTTAAATCTACAAACGATTATAGATTTAAAGGATTTGATCAAGAAGGTTTTACTCTTAATAATGTTTATTCAATTCCGATAACTTCAAATGATTCGACAAATGAAATAGTATATAATTCTAATACAACTCTTTCAAATTTTATTTTTTCAATAAGAGATAATGAAATAGACTTTCAGACTCATAATTCAATAAAAGGAAAGTATCTTTCAGAAAATCTTAATGTTACAGAAAAAATAAGTCTTATAAAAGATTTAACTAAAAAAATAAAAAATAGAAGTTTTTTTGAACGAAAAAGATTTATACAAGAATTTTTATTAAATAGAAATATTTTGAAAAACTTTGTAAGTCAAGAAATGTCAGACTTTCTTAGAAGACGTTATATACAAGTTTATGCTTCAAATTACAATATAAGGCAAATAAGTGAAAATAGATCGGTTATGACTACAAGTGATTTTATAACTAATATAGAGAATCAAGCTGATAGTTATAATAATTTGGTTAGAGACTTAGACAGCAATACATTTGACAATGGTTACAAAGCTTTGTTAATTCAATCAATAAATATTGATAGAAATGAACTTTCAAGATATAAGTGGAAGATGAAATATTCACCAAATATAGCAATTTCTTCTAGTGAATTTGATTTTTTAGATGATAGAAAAAGCTTTACTTTAGAAAATCAAATTCTTTGGTTTAGTGATAAATTTTTAAATGAAAGAAGTAATCGATTTGAGTATTTTAACAATCTTAGCCCTCTAACAGGTAGTTTAAGTGAAATAGATACAAGTTTAAATAACATTAATGAAGATGACGATATCGTTTCTTTTGTAGCTTCTTTGAAAATAGAAGGTATGATAAACAAAGATCATATTAACTACTTACTAAATAGTATATATAGCGTAAAGAGAAGAAGCTCAGAAGGTGGAATCCATATAAAAGGTATAGCAGTTAAAGTTTATTTTTATGATTCAAATAACAGTCTTTTCACAGAAAGTTTTTACAATATTCCTTTTTTAGATAGTAATAATAGAGTATTAGAAAGAATAGATGATAGAACTTTAAATAGTATGCATACGATTGATATTAATTAAATAGCATATATATTATTGAAAAATTAAGGAAAAATATGTTAACAGCAAATAAAAATTTACTTAACGTTCAAAAAAGAACAGTTAATACAGGATTAACAACATATAGTACGTCATCATCAAATAATGCAGTAGATGTATCAGGATTATTAGATGTAAGCATTGATCTACAAGTTCCTCAAGGATCAAACATGCAATCTGGTGAATTAATATCAGAGTTTAGTGGTTTTGGTTTTAGTCCTGCTGTTGACATAGAATATTCTACGCCTGGCAATCAAGATAACAGTAAACCTGGAGATGTTGCAACAAATATTGAAGCGCTTGTAGAAGAAATACCAGCATCACAAGAACAATTTTATGTAGACTTAAATATTTTTGGTTTACCAGAGTTAAAACCTAGAAGCATTGAAATTGATATTTATATAAATCATAAAAATAAAAGAGTTAAGAACATATCAATATTTGAAGATTATATTAATGATTTTTATTCGCTTAGAAATCCTTTAAAAAAAGACAATATTGATATGCTACATTCTATATCTTCAAACATACCACTAACTTATCCACTTTTTACAGATATTAAAGATTTTAAGCGTGATGTTATTGAAAATTATTATGATAATATCAATAGTGATATATTAAGATATGTAGAAAAAATACCCAATTTTATTAACTTTTTTGATAGTAAAACAAAAAATAACTTTAAAATTATAAATAATTCTGTAAATAGTATTGAAACAGAACTTGAAAATATTAAAGATTTCGTATCTGACAAAGATTTTATGCTCTTTATAAAAGATTATTCAAAAAACAACAATAGGTTTAACAAGATTGGAAAAATATTAACTAGAGCACACCCTATAAGCATCAGTAATGAAGATGATTTTAATATTATACCTAATAGAGAGATAACAAAAGAAGCTGGTATAGATCATAAAATTTCAGATTATCTTGATGATGAATCATCTTTTGAATTTTTACAAAGGTATTTTGGATCTTATTTAGACGAAGAACCTTCTAATTTAAATGTTGGAGAATTTATGTGTACTGATACGTTTATTGTTCAACAAATTACAAACCTTTCTTTTTCTATGTATTCTTTATACCCTACAGTAATAAAAGAAACAGGAGTCATTACATATCAAGACTTAAATGATAGAAAAAAAGCTTTTAATACTAGTTTCTATCAAAGTTACGTGCAAGAAAAAGAAAACATGTTTAGTAATATTAGCATTGGAAATAAAACTACTAATAATCAAAATCTTGTCACTTTAAATCCAAGAATACATATGTTACGTGACCCTATTCCTAGTTTTGAAAATGATTTTTCTGAATTTTTTAGGGAAAACTCATCATACAGTGGTAAAAGAAAAATATTATATAATAAATTTATAGAATCAATTTTTAACTTTGATCCCGGTCTAGACGACGGGATATTTAAACAAGAAATTACAAGATTTATAAACAAAGTTCTTGTCCAAGATATAGCATTTTCAAATGATTTTATTGAAAAATTACAAAGTGTCATAATTGGAAGCAATCTACTTTCAATATATAAATCTTATTATAGAAATATTTACTCTAATAGCAATAACAATAGTATCAATGGGTTTGGAAGAGTAACATATACGGAAAATTTAAGTTTTGATAAACTAACATTTAAAGATATCTTTTATCCATTAATACCTTCTTCATCTAGTGACAAAACGATTGATGTTTTTTTAAAAAGCGAATCATTTACATTATTTGATCAAATTAAAAATGAAACATTTGATATTTTAAGATTTTTTGAAAGTGAAAACATTCAAAATAGAGATATTATCTATTATGAAAGAATGAACAAATTACCACAGACTTTTAACTATGATTTATTTTTCAACAATCAAAATAATGATACAGAAAACAATAGAAAATCATCAATTATTGTTGATAAAATGTATTTTGAAATATATAATCACTTAGATCTTGATTCAAGATTTAAGATTGAATATAAAACAACACTTACTAACGAATCTAACAATAGAAGCGAGTTTACAAACAATAGAAATAGAGAATTTCTTTCAGGAGATAGTAGTGAAATAAGTAATGTATTAATTTTAGAGTATGTAAAACTATTTGAGGATGAACGTAATCTAATCTTAAGTGAAAATGAAGAATTAGTAATTACTAGTATATGTTTACCTAATACAGTAGAAGACATGTCAATATTACATAATAACTTAAAAGATGTAATAGATGATAAAACTTCTGTTATAGAATTTTTTAGTAATAGTTTAATAGTCACTAATTCTCAAAGAAGAAACTCAATATTAAATAGAGATGGTAGCATTACTACTAAATTAAAAAATGTTGCTAGAGTTTTAAAGTTAATGATTGAGCATGTAGTTAATTTATTAGCTTTCGGTTTGATAAAAGATTCTTCATCAAATTCAAGCTTTTTTGAGAATTTATTTTTATACATAGAAAAGATTTCAAAAGATAACTTAACTGATAATAGTATTGTAGTAAATGAAATTAGAAACATATCAAACTTTTTAAATGATAGAAATAGAGGCTCATTTATAAACAATACAACAGACAGTATTTTAGAATTAATATATGATACTGAAGAAGGTATTGAAATTATTGAAAATGATATAGAAAATGATATATTAAATGTAACTGAGAAATATGATTCTTCTTTATATAACGAAATATTAAAAACAGATAACGTAAAAACTGCTTTAAGTAATATAAGTAATAGTAATATTGAAGAAAATATAATACAAACAGGATATTTGTATTATAAGAATAATCTTGATGATGAATTAAAATTATCTGAAGAGGGTAATGATATTAATATTAATCATCATAAAACAGATAATTATAAATTTTTTATAACTAACAAACTTTCTTTTGAAGTTGATGAATTAGTAAAAAAGTCTAAATTAAACTTTTTAGAAAAAAACAATATAGACTACAGTATATTTAGAAATCATGCTAGTGATCTTTCAAATTCGTATTCAAGTAAAACAATATCTTTCCCGACTTTTGTGTCTAAAGAAAATATTACTTTTAGTCCTGTTAATGAAGATAGTGATATTTTTAAATTGTTGGTTGCTAAAAATAACGACAAGTTTTATTCGAATTTTAACTTTTCACAAAGTTTAGATTATGCTGACTTAAAAATAGAAAACACTATAAATAAATTTGTTGACAATATTGAAGAAAATGATTTTACTTCTTCTTTTAAAGAAAATTACAATGAATTATTAATCAATTATTTTTATAAGTCTTCAGTATTTAATAATTCTTCTCTTCTTTTAAAAACAGTTTATGAAGATATAAAAAACAATATAAATAAAGGTTCTAGAAATATTAAAGATTTAGCATTACAATATTTATATCTTTGCAACTTTGAAGAAGATGTTGAGGGTATTAATGTTAATGGCAAAAACAGTATTATTACAAGATTTGTAAGAAGAGCGATATCAAATAGAAAAGAATCAAGTGATATATTAAAGTTTTCAAATCTTGGATACGAGTTTGATATGTCAAGTGTAGACTCTGAAAAATTTGCTACTCTTAACGAAGATGAAAAGATAGAATACTATAAAGATTTGTTTAGTTCTAATGAAGATTACAAACTGTTAAGGAATACAATCTTTTCTAAAAACAAAAACTTTAAAAAATTCTCTGAGTTTTTTTATATACCAAGCAATAGCATAAGTATTGCAAGGTTTGAGGAAACTAGTACTCCAGGAGATCCCAATAAATATGACAAGGTAGATTTAAATGGTCCGATTAAAAAATTTGGCAGTCAAGAAACAGAAACCGGTGATAGAAGAGGTGTAAGAAATGACTTTATTGCAAAGTTTAATGTTCATACTTCAACTTTTCCTTTTTGTACTTACGTTAAGAAAAACGTACCAATGTCAATAGGGTTTTTAATACATTCTGGTGGGAGCGTTAAAAAGCTAGTAAATAATGATATTGAGTTTAATAACAATATTAATTCTAAAAAAGCAGAATCTGAAATGTTATATGTTATAAAAAACATAGAACAAGAAAACTATATAATTGATAGATTTAGAATTTCTGATAATTTTGATAATTTATGTATTAATGAAAACAGCATTTTTAGTAAAATTGTAAGTAGGATTAATACAATATTAAGTCTTAATACAAATATCAACGAATCAACATTTCAAGACTTAGAAGATATTGACTCGTTTATAACATCAAATAAATTTGTTTTAGATATGTCAAGTAAGATTATTAAAATATACGCTATCATTTTTAATAAAATTTTTAGAGAAACACAAGAAAACGCTTTTATTGAAAACATAGAAAAATATAGGAATAGCAATACAGGATTAGATATCGAAACTTATGAAGTGGGTAAAGTTTTTAAAATAGAGACTTCTGGAACTACTATTTTAGATGATGTTATAAGTGTTGAAAATTATTCTGATCTTAAAACAAAAATAAAAAGTAATATTATAAACGAATTATATAGCGGTATACACGGTGCTATACAGTACAATTATGATGTATTAAAAATATCAGACTTTATGCAAAGCTTGAGCTTTGACATCTTAAACAGGTATATTGAAGATTCTTTAGAGTTCAATAGCAAAGAAAACATAGACATTTTAGTTAATAGAAAATTAGAAGACTCTTTAAATGAGATAAACTTAGATAGAAATAAAGCAAAAGACATGATGAACACTTATTATATGAATTGTTTATCTAAAGAATTAAGTAAAAAATATTACATTAAAAAAGATTTCTTTACTAACTTTATAGAGAATCAAGACAGCATAAATATTCAAGATACAAAAGAGTATTATCTTAATGGAGATAAAAACTTACTAGATAGTATAAAAAAATATAATATAAACTTGAATGAATTTAATGCTGGCACAGATGAATTAAATAAAAAAATTCTTACTTTTGGTATAAAGTTTGACTTAATGAATCATATTCATTATAGTGATATAATCAATATAAAAATACAGCAAAAAAACAAATACAACAGTATAGAAGAGTATAATTACTGTTTTAGCCCTTTGATAACATCTTTGATATCAGCCTTTAATGATAGCAGAATTGATGCAAATAATAGTAAAAACATTAATATTGGATTTCATACAGGATTTTATGATATTTTTAAAAATATAAACGAAAGATACATGATTGTTGGAAAAGATTACTTAAGAGCTCACTTGCTTAAAAATATATATAATGTTAGTGATGATGTTATAGAAAAAATAATTACAAGTCATTTTAGATCAAATAAATATGATGCAATATTAAATTGCTTATATAATTTTAACATTAAACAATCAGACTTCTATAAAGACAAATCAAACAATAATAAGACAATTGATAAAGACTTTTATGACAAAGTAAATTCTTTAAATGACTTTAAATTTTCAAGTATTACTAAAACTTCAAAAGAAAAGTTTAACAATAACATAAATATAAATGATAATATTGTTATTTTTAACAATGATATAAATCCCTTGAATAATGAAACATATATTTACAAGTCTTTATCGTCTTTAAACAATATAAACTCAATAAACGACATCAAGTTGTGTTTTGAAAACAAAGAATTCTATGATTTTTATCATATACCAATAAATAACTTAAATGACATAGTAAATATAAATGTAGAGTTTTCAATTCAATAAGGTAAAAAATGAGTCTTAGCGTAACAAGAAAAAATACAAATTTTATAAAAAGTAGAACTGAAATTGATTATGATTTTGATTATTTAGTATATGATAAACAAGAAACTTTAACTATAGACAGTATGATTTCCAATATTAATATAGATAATACTACAAAGAAATATATTGATTTAAATATAAAGTACTTTAATGACAATGTTTATAATTCTAATAGCGAAAACATAAATTATGATTTTTTTACTAGTATATCTGATAAAAGTTTAAACAAAAGTGAAAAGAAATATTTCAATACTTTCGATAGAATTGATGATAGTTTTGAATACTTGTCAGAAGATATTTTTACTAAAGATTTCGATATAACAGTAAGTGAGCTAAATATAGATGAATCTGGTAGTGTAAAAGATTTTTTTACAAAAGAAAAGAAAGTTAATATAAGCTCTGAATATGCTAATGAAATTTCAAAAATAAAAAGTAAAAGTATTTTACTGAACAATAAAATTGTTGAAAATATTAATAGTTATAAAAAAATATTTCTAAATTCAACAAAAGAAAAAGTTATAAATTCTAAAGGCACAGACTTTAATATAGACAATATTGAAGATAATAACTTTAGTTTTTTATTAAACAATGAGACTTCTACGCTAGAAAGATTTAGAAGTAAATTCGTAGGTTTTTATGTTAAAAAATATATTAAAAAAGATAATGATTATATGTTAAAAGACTCTGTGTTTTTCTGTATAAAAAATGTCAATGATCAAATAGAAAAAAACATAAAAGATGAAAACGTAAAATATGGTGAAACTTATTTGTATGTAGTGTATCCTACGTATGTATATTTTGGCAACAAAAGTGTTACTGATAGAATTGTAAAAATGTTTTTAATATGTGATGTACCATCTGTAACTGAAGATATTATTTGTAAAGAAAACATTAGACCTCCTTCACCAATAAATATAACTGGTAGTTATAATAAAAACAATAGGGTTTTTTATTTAGAATGGGAAATACCACCTAATACTCAGCAAGACATAAAAGGTTTTCAAATATTCAAAAGAAACAATCTAGATGAGTCATATAAACTAATTGGGCAAATAGAGACACATCAAGAATATGACTTCTATAAAAGAAATGAAAATGTAAGTGAAGAAATAGTTATTAAAAACAATGTTTATTTACCTACGAAATTTGAAGATAGTAATTTTGATACTTCTAAAATAAACATATATGCAATTTGTAGTATTGATGCGCATGGTTATGTATCAAATTATTCATCACAAATTGCGTTTTTATACATGTTTCTTGAAAATAAAACGCAATATGACTTAATTAGTTATGAAGGTGCACCTTTATTTTATCCTAACTTGATGATACCAAGAAAAACAATATTGTTTGACAATGATGATAAAATAACAACAATAACTCCAATCGCAAACAAAAAAAATAAATTTACATTAATGGCTACACCAGAATGTTTTACTTATAAAAGTTTAAATGAAGAGGAAGATATAGATTTATATAAAAACAGTAATGATAGTTTTTATAGATTTAATCTATTTAGAGTAAATAATAGACACAACTTCTTTGATGATATTAAAATTAAAGAATATAATGATTAAAGTTAAGTTTTGTTAACTAAATATATTTAACTATTATAATTATAAATCGAAAGGAAAATAATTAATGGGATTTTTAAATCATTCAACAAATAACATCATTGTAGACGCAGTTTTAACTGAAAAGGGTAGAGAATTATTGTCTCTAAACAATGGATCTTTTAAAATTAGCAAGTTTTCTTGCAGTGATGATGAAGTTGACTATACTTTAATCACTAAGTATGGTAAAAACATAGGCAAAGAAAAAATACAAAAAAACACGCCAATTTTTGAAGCTATAACTAATCATAATTTAGCAATAAAGTATCCACTTAGAAGCTTTTCTAATGTTTTTAGACAATTCGATACTTTAACAAAAGTACCTGTTCTAAATGAATTAAATAGTGTTTCTTCTTTTGAACTAATATCTAACGTTGAAAATAGAAATAAAACTCACAAAACACTTGAGATTGTTAATAACATAACAACTACAGACTTTAGTGAAGCAATTAATCAAAATTTAGTTGACGACACTTTATTTGTTAAAGTTGATGGTAATTTACTCAAGTTAGAGAATGCTAGAGTTGATAGAAGAGAAAAAGATATAGTTGTATATGCAATACCAGTATCAGGTGCTACCAATAAAACATTTACAAATCAAATACAGGGAACTATAACAATAACAGCTAAAAATGTAGTTAATGATACTACATATTCAAAATATTCTGATGGTTCTAGTTCAACAACTATAAGTGCACAGATACAAGTTGTAGGTAATGTTTCTGGTGCTTCATATATAATACCTGTGACCATTAAAAAAGAAGTTTAGGAACTAAAACATGACAAATAAAATTAAAGGTACATATATTTCAATAGATCCTAGTAGTATAACTACTCAAAAGTCAAAAGTTAGACAGCTTGTGGATATTATTCAAGCTGATATACATAGCGCAGGTTCTGCAAATACAAGAAAAAAGTATGAAGTTTTTGCAAGTGGTGGAACTGGATTAACTACTGTAAAAAGTGGACTTTTTCAAACTATATATGATCAAGATCACACTTTACAAACTTCTAACCCTATTTTTGATATGACTGTTGGAATTTATGAAGGAAGTACAACATATACAACAACAGCTCCTAAAAGTGGCACAGATAGTAGTGGAAAGTTATTATTTAATAATACAACTCTTATGATGAGAGAAAAAGGACATATATATAAGCAATATGCACAAAATATTCTTGGTGATCCTGATAGTGTTTTTAAAGTTCCTTTTGATGCAGATTTATCTTCAACACCTACGGCACAAGTTGACCATGCTATTTTTATTAACATAGGAAGACTTTTTACTAGAGATAATATTAAAAAAGAATCTTTTGCAATGAGATTTTATCAAAAAGCTGCAGTAGTAAAAATAGATGAAAATCATGTTGGTGCTCCAACATCTACAGAAGTTGATGAAAATATTAGTGGTTCCTTACCTTCAGTTACAGGATCAACTTACATGAAGCTTTATGATACAGGTGCATCTAGTAGCAAAAAAGTTTCTCCTATTGCAGGAGAATTTGGAACTCTTAAACTAGATGATGGTAGTAATACTCCTGTTGGGATTATTTATTATGATCTAGGAATTGTAATGTTTGATGCTGAAAAATTGTTTACAGGAAATCAAGTATTAAGAGGTTTAGTATCAGATGTAACTTCTACGCAAGATAATCAAACTTTACCAGCTGTAAATAATGATGCTAATACTGCACAAATACATCCTCCGTTTGGATACAATTCAGGAAATAAAGTTTTCAGTGGTAGTTTTATTCCTAATTTCTGGATAAGCGGTTCTATTGATGATATAGTTGATCATGTTTGTGATACAAGATTTGGTTCTGCTAATTTAACTGCAATGGCATTTAAAAATGAGACTACAATTAATTCTTCTTTGATATTCTGTAGAGCAGCGCCATCACAACTTAATTTTTCAACAAATCCAACTTATACTGATAGTAGTGGTAAATTAAGAGTAATAACAGAAGATGATGATAAAGTATTTTCATATATAACTACTGTAGGTTTACATGGTGGCGCTGATAATTCTTTGCTTGCAGTTGCTAAATTATCTAGGCCTGTTGAAAAGAACGAAGAAACAGATCTTTCAATTAGAATTAGACTTGATTATTAAAAGATAAATTATGACTTTTATACCTTTAAAAAATATAAACTTTGTTAGAACAAAAGTAGAGTATAAGCCTGAAATACAGTATACATCTGGATCTATATTTTGTAAAAATTTTAATGACTTAGATATTGACTCTGCAGGTATAAAGGGTACAATAAAAGATAAAAATGACGATTCTTATTGTATTATATTAGATAACATTACAATAAGTAAAGACAGCGAAAGCCTCATAACAGTTCCAAGCAATACAACTGATGCTGCAGAATTTAGAGAGGGAATTGCAAGTTTATTATCAGAAGAAAGCTTTAATAGCTCTATTTTTGATGAGCTTGATAGCCTTAGAGAAGACTTTTTACCTGGAATTGATACATCAACAGATGTTAGAACAAATTATAATTCTAATAACTTTAAAAATACTTTTTCAATAAATAAGCTTAAACCTAAGTTCTTATATGACGATTATTTCTTAAGAAAGAAAAATATAATTAAAAATAATTTATATAGCTATTATCTTCATAATAAAGATGTTGACAATTTAAATAATATTAATTGGGGTTTTTACAACTACAATACTATAAACTTTTTCAATAATAAGAAATATGAGAATATAACGCATTCAAACTGTATTGTTTATCCAAACTTAAAAATAAATGATTCATCTGTAGAAAACACTATCGATGCAGTAAACAAAAAAGATTTTTGTATATCTTTCTATATAAATAAAAGAAAAGAAAGCGCATTAAAAAATAAAGGATGTATATTTCACATCCCAGGATTAGTCAATTGTTATATTGATAATGGAACGTCTAAAAATATAAGCCAGGATATTAACGGCTTTAAGCTACGTTTCACTTTTGGCAAAGATACATATAAACACATAGATTCTGTAATAAATAATAACAGCAGCAACGTAGCAACTTCTGATGATAATTTTATATATTCAAACTTTTGGAATTCTATAGCTATAAACTTCTTTGTTGATGGTAATGTAGTTAGTTTAAACATTTATCAGAATGGTGAGTATTATAAAACAATAAAAGTTTCAAATATAGAGTTTGATACAAATAATTCTGCTTACGATTCTTATATTTGTATAGGCAATAAACCTTCATATATATACAACAATAACGGTCCAGATATTAGAAGTAACTATTTTAAGCACTTTTTTGCTCAAGACTTACTTGAAACTGATGATATTAAAGGCCCTTACTTTAAAAAGCATATTAGCTTTGGATCTAAGACTAATTTATATAACAATTCAAGCAACATAAGTCAAGTATCAGCTTCTATTAGCGGATTTACAAGTAATTTAAATAACTTTGGATCAGAAGCATTAGAATCTGAAATTTGTGATTTTAGAATTTACAAAAAAGATCAAAGTTCTGACAATATTAGAAATATATTTAAAAGAAGTGTAGAAAACGTAAGTTTAGAATCTGATTTAGACTTTTATTTACCTGTTTATTTTGTACCTATTGTAGTTCAAAAAGAAGATATTTTCAATGCTAGCGGAGTTAATAGACATATACAATATAGCGGATTATCTAATCCATATTTTGCAAATACTTGTGGTGGATATAAAGTATCTATTGAAAGCTTTTTAGTTGATTTTGTCAATCAAATATCTCCAAATGTTGTTATTAACAATAACTCAATAGACTGTAAATCAAATACATCTGTTAGTAGTACAATAAATTATTCTTCAAGCAATAGTAATATTTCTCTAAAAGATTATCAATTAATCAAAAAAGGAAGTTCAGTAAACGAAGTATACTTAAATAATTTATGTACAGATACTAGAAATTCAAATGATAATGCTTTTAATCTTCACTATATTAATAATCTAATATTGCCAAATGATAATGGTTTACAGCTACAGAAACATAAAGTTATTACAAACAGTTTTAATCTTTCAGAAGATCAAAAAAAGTTTTTTGAAATAAATGACTTAGATAATATTACAAAAGATTTTCATATAAATACTGATGTTAAAAATATCGATAGTTATAATCTACATTTAAATTTTTTAAACAATGACAATGAAGTTAATATTAATAATACAAGTGATATTATCAACTTTAATGATGTAAATAACGAAGTAAGATTTATAAATACGTATGTAGATGTATTGAAAAATAAAGATCTTTTAACATATCATATAGAATACTCTGATAGTGAGTTAAATACAAATGGTTTTGTAAATGATGAGTATTATCAGGGTAAAATATTATCTAATTTTTTATATCATTCTGATTATGAATTAGATAATCATAATGTACAACATAGAGACTTTAAAAGTGTTATTACATCTGATCAAGAACTAATATTAGATAGAAAATCAATTAGAATAGGTACTAAATCTAATATAAATAGTGTAACAGATAGTTATCAGTTTTATGATTCCTTTATAGTTCCTTACTATGATTATAATAAGTATTTTTATAGTTCATCTAATATAATAGAAGTATCATCACAATTTTACAATAAAAAAATTGAAAAAGAAACATTTAATATAAAAGACGTAGACTTAATGGGATCTTTTGGAGAATTATCTATAAGTTTAAAAGACAATGGATACGGTTGTTTATATAGATCAGACTGTAAAAGTGAAGTTGCTAAATGGAACTATGTAGGGCATTTATTTTATAGTGAGGGTATTGCAACAATACATCACCCAGGTCTTGAAAACTTTGGATCATCTAATTTTAACACAACATTCAGATATGAAAATAATATATTTGTTAATGAAATTAATATTCAATGTGAAAGTGGTATGATAAATGAATCAGTTAATAAATCATACAATTCAGATTTAAAATCAAGTGAGAGTTCATTTGATTCTGATGAATCTTTTGTTTATATTACTGATATAAATTTACATGATGAGAATCTTAATATAGTAGCTAAAGCAAAACTAGCTCAGCCTGTAGCTAAGAAAAATACAGATAATATATTATTTAGATTAAAGATGGACTATTAAAATGAATCTAGGATTAGATATATCTACGTCAATCATTGGTGTTTGTTTATTTGACGATGCGAAGCTTGAACTTATGGATAAAATTGATTTGACTAAAGTAAAGTGTATTTTTGAAAAAGCTAAAGTTGTTGAAGATTATTTCAATAATTTAGTAAACAATTATAAAATTACAAAAATATACATTGAGGATATACTTCAGGCGTTTAGAAGAGGCATGTCTTCTTCAAAGACACTTATGCAACTTGCACGATTTAATGGGGTCGTATCAAACATTGTATATCGCAGCTGTGGTTTAATCCCTGTTTATATTAATGTTAATACCGCAAGGAAACAATTAAATATTAAAATAGATAAAAACAGTGATATAGACAAGAAAGAACAGGTTCTTGATTGGGTAGATAATGATTTAGGTGGTTATGTGTGGCCTAAAAAGACAATAAGTCGTGGGAAAAATAAAGGTTGTGTAAAATATGAAAAATTTTGTTATGATATGTCTGACTCTTATGTAATATGTAAAGCGGGTATAAAATTAAATGGACATAATCAATAAAAGACTTGATTTTTTCGACAGCTTTATTGACAATTATCAATTAGGAAAAGATGGAGTTAACTTAAATATTTGGTGTCCTTTCTGTAGACATGAATCAAAAAATAAACTTAAGTTAAGTATACACCTAGAAAAAGGATTTTATCATTGTTGGGTTTGTGACAAAAAAGGATCTAACATACCTAACCTTTTAAAGTATATTGATAAAAGTAAAATTGAAGAATCTAAAAGATATTTTAAATCACACAGTAAAAAGTTTTCTTTGTTTGAAGAAGAAATTGAAGAAGAGTATATTAATATCTCTCTTCCTGATAATTTTAAGTTTTTTATAGAAAACTTTAACCCAATAGATCCAGATGCAAGAGATGTTTTTAAGTATGCTATAAAAAGAGGCACAAATAAACATAAACTATGTATGTTAAGAATGGGATATTCACTTGATAGAGATTTTAAAAGATACTTAATACTACCGAGTTATGATAAAAGTGGAAGCTTAAACTACTATGTAAGTAGAAATATTGATGTAGATACGCATAATTCCTATAAATATAAAAATGCTTCAGTCCCTAAAAAGAATATAATATTTAATGAATTAAACATATGTTGGGAAAAGCCACTGACTATCGTAGAAGGTCCTTTAGATTTAATTAAAACAAATGATAATTCTACATGTCTATTAGGATCTTCTTTAACTGAAGATATGATATTATTTCAGCAAATAATTAAAAATAAAACTAAAGTTAACTTAGCACTAGACAGCGATGCTTATGCTAAAGCCCTGTATATTGCGAAACTTTTACGAGGTTATGATATAGATGTAAGAATAGTAGACACAAGAGGCGGAGAAGACGTAGGTGATATGAGTCATAAAAAATTCTCAAAAAGGCTTGAAGATTCTAAAGAATATTCATATAATGATAGTATATTATCTAAAATAAGGATGCTATGAAAAACAGTAAAAAATTTAGATGTTTACATATATCTGATGTTCACTTTAGAGGTTTAACTAGACATAATGAATACAGACTTGTTTTTGAAAAATTATTTAAAAAAGCAATAGAGCTAAGTCCAAATATAATCTTTATAGGCGGCGATATTGTTCATTCAAAAACACAAGGAATTAGTCCTGAACTTATTGATATTTTAACATGGTGGTTTAATTCATTATCAAAAATAGCGCCTACGCATGTTATTCTAGGGAATCATGACGGTCTAATACTTAATGAAAACAGACAAGATGCAATATCTCCTATTATTAATGCGTTAGACAATAAAAACATATTTCTATATAAAAAAAGCGGTACATATTCAACTGGTATAAAGGGATTTAATTGGTGTGTATTTTCTTGTTTTGATGAAGAAGGTTGGAAAGATGTAGAAATCGTAGAAGAAGAAGTAAATATTGCATGTTTTCATGGCGGAGTCTTAGGATCTTTGACAGATACAGACTGGAATATAAAAGGAGAAGTTTCTTTAAGCTTTTTCAATAATTTTGATTTCGGGTTTTTAGGTGACATACACAAGATACAATATCTTGATGATGAAAAAAGAATAGCTTATCCAGGAAGTACAATTCAACAAAACTATGGTGAAGACATAGAAAAAGGATTTTTATATTGGGAAATAAACAGTAGATATGACTATAATTCTGAATTTTTTAGTATTGAAAACCCTTTTCCACACATTACTATTAATTGGGAAGGCAACATTAAAAACACAATCGATGCCTTACGCAATGTCAGTAAAAACAGTAGAATAAGAATAAGATCTAAAGATAATATAACGCAATCAGAAATTAATCTATTGCATGAGTACTTAAAGAGTGAAAAAAAAGCAAAGGAAATAGTTTACCAGAATCTAGGTATAAAAAACTGTATAGAAGAAGATAATGTTATAGAAGAAACTACTATAAACATAAAATCCGATTTAGACAGAATTAATTTGTTAAAAACATACTTTAAAGATGAAGATGAAAAATTAATTTGTGAGATAGATAAACGTTATAGAGAACATTTAGATAATGTATCAAAAGACTATTCTGTTTACAATAGTAATAAATGGTCAATTAAGTCTGTAAGCTTTGACAATACTTTTGGATACGGTAAAAACAATCTTATAGACTTTGAAAAACTCAACGGTATTGTAGGTATATTTGGAAACAATAGATGTGGTAAATCATCTATACCCGGCACTATAATGTATGGTTTGTTCAATACTACTGATAGAGGTTCTATAAAGAACGAGTATATAGTTAACTCAAGAAAAGGATCATGTAAAGCAAAGATAAAATTTACAGCTTCAGGAAAAGAATACGAGATAGTAAGAGAAACTATAAAAAAGTCGAACAAGAACAATAAAATATCAACATCAACATCTTTAAAGCTTACAAATAATGCAGGCGAAGAATTAAAAGATAAGACTGAAGAGCAGCGAAGAGAAACAGAAAAAGTTCTAAGAGGCATAATTGGAGCTCACGAAGAATTTTTATGTACAACTTTTGCATCTCAAGGTGAAACTAATTCTTTTATTAAAGAGAAAACAACAGCAAGAAAAAAGATATTATCTAAGTTTTTAAATCTAGACATATATGAAGAGCTACATAAACTATCTAGAGATGAGTATATTATTGTAAAGAACAAGCTTAAAGAGTTAAATGAAAAGCAATGGCAAAACATTGTTGCTGATGAAAAATCAAAAATAATCAGTCTAAATCTTAAAAACAAAGAGCTTGAATCAAATATTATTGAAATAAGAAGTTTAGAACTAGAAAAAAATATATCACTTAATAAAATAAATAATCTTTCTGATAAAGATTTAGTAAGTCAAGTAAAAACAGAAAGAGAAATTTTATTACTAAAGGATAACAATGAAAGCTTAGTACTCGGATTAGAAGATAAAAATAAAAAGCTAGAAAATTTTAAAGTTAAGGCTGACAAAATAAAAAGCTTTAAAGCAGACTTTCCTTTAAAGAAACTAGAAAGTGACAAAGAAAAACTTAATATTTTAAGCAACAATCTTGTTGATTTAAAGAATAAAATATCTAATATCAAGTTAAAAGAAAAGAATGCTAACAATCAAATAAAAACTTTAAGCGAAGTTCCATGTGGCGATAAATTTAAAAGTTGTATGTTTATTAAAGCTGCGCATAAAGCTAAAGATGACATTCCTGATATTAAAAAAGCAACAAAAAGTTTACAAGGTTCAGTTTTAGAAGTCCAAGAAATAATAAAGAGTCTTGAAAAAGAAGAAATAACAAACAAATTAAAAAAGTATAGTGATCTATTAAATAAAGAGTATGCTTTAAACATTGATATAAAAAACATTAAAAACGAAATCTTAAGAAATGAAAAAAGTCTAGAAGATAATATTGAAGAAATCGAAGCAAAGCGATTGTTGCTAGAATCAATTTCTAATAGTGACAATGATAGTTTAATCAAAGAAATAGAAAAGATAAAAACAGAATTAAAAGAGATATCAAAAAACATAAATAATTGCGAAATCCAAAAACAAGAAAATTTAAAAAATGTTTTTAGAATAGAAAACAATATTGAAAGTCTTGAAGAAGAAGAAAAAACTTATGAAGATTTATTAAATAAATGGCATGTATTAGACTTGTTTAGCAGATCATTATCTAAAAAAGATGGTATTCCTACTATGTTAATAAACTCTTCTTTACCTAAGATTAATAAAGAAATAAAAAATATTTTAAGCGGTGTATGCAACTTTGATATTGAGCTTGTTGATGAAAAGAATGGTAATTTAAATATTTATATTGATTATGGCGAATCAAAAAGAATAATAGAGTGTTGTAGCGGGATGGAAAAAATGATTTCATCTATCGCCATAAGAGTTGCGCTTATAAACATATCAAACCTTCCCAAGTCAGATATGTTTATAATTGATGAAGGTTTTGGTGCATTAGACAGCACAAATATTGAAGCTTGTGGTAGACTTTTAAAAAGCTTGAAAAAATACTTTAAAACTATTTTAATAATATCACATATTGATACTATAAAAGACATAGTTGATAAAAACTTGGAAATAACTTTAAAGGGCAAAGATTCACATGTTAGATTTGAATAATAAAGATTCATGGATTAAGATCGATGACAGACATGAAGAGTTTGTAAAAAACGGAATAAGATTTGTTAGAGAAATTAATGATGATTCACTGCCGCTTGACTGCCCTATATGTAAAAAGCTTATAAACTGTATTGAAGACGTTGAAATGCTTAGAAAAGAAAATTGTTGTGAGTTATGTTATGACATGCATTACTTTACTAATAAAGAAAAATGGGATAATGGCTGGAGACCAAATATATAACGTGATAGATAATTATTAATATAAATTGAAAGGTTTGTAAATCAAATGGAATATGAATTAATACAATCTTTAGGGAATTGTTTAGACAATGTATATAACAACTATGCAGAGTCTCATGATAGAAGAACAGTTGCTTCTATAAAAAATGACTTGTTATGCATAGAGTATAGAACTATATTAAGAGCTGCTAAAGATGTTGAGCTTAGAAGTCAAATAGATGCTTTAAAATCTGAAACTATGCAAATGATAACTTCTCGTCTTAAATTAATAAAAGAAGAGTTTAAAGAAACTTCAGGTAGATCTTTAAAAACTAAAAAAGATTCAGAGTCAGATTCAATGGAAACTTTAACTGTATCACCATACAACCCAATAAGAACTATTAAATATAAGTTCTGTGTTTGTTATACGGTTTCATAATATGCCTAAGAAGCTTTCCAAACAAAACCAAATAAGTGAAATAATAAAGTGCGGTAAAGATCCTGTATACTTTATGAACAAGTATTTAAAAATACAACATCCTATGAAGGGGCTTATAAATTTTAATACTTTTGATTTCCAAGACGATTGTGTTAAAGACTTTAACGATCATAGATTTAACATAATACTTAAATCAAGACAGCTAGGACTATCAACACTAGTTGCTGCTTATTCTGTTTGGCAATCTATTTTCTATAAAGAAAAAAACATTTTAATTATAGCAACAAAGCTAGCAGTAGCGCAAAACTTTATAAGAAAAGTAAAAACTTATATAAAAAGCATGCCTAAGTGGCTGCTAGTTCCAGTAATTGTTGCAAATAATAAACAGCAAATAGAGTTTTCCAATGGATCACAAATAAAAGCTGTACCAACGTCAGAAGATGCAGGTCGTTCAGAAGCGCTTTCTTTGCTAATTGTTGATGAAGCTGCTTTTGTAAGAAACTTTGATGATTTATGGATGGGTTTATATCCAACATTATCTACAGGCGGTAGAGCTATTATTTTATCTACTCCAAATGGCGTAGGTGGTCAATATCATGAGTTATATACAAAAGCTGAGCTTAAAGAAAACAAGTTTAATCCTATAAAGCTTATGTGGGATGTACATCCTGAACGTGGTGATGAGTGGTTTGAAAAAGAAACCAAGAACATGTCTAAAAAGCAAATATCGCAAGAGTTATTGTGCGACTTTTCATCTTCAGGAGACACATTTTTATCACAAGATGTTTTAGAAAAGCTAAGAATAGTAACAAAAAGTCCAGTTGAGAAAAGTGGACCAGAGATGAATGTGTGGTATTGGGAGTATCCTATTGAAGGAAATAATTACGTAGCTTCTGCAGATGTTTCTAGAGGAGATAGCGGAGATTACTCTACATTTCATATAATAAATGTAAAAACAATGTCAATAGCAGTTGAGTTTAAAGGAAAAATACCACCAGATAATTTTGCATCTTTGTTATATGATATTGCTAGAAGGTTTAATAAAGCATTGATTTGCCCTGAAAATAATGCATATGGTTATACAGTTTTATCTAAACTTGGAGATCTTGGATATGATAATATTTACTTCTCTTCTGAACGTGAGAAGTATAAATTTTTATATGGTGAAGAAAATAATATAGGAAAAGCTGGATTTAACACTAACAAAGATAGTAGAGAAAAAATATTAGCAAACTTTGAAGAATCTCTAAGGAATGGAAGAATAAAAACAAAATCAACAAGGTTAGTATCAGAATTAAAAACTTTTGTTTGGAATGGTAAAAAAGTAGGCGCTATGAAAGGATATAACGATGATCTTATTATGTCTTTAGCTATAGGATGCTGGCTTTCTGACAGTAATAGTGATTCTTATAACTCAACACAGCTCGAATACGCAGATGCGCTACTCAAAGGAATGGAAGTAAATAATACAAATATTAATAAAACAAATATTTCTCCTTTCTATAATAGTAAAGAAACAGTTGTTAATCCTTTTATACCCACATTCATGGGTGAAAAAAGATTCTCAGACAATAATAAGAAAATAACAAAAAACAATCCTCTTGGGGATTTAAGCTGGCTAATAGGAAAATAAATGGCAGATAACAATAGTAGTCTATTTAAAAAATTAACAGATTTGTTTAGATCTGGCCCGGTTGTAAGAAGAAGAATTAAAAAATTCAAAAGCACAACAGCGTCTAAATCATCACTAGAAGTTTTTAGAAAAGCGCATAGTGATGTATATAATTCTACATTGAGTGCTTATGGCTCTTATGATAGAATGGCAAGATATTCAGACTTCTCAGAAATGGAAGCAACACCAGAACTTTCTTCAGCGTTAGATATTTATTCTGAAGAGTGTGTGTCTCCAGATGCTGAAGGAAATGTTTTACATATCTACTCTGAAAACAGAATGATAAAAAAATTATTAAGTGAGCTTTTTTATGATACACTTAATATAGACTTTAACTTAGTAATGTGGGTTAGAAATCTATGTAAGTACGGAGACTTTTTTCTTTTTAATGATATCCATCCAGAGTATGGAGTAATAAATGCATTTCCTATTCCTATTTCTGAAATTGAAAGAGAAGAAGGTTTTGATAAAGAAGACGCTGGAGCTGTAAGATTTAGATGGGTAACGCAGGGTAATAGAGTATTAGAAAACTGGCAAGTATCACATTTTAGATTACTTGGTAATGATGCATTTTTACCATATGGCGCTTCTGTTCTTGAAGGTGCAAGAAGAGTATGGCGTCAATTGATTCTAATAGAAGACGCTATGTTAGTTTATAGAGTTATACGATCCCCTGAAAGAAGAGTTTTTTATATTGACGTTGGTAATATACCGCCAGAAAATATTGCTGATTATTTAGAGCAAGCTCAAACTTCTTTGAAAAGAAACGCTGTTGTAGATAAAACAACAGGACAAGTAGATTTAAGATACAATCCGTTATCTGTTGACGAAGATTATTTCTTGCCAGTTAGAGGTGGAGATACAGGAACAAGAATTGATACTCTAGCAGGCGGATCAAATACAACAGCAATTGAAGATGTAGAATACATACAAAAGAAACTATTCGCTGCGCTTAAAATACCGAAAGCTTATCTTGGCTACGACGAAGATATAGGAGCTAAGGCTACACTAGCACAAGAAGATGTAAGATTTAGCAGGACAATACAAAGAATACAAAAAACAATAGTTTCTGAACTGAATAAACTAGCAATGATTCATTTATATACATGCGGATATACAGACGATGATCTGTTGAACTTTGAATTAAAGCTAAGTAATCCATCAAGCATTGCACAGCAACAAAAACTGGAGCTAATTAGAACAAAATTTGAAATAGCATCATCAGCGCCAGAATCTATTGTAGACAGAGAATGGGTTAGAAAACATATATTAGACCTTAGCGATGATGAGATTCAAAGAATAGAAAAAGGAAAGAGGAAAGATAAATTATCTGATATGGAACTTGAAGGAGTCCAATTAAAAACACAAGACACATTTAACTTCGGTGATGAAGGAGATGATGGATCAGGTGGAGATGGTGGAGATATGGATATGGGCGGCGGTGGAGAAGAAGCAGAAGAAGATACAGGCGGTTTAGAAGGTCTATTTGCGGGTGACATGAAAAGTGGAAAATTAATGTCTGAAGAAGAATTTAATGATATTGATAACATATTAGAAGAAGATGATGAAGTATCTGAAGAATTAAAAAGTGAAATAGGTAATAATGGTAAAGGTGCTAATGTATCAAATAAAATGAGTAAAAGTAAAACAAGAGGGAAAAACAAAAAATACAAATGGGACTCAGGTAATGAACCGATTACAAAAACATCTGTACATCAAGGCGCTTTAACAGGGCCAGAAGTTATAAAAGCTAGTGATTTAAACGTAAGTCTTAACGATGGTATAATGCCACAAAGCCCAGTAGTTGATAAGTTTATTGATAAACAATTAAGTTATAGAATGTCAAAATCACTTGATGACATGGGATCAAAGCTTAATATGAATAATAAAATAGGTGTTTTAGCTGAAGGTCTTGAAGATTACGATATACTTATAGATGATGAAGATATTAATAAAGAGGAAGAATAAATGGCTAAAGTTCATAACAAAAAGAGAAATATTGGTATTATTTATGAACAAATGATTAAATTTATTTGTAATCGAATGATAGAAAACGATCAATCGTCTGCCAATAAAGGTATAAATATTATCAAAGAAAGCTTTAAAAAAGGTACACAACTTAATAAAGAGTATAAACTTTTCAAAGCTTTAGCAACAACAAAAGATACAACGGATAATCTTGCTAGTTCTATAATTAGTGAAGCAAAAAAAGCTTGCAATCAAATGTTTGTAAGCAAGAAATTAGAAAGTGAAAAATCTCAGCTAATAAAAAAGCTTAACTATACATTTGGTAAAGGTGTGATATTTAAAGAAAATATAGACAATTATAGAATATACGCAACAATTCAAACTTTATTAAATGAGTGGAGAAGTGAAGACTCTTCTTTTGATCTAATGACTGAATATGAAATAAAGCTACATAATTCTTTAACAGAAAAAGTTGAAATTGAAAAAGAAAACAACAATACATTACTTAAAGTAGATAGTTTTACGCTCAAGATGATGAATGAAGTTTTTAATAAAAAGTACAATTCTTTTTTGAACGAAACACAAAAGCAGCTATTAGAATGTTTCATTAATAATGACAACGAATTGATGAAAGAAAAGTTTTCAATAATAAAAGAAAACACAAAAAACAAGTTAGATACTTATATAAATGACTGCAACAATAAAATAGTTTCAGAAAAATATAGTTTAGTCAATAAAAATATAAAGAATTTAGACTCTAATGTCTTTGACAAAGAAAGCTTGCAAAAGTTTATGACTGTATCTAAACTCTATGAAGAGTTATTGGGAGAATAATATGAACGCAACAGCTAAAATCATAACAGAGTGGACAAATTTCGAATACGATACTAAGTTAATAAAAGAACAGAAAGAAAAAGGACAACCTTTAGTAATGAAGGGAATTCTTCAAAAAGCTGAAACTTTAAATCAAAATGGTCGTGTTTATCCTAGAGTTATACTTGAAAGAGAAATAAGAAACTACCAAAAATTCATAAAAGAGAATAGAGCATTAGGTGAATTAGATCACCCAGATTCTTCTGTCGTAGAGCTTAAAAATGCATCACATGTTATAAAAGAAGCTTATATGGAGGGGAACATTGTTTATGGTGTTGTTGAGATATTGAGTACACCTAGCGGAAAGATTTTGCAAAGTTTGGTTGAGAGTGGTATAACATTAGGTATATCATCAAGAGGTGTTGGTAGCACAAGATCACAAGGCGATACACAAATAGTACAAGATGACTTTCAGCTTATATGTTGGGATTTTGTAAGTGAACCTTCGACTCCTGGCGCATTTATGATGAGAGAAGGAAGAGAATTTAATCGTCAACAATTAAACGAGATATTTAACAAATCAGATCGAATAGATAGAATATTTAATGACATATTGGAGTGGAAATAATGGCAATAGAAAATAATACAAGATGGCCTAAACCAAATATTAATCATGTACCCGAGTATCAATTAAGTGGTCTTCCTTACACAAAAAAAATCGTTTTAGCTGGTGGTGCAAATTTTACTCTGTCATTGCCAAGAGTAGCTAGGTGGATTATAGTAAGCTGTTCTACAGATATTGAAATAGCATTTTCTTCTGGTGGTATAACAGCAGGAACAGCTCCAACAGAGCATTTTTTATTAAATAATGGTAATACAGGAAGACTAGAACTTAGATGTACAGAAATTACTTTTAAAGATGTTGCTGGCGGAAGTAATGTATATGTAATGGCAGGATTAACAAATATTAAATCAGAAGATAGCTATACACAAACAGATCTTTCTTGGATTACAAAGCAAGGTTAAGCTTAAGGATTTATAATGGCAAAAGTAAGTAAAGAATTATTAAAAGAGATTGTTAAAGAGTGCTTAGTTGAGATTCTTGCTGAGGGTCTTACAGGTGGAGATGTTAAGTCTTTGAAAGAAAACGTTGACAACGTATCTTATAAACCTAACAAAAACATACAGAGTATGTTGCCACCAAAGAAGCGAAAAAAAGTTTCAAATAAAAGCTTTGAAGACAATACTAGAAAAGCTATAAATGCTGCGACAAGTGATCCTGTAATGGCAGCACTATTAGAAGATACTGCAAAGACTACGTTGCAAGAGCAGAATAGTGCTGATAGTCCTGGTAAGTTTGCTGGAAAAGCAACTGATAGTGCAAGTAAAATCGTTTCTGAAGCTGATCCATCAGAATTATTTGGAGAAGCTGCTAGTAATTGGTCACATTTAGCATTTTCAGGTCAGAAGTAAATAAATAAATAAATTCTTCTTTCAAATTATACTTAGTAATGTAAAAAAAATTTAAAAGCGGAGAATTTAAAATGGCAAGAAGAAGAAAATTAACAACTGAGACTATTCGTAGAATTATTAAAGAAGAGAAAGCTCGTTTAAATGAGACATTAGAGATGGGTTTAAGTCATCCTAGTGAAGTTTCTAAAAGGACTAAAGAAGTAGCTGCTGATAAACTTGCTAATACATTAGAGGCTTGTATTAATCATTATAAAGCTTGTAATCTTAAGGAAGCAAAATTACGTCGTCAATTGAAAAATATTCAAGAAACAAAAAGACGTCTTAAAAAAGTAATGAAGAAAAACTTAGGTTAATCTTTTTTAAGCATATATTTATAATAAAAGAAAGGTTTTTACTATGGGTATGAACGCAACAATGATTAATCAACAAGCTGAAGGTCTTGGTGATAGTAATGGTCAAAGAGATAAGTTTAAAAGAACATTTAGTGATCTAACTTCTGGCGGTTCATCAAGAGACTTAAGCTCTTTATTTCCTGGAGGCCCTTTAAGTGATCCTACTGATTCTTTTGATAAAACTAAAGGAGTATTTACTGGATTATATACTAGTGGAATTTCATTACAAGATGATATTCAACCTGATTTTGGAGATGGATATAGCGCAGAGCAATTTAAATATGAAGGTGGAAATTCAAAGTTTACTGATGTTGAAAACGCAACAGATAAACCTACTTATTTAGGACCGAATATGAAGTCTTTATCAATAGATAGTAATGGTGAACCAATTATACCATCAGATAGAACATCGTCACCAGCACCTGCTAATATAGATGTTGCTGAAAATGGAAGAGGCTTTGGCACTAGTTTTGATAGAAACAACCCGAGAACATCTAGTAGCGTTAGTGATCATTATGTTAAAAGGAAAGAAGAACCTTCATCAATAACTTTAGGTGAGTATATTGATATAGCAAATTATGGACAAGTTTCATCAGCATTAACAGAAAGCTTAAGAGGAAGTTTACCTGATATTGTTATTCCTAGTATAGATATTGATATTTAAGTTCAGGTATATTTAAAAAATGTCAATACCTTATACGAGTTCAATAGCGAATCCTAGTCCAGGGCATTACGATGGAAGAAATGATTTAGGTTATGGTAGGACTGATAATAGTGGATTAGGCAGTACGTGGAGTATGGGAGATGCTTTGTCTGCACCTAAAGGTGAGTGGGACAAAGATGAAGATGTATTATTGGTTGATTTTAAAAAAATATTAACTGAAATTGGAAGTTTATTTGAGTTGATTGATATTGAATTTGATATAGAAGAAGAATTAACTGTTGATGAAGTAGAAATAGAAATAATACTTCTATCAGGAATAGTTGAAGATATTTTAAGATTGTTTGATATTGACATATACAATTTAGAAGATGTTGAATTTGATGAAGTTGAAGTAAGTTATATTGATTTAATAAGTCAATTAAATATTTTTCTAGAGATGTTTGAAATAAAAAGTAGTATAGATTCTGATTTAGACGAAGAAGACTTTTTAGAAATAAATAATAAGTTAATCATTGACAAAATGAAATACACACTTCAGCTATTAGATATAAAACTAGATTCTTTTGATAAAAAAGTTATAGATTATAATAAAAAGATTCATACATCTTTAAACAAGCAAGCATCTGACTCATTATCTAAAAGAAAAACTGACCCTTATTCGTTTAATGGTTTGGCAAATACATCACAGTATCTTGGTGCATCGTATAAAAGAACAGGAAGTTTAGTAGAAGCTTATATAAGAGAAGTATTGTTAAATGAAAATAGTATGAGTGGTAGTTTCTATACAAAACGTAGTGGAATTGGTAAGTTGTATCCTGTAGATACAGCAAGCGCAGCATTAGGTGGAACAAAAGGCGCAGGTGGTGGTGTTCATTCAACAACTAGAGGTAATGGAAATGATGTACAAAGAACTATAAAAATATACAATGCAGATAATATTTCGCCACGTGGAGAAGTAAAACCTTCAAATGATGGAGGTGAAACTACAGTTGGTAGAAAGGGTATTGATGGAAAAGTTTACAACATTGATAAAGAAATAGAAGAATATGATGAATTTGGAAACTCACTATCTACAGGAGAAATTTTGATTGGAAACCTTGATAACGAGTCTAGTGATAGAAACAATCTCGATAAATTAAATATACATCGTTTGAATATGACAAATAAATTATAAGTTATAAATAAAAACTTTAATTAATATATAGTTAATAATGATATGAAATGCGAGTAAATATATGTCTAATAGTTTATATGAAGAAGCAATTATAGCTGCTGAACAAATAAAAGAAGCAGCAGAAAACAAAGTAAAACAACAATTAATTGAATCAATGTCGCCACAAATAAAAGTAATGGTAGAAAAAGCATTATTAGGTGAAGATGTAGAAAGTCAAGAAGAAGAAAGTACTTCTGAAGAACATGACGCAAGTGAAACGGAAAAAAAAGAAGGACATGTTCAAGAAATGCCACAGCCTACTGAGGAATATCACACAGAAATAGATAAAACTCTTTATGATGCTGACATGTCAGAAGGTTTTCTTGAGAATGATGAAAACAATGAAATTGAAATAAATAACGAGTCTGTAGAAGTATTTAAAAAATTAATTACAAAAAATGCTAGAACAAATGCTTTAAAAAAGAAATTAAGCGAAATTAGAGAAGGAATAAAGTCTCTTAAAAAAGTAATATTATTAACTGAAAATAACAATATTTCAAAGAAAAGTGCAGTTAGAATAGTTGATGCTTATAAAAATTTATGTCAAGAACTTAAAAATATTAAAACTAACAGCATAATTAAATCTGACACAAAATTATTAAAAGAATATTTAGAAATTTCTAAGGAGTTAAACAACATGTCTAGAAGACAAAGCAAAAACTATTTAAATGAAAGTCTAGAAGATCTCTTAGAGATGCATCTTTTCGAAGAAGATGAAGAAGAGCTAGAAGATGCAGAAGATGAAGAAGAGCTAGAAGATGCAGAAGATGCAGAAGAGCTAGAAGATGCAGAAGATGCAGAAGAGCTAGAAGATGCAGAAGATGACTTTGATTTAGACAGCAGTTTGGAATCAGAAGCTGAAGAAGATGATTTATCAAGTGAAGATGTTGTCGGTTTAAGAAGTATTGCTGATAAAATTGAATCAATTCTTTCAGACGACGAATCTGAAGAAATGGAAGATGATGCAGAAGAAGATGACATTGAAGAAAGTGCTCTTTATGAATTAGACGAAGTTCTTGAAGAATTAGACGAAGATGAGCACAATGAAATGCATATGGAAGAAGATGAGCACAATGAAATGCATATGGAAGAATCTTCTAGACGTGGTGGAGAGTTATTCTTAGAAATTGATGAAAATATGTTGAAGAGAGAAATCTCTAAAATGAGAAACATTAGAGAAGGTGAAGCTAAAGAAATGGCAAGTCATTTTGGTGGTGGATCTGTAGAAGACGAAGTATTTGTTAAAGGTGTTCAATTAAACAAGCAAGACAAAATGAAAAATGAAGCTGCAGTAAGAAAAGTTGTGAAAAAGAATCGCATACTTGAAAGCAAGCTTGCTCAACATAAAAAGGCAATTCGTAAAATGAAGGGCCAGCTAAGTGAGATGAACTTATTTAACGCTAAGCTATTATATGCTAACAAGTTGATGCAAAATAGAGATTTATCTATTAAGCAACAAAGAAAAATTGTAGAATCTTTAGATAATGCAAAGACACTGAATGAAGCGAAAATTTTATTTGAGGGTCTTACAACATCTTTAAGTTCTTCAAAGAGTCGTAAGAGTGGAAATTTAGCAGAGGGATCAAATCGTAGATTAATTGGTTCTTCATCTAGATCTACTTCAAGCGCGCAGTCAAGTAATCTTAATGAAAGCGTTGCTCTAAATAGATGGGCAACATTAGCTGGAATTAAGAAATAATTTTTTATTTTAAAAACTTAATTAATATTTATTAACAATAAACAAAGAAAAGGAATTTTTAAATGACATTTTCATTACAAAAATTAACTGAGGGCATTCGTGATCGTCACGTTGGCCAACAAAACAAAAGATTGGTCGAGAAATGGTCTCGTACCGGCCTTTTACGTGGTATGGGTGATGTTAACCGCGAAAATATGGCAACCATGCTTGAAAACCAAGCTGCTCAAGTTCTTCGTGAAAGCAGCACAATGAATGGTGGTGATGTTGGTGGTTTCTCAAACATTGCATTCCCTATCGTTCGTCGCGTATTCGGTGGTCTTATTGCTAACGAACTAGTTTCAATCCAACCAATGAGTCTTCCAAGTGGACTTCTTTTCTACTTAGATTATACTTATGGATCAGAAGAAGGTCCTCATCAAACATCAGAATCAATTTATGGTGGACCTGCAGGAAAAGCTATTCAAGGTGGAGCAGATGCTCTCGGTGGTCAATACGACCTTGCAGGTGCTGGTTTTTCACGTGAGCATAAAGAACTTGACGTGGCTCAAGGAAGTCTTTTAGAGACTGCTAAACTTGATGTAACTAATGCAACACACCTTAGTCTAATTGATTATGACTCAGAAGTAATTGACGCAGCTGCAGGCAGTACATTCCAGTTTGTTTTATGCCCTACAGGTTCTCTTACAGATGCTGATCTTTCTCTTATCAAATCAGCGACAGCTTTAATTGAAGATGATACAGCTGCTATTTCTATTGCAATTGCTGCATCACAAAAACTTCAAGGTGGTGATTCACATAACGTAAGAAAAGTTAGTAAAGTTGGTTCTGGAGATACTTTAGCAGCTTTCAAAGCAGATTCTGTTAATGGTGATCGTGTTCTTTTCTTAGTTCAAACAAGCAAAACTAGCGCTACTGAGGCTTTAAGAGCAAAAGGTGATGCAAATAATAATCTTCATAAACTTAAAGTTGAATATGTTACAGCAGACGTTGCTGCTGCAATTGCAAATTCTGTTGGGGAAATCGATGTTGATCCAGCAATGGAAGGTCTACAAACTGCAGATTTAAAAATCCCAGAGATTGATATCAAGATTGAGTCAATTCCTGTAACTGCACAAACACGTAAGTTAAGAGCTCGTTGGAGTCCTGAGCTTGCGCAAGATCTTAATGCATACCACTCAATGGATGCTGAGGTTGAATTAACTCAAATTCTTTCTGAGCAAATTGCATTAGAGATTGACCGTGAGATTCTTAATGATCTTCTTACTGGTGCACAAGGTGCGAACTTCTTCTGGAGTCGTTCACCTGGTAAATTTGTAAACAAAAGAACTGGTGCTGAAATTGCTCGTACATCAACTCTTAATCCTGGGCCAGCTTTCACTGGTACAGTTCGTGAATGGTATGAGACTTTAACTGAGACTGTTATTGACGTTGCAAATGAAATCCATAGAAAAACTTTGCGTGGATCTGCTAACTTTATCGTAGTATCTCCAGACGTAGCAACTGTTTTGGAAGCATCTGTACTATATCGTCCTAGTTATAGCATTGATGGTGACGGACAAGTTGGAGCTCCTTTCACAATGGGCGCAGAGAAAATGGGAACTCTTTCAAATCGCTTTACTGTTTACAAAGATCCTTACTTCCCAAGAAATAAGATCCTTGTAGGTTACAAAGGTGGTTCTTACTTAGAGACTGGTTTCGTTTATGCTCCATATGTACCACTCATCGTAACTCCAACCATTTTCCAACCTGAGGATTTCACACCACGTAAGGGTGTAATGACTCGCTATGGTAAGAAAATGGTACGTGCTGACTTCTATGGTACAGTTACATGTTTAGACATGAACATTATCTAAGATAAAGTTTGAGTTGTTGACTCCTTAGGGGATTACTAGCCACCTTTTAGGTGGTTTTTTAATGTGTAAAAAAAAAACAATTTTCATATTATATTTATGTATACACCACAAAAAGGAGGCATGACGTGAAGTGTAAAATGAATAACTGTAATTTTGAAGGTACAGGTAAAGATTTTAGCAATCACTTAAAAAAAGAACACAGCTTAAAAAGTAAAGAATATACAAGAAAGTATATTTATAGCAATAGAGTTGGCTGTCACAATTGTGGTAAAGAAACAAATTACTCATCATTTAAATTTAAAAAGTACTGTAAAGATTGTGCAAAAATTGCTATGAAAGAAGGTGGTAGGAAAGGTGGTAAAGCGCAAGCTTGGAATAAGGGTAAAACTCATAAAGACGACTCAAGAATATTAAGAAGATTTGGTGAAGACAATCACTTTTACAATAAAAAGCATTCTGAAGAGACTTTAAACAAAATGAGTTTTGCAAAAAGATTAGGTGGAAAAGAAATATTAAATAGGATATTTGAAAGAAACGAAGAGTTTGAAATATTAACTCCTTTAGCAGAGTATTTTAGTAGACAACGTCAATATCTAGAATTTAAGTGTAAAAAGTGTGACTTTGTATCAAAAAAGACATTGCAATCATTTGAAAGAGGGTCTTTATGTCCTAAGTGTTTTCCTTATACAAAGTCAAAAGGAGAACTAGAAATTTATAATTATATTGTTAGTTTAGGTATAGAAGATGTTATTAGTGGTGATAGAATACAAATAAAGCCAAGAGAAATAGACATCTGTTTGAAGCAGAATCAATTCGGAATAGAATTTAATGGTTTATATTGGCACAGTGATATAGTTGATTCTACGTCAAAGCGTGATATGCTAAATAAAACAATTGAATGCAAATCGGTCAACATCAAATTAATGCACATATTTTCAGACGAATGGATGTTTAAAGAAGACATATGCAAGAGCATGATAAGAAATAGAATAGGGTTATGTAATAGAGTATGGGCAAGAAAATGTGAAGTAAGAGAAGTTAATAAAAAAGACTTTGATGAGTTTATGAATAGATGTCATATAAGCGGTTCAGTGAATAGTAGTATAAGGTTAGGACTTTATTATGATGACGAATTAGTATCAGCTATAGGATTTAGAAAGCCAAGACAGAAAAAGTGGAAAGGATACTATGAAATAAGCAGATTTGCATGTGAATTAGACAATGTTGTTGTAGGTGGATTAAGTAAATTATTAAAACATTATATGAGAATTTATAACAATAAAAAAATAATGACTTACGCTGATAGAAGATTTGGTGAAGGATTAGGGTATGGAAAAGTAGGTTTTGATTTGGTTGGAGATAGTGGAATAGATTATTGGTATTCTGATGGAATTCAAAGATTTGATAGATTTATAATCAAAACAGATGGAGAAATGACAGAAAGAGAAAAAGCAGCTGAAATGAAATTGTACAAGGTATGGGGTTGTGGAAGTAATATTTGGGTATATAATGATAATTAGTATAATAGATAAAAGGAAGTTATTATGCCTATTATACTTGAAGAGTCTAAAATACCTAAGATACTAAGTAAGTTTACACCTATCAATATTTATGCAATTACCTTAGGTCCGATTATTATTTGCAGAGATAAAATACCTCCAAAGACTTTAAGACATGAATTGATACACTATCATCAATATAAAGAATTGTTTTATATTGGGTTTTTATTGATATATCTTTATGACTTTTTGTATAACGCAATTATTCTTAAAAAAGGATTCTCTAGTCACGCGTATAGAGACATTAGATTTGAGCAAGAAGCTTATAACAATGATCATGATAAGATTTATTTGATTAGTAGGGAAAAGTTTGCTTGGAAGAATTACAAGCTTAAAAAAGAAGATAGCACAAAAGCTTAAAAAGGGTTTTAAAATGAGATTTATTATAATTAGTTTAATTTTTTACATTACATCATTCAGTACAGCATACGGTAAACCAATTGATGATAATAAAAGTGTAGAAGTGAAGATTACTGAACAATTAGAAAGAATAAATAAAAAAGCTAAGAAAGCTGAAGACAATACTAAACAAATGCTTGTTTTAGTTAGAAAATTGCTAAATAAAAAAAAAGTAGAGAAGAACAATGAGCAAAATTGATTCACAATTATGGTCAAGGTCTAAAGACGTATTGACTGTAATTATAATACCTGCAATAATATGGATAGTTTCAGCTATAGCAGAATTTAAAACTGATCAGCACAAAATCAATACAAATATTGAAAAGTTAGTAACTCTAGAGGACAGAATTTCAGATTTGAACAATAAAGATACAGAATTATCTATACAAATAGCAAAAATGGAAACTTCACTAGAGATTATTTCTAAAGATTTGGATGAAATAAAAAAGATATTAATTGATCTTTCTAAATAATTAGAATAGAAATAAGTTTGAAAGTTAACAAAAATGATAAAAAACAAAGCAATGAAATTAATATTAAAAGAGTGGAAAAATTTTAATATTGATTTAATAACTGAAAAAGTATTTTATGGTAGTGGTAAAGACTCTGTAACAACTACATCAGACTATTTTAAATCAACAAGTATCAATAAAAAACCTATTTTGATATATGATGACTATACAGTGCTCTTAAATAAAAAGCCAAAATCAGGTGCTGATATTGCATTGAAATGCTTATCTAAAGACTATGTGAGTGGTGATGAAAGTGAAGTAACAAATTATATTTTAGATTTTTTAGAAGAAATATTCGGTGACTTCAATCAAGAAGAGTTAGATATAGTTAACGATAGAACTAGCCTTTATAAAGAAAGATTTGGAAGCAGTATATTTTCTGATAATAGACTTGTTGTTTTTAATCCTTTTGCGCAGTTTAAAGAAGATGATATATCAATATCACAAACACCGAGAGTTAGAAAAGATTTGCCAGATACAGAAGTAGATTATGATATAAGCGCAAAAGATTTATCAGGAGAAGATAAGTTTTTACTTAGAAAGAGTGACTATCCTAATACGTATCCTGATGATACTGATGAAGACTTTGAAATAGAACAAGAATATGATATAAGAAGTGTAAAACAAAACGTAAACTGGACTGTACATGACTTAGCTCATAATATTTTTGAAGGAGCATTTGAAAATAATGATTCTGAAATAGATTATATGTCAGGTAATGAGTTAAAAAATTCTGATATTTTTAAAAAGATATATCCTGTAATTGATAGAGACGTAAGAGCATTTGACAGGTTTTATAAAAAAATTAAACATTCAAATGCAAATAATAGATCATACTTTGATTTGACTAGTTTAGTAAACGATTTAACACCTGGTGTTGGTAAAGGTGATGTTGAATTTAGTTTATTTGCAAAGCTTATTAAGGATGAAAGCAGTGATAGAGTAGAAAAATTAGTTGAAGAGATAGTAACATATGTATCAAGCAACAAGAAAGAAATAGATACAAAAATAATATCATACTTTAATTTAGAAGAATCTGAAGTTAATTTAAAAAATTATTTATTAGAAATATTTAATAATCAAGATAAAGTAGCTAAAAGATTTTTCGATAATGTGAAAATAGTCTTTGTTTAAGTTAAAAAGCGTATAGCGAAAGAAATGTGTAATAATGTTTGGATCTTCTTTAAATTCTAAAAAAAGTAATAAAAAAATAAATACATCACCTTCTAATAAAGAAATTGATTCTGCTAAGGAGCTAGGAATTGACTTAGGAAAAAGTTGGAGAGCATATTCTAGAGAAGTTAGACTTCATATATATGTTTCTAACATGGAAGAAATGGTCAGATTTTATAATAAAATATTAGAGTTTCCTGTTGTAAAATATTGGAGGCATTCTGATGGTGATGGTACTATGATTGATGTTGGAGGCAACTTAATAGAGTTGTTTTCAAAAAACAAGCGAAACTATTCAAACAAAAGTTACTATGGCAACATATCAGTATCTATAAGAGTTAGAGATGTAAAAAAATTATATGATAAATTTAGTAAAAAAAATATAACGCTTGGTGCATTAGTTGATAATGATTGGGGTGATACATCATTTGAAGTCATTGATGTTGAAAACAATAGAGTTGTATTCTTTAGTCCAAATATTAATAAAGAGAAGTACTACAAGGTGAAAAAGATTTAAACCATACAATGTGGTATATGTACGTTGTTCTCTGCGATGATAAATCTTATTATTGCGGTATAACTACAAACTTAGAGAGAAGATTGAAACAGCACAACGGTGAAATAAAAGGCGGCGCAAAATATACAAGAGGACGTAGGCCTTGTAAATACATTTATAAAGAAAAAGCATCAACTAGAAGTGATGCTTTAAAAAAAGAGATAAACTTTAAAAAACTTAATAAGAAATCTAAATTTATCTATATGAAATGTAATACAATTGTATAGATTTTGCTATACACCCATATCACTTTCTTCATCAATAACTTCTTCTCCTGCCAAAGGTGGTTCTTGACCAGCTTGTGAACCAGCTTCTACTTCTTGACCAGCTTGTGAACCAGCTTCTACTTCTTGACCAGCTTGTGAACCAGCTTCTACTTCTTGACCAGCTTGTG